GACAGCCAAAGTAGATTATGAAGTTGGCATGTATAAGTTTGGTGTGTTGTATGCTGATAGCGAAAGAACAACAGACGGTAGTCGTTGGAGAAATCGCAGTTCAACAGCAGCACCAACAACTAATCTTACTGGATTCTTATCAACTAATGTAAGCAAGAACTATGGTTATGATCTTGGCTTCAAGTTGAATACAGAGTTAGCCGATGCTTATTATGGTGCTACAAAGGCACTATCGCCACCAAGAGTGGAGCAATCATTGACAGAAGATTATAGTGTTGATGAAAAGGTTGCTGCTGCTTATGGTATGATGAAGTATAAGGCAGATAAACTCAATGTGATTGCTGGCGTTCGTGTAGAAAATACAAAGGACGTTGGTAGCGCACCAGTTTATAATACTGTAACAGGTCGTATCACTAGCCAAGTTGGTGAAAAGGATTACACAAATGTATTCCCTAATCTAACAGTTCGCTATGACTATAATGACAATCTAGTTGGTCGTTTCGCATTGACTCGCAGTCTAGCAAGACCAAACTTTGATGACATTGTTCCAAGAGCAGTTGAAAGTCAAGAAGGAACACAACTAGTTGTTACAACTGGTAATCCTGACTTGAATCCAACACTATCAAACAATGTTGATATGTCAGTTGAATATTATTTCGGTGATATTGGTTTAGCCAGCGTAAGTGTGTTCTATAAAGACCTCAAAGACTATAACTATGTCTTGAGAACAAATGGAACATACATTGGCAATCCAGCAGTCCTAGTGCGTCCAGAAAACGCACCAAAGGGTGAGATCACTGGCGTTGAAGTAAGTTATCAACAACAACTTGATAATGGTCTAGGTGTATTTGCGAACTACACAATCGCTGACGCAAGCATTGATGTTGGTCGTAACTATGCTGGTCGTAGTAAGTTCCCACTTCCAGGACAAAGTGATTACACTGGTAACATTGCTGTGTTCTACGAAAAGGGTAAGATTAGCGCAAGACTTTCATACACGGATCGTGGTGAGTTCTTGAACGAAATCAATGCCGACGATGGCGCACTTGATCTATACTGGGACGGTCGCGGTCAGTTAGACTTTACTGGTGGTTACAAAGTCAACAAACAAACTGAACTTGTAATTGAAGCCAAGAATCTAACTAACAGTGCTGGCGTTCGTTACTATGGATCCAAATCTCGTGTCTATGAATATGAGAAGTTTGGATACAGCATCTATCTGGGTGCGAAATATAGAATGTGAGGTTGAGCGAAAAGGGGACTTCGGTCCCCTTTTTCTTATCTGACGTAAGTTATTGATTTTATTCAGGTTTTCGTAAGTTATTGATTTTACAAGGTTTTTTTCTATTGCGTTTTTCGAGAATTCTTGTAGAATACACATTATGAAAGCATATTACGAAGTTTACGAAAACGCCCGAGTCAACCACCCGATTACAGGAGCGCGAGTCAACGGGAACAAATTAATACTCACGACCAAGAGCCGCACGAAGGCACTAGACCTATACGCTAAAAACGAAAGGGCGAGGTGGGTAGAGGAGATCACCACCGACAGCGACGGCTGCGAGACGACCGATATTATCACGGGACCTTACGCATAAGGGTAGAAACTGCGCCTCTCGTCGGGCTTCTCGCTCGGCGAGAGGCAATACCATAAGTTGTTGATTTTACAAGATTTTTTACTATTGCGTTTTTAGCAAAAAGAGTACATAATTGAGTTTATGAAAATCGAAAACACCGACGCGCAGGTTAAGGCGCAACTCATTCAAGCAATTCAAGTTTACAAGGACGAAGCCATCAATTTAGGTTTCGACTACCCCACTCAGCCTATAGAGGAAGCGGACAGCGCCGACCTCATTTTACTTTATACGGATCTTGTGGATTTTATCGCGTATAACGCAGGATTCAACGCCGCAATTCACGGCGAAGAATTAGAAACTTTCACGACTCATTAATAAGTAAGGGTTGATTTCTTAAATTTGCGAGAGTAAGATATAGTTATGGCAAAGTTCATACCAAAGGTTGTTCCCGAACCCACCTGGGAAAAGCGCACTGAACCATGCAAGCAGTATGATCTGATTCATGCTTTTCAGTGGTACAATCACAATAAAGAGTCTCGTGATGCTCGTAAGTATCTGATCGAGTATCTTACCAAGAACAACGAGATCACTGCTTTGCAAAAGCAAGCAGCAGATTCTCTCAATCTGTCTTGGAACATCGTCGATGGCTGGTTGGCGCGATGCCTCAGTCGTGGTGCATGGATTCCTGATACTGTATATGCAAACTTCAAGGAGCGCATGAATGTCTTCCGAGAACGATTGGACAAGATTGTCGTCGAGAAAGGTCTTGCCACGACAGTCGTTGCCGATACTAGCAATGTCATCTCGATTCAAGAGCGAGTCCAAGGAAAAGTTGACTATTTCATTATGGAACTCGAAGGTAAGTTCGACGACGTTTGGCATGAGCAAAGCGGAGAAGAATTTGTACCATACACCTGGATGGTCGAGAACGAAGTAAAGCCGATGCATGCTTCGAAGATTGCAGAATACTTCAAGCAACGCACAGCCGAGTGGATTGCGATTATCGAGTCCAAGGATGAGTACGTGAAGGAATCATATCCTCGTCCTCGCAAAGAGATGATTGAGGCTGCGAAATTCTTCGGTCTCGTTGCGACCGACGCTGAGAAACTCGCCTCCAACAAGGCTGCTGCTCGTAAGCCACGCAAGAAGAAGCCAGTGTCCTTCGACAAGAAGGTCAAGAACCTCAAGTTCAAGAAAGACGATATCGACAACAAGTTGGTCTCGATCGATCCTGTAAAGATCGTTGGAGCCGAAAAGTTATGGATCTATAACGTTAAGACGCGCAAACTGGGAGTCTATGTGGCTCTGGACGGTGCTGGTTTGGACGTTAAGGGTTCAGCGATTCAAAACTATAAATATGGTGAGTCGGTGAGTAAAACTCTCCGAAAGCCGAAGGACGTTCTATCTCGGGTTCTCGATGGTGGAAAGGTTGTATTGCGTAAGGTGATGGGCGAGATTAATTCGAAGCCACAAGAACTGAACGGTCGAATCAACAAGGATACAATCCTACTTCGAGTGGAGTAAAATGATTGCCATTACTAGCAATTATCTAAAGCGTTCCGATTCTGCCATGATTCGGAAGTATTCTAAATTTGTCCTCAATCGCATGGTTCGTCCATGTGTGCAAAAGAAATCCAAAATCACAATCAAGGTTCTTGGTGAGCAAGAAATTAAAGATGCTGCTGATCTTCTTGATCTGAAGAAGTATAAGGCATGGTGCACTTATGATGGTCTTGATGATGAAGGCAACAAGAAGTTTACTGTTGTTCTGAATTACAAACGTATCAATACACTCGGCAAAAAACCAATCACTCGCCTGAAACAATTGCTCATTGATTTGGGTCATGAGTTGACTCACGTGAAGCAATATCTCAACAATGAAATGTTTGACTACAAGAGTGGTGAAGTGCGATATAAAGGTTTGGTGTTCGATGCCTCACATTACATGGATGAAGAAAAGTATTTTGAAAGTCCATGGGAAATTGAGGCATATGGGCGAGAGTTAGGTCTGTATAAGATCTTTTGTAATAAACTTAAAGAGGAGCGTTTGAGTAAGTAATCATGGTCAAGAAGAAGCAGAATGAGTTCCACGAAAAACAATACAATCGGAACAGTGAAGGATTGAAGCAACGTCGTTTGAAAGATGAGTCACGTTGGAAGTTCAATCCGAATGATTCATATGAGTCTGACGAAGACGATCTCATGGAAGATGAAGATTGGTCTTATGATCGAGATTACGAAGAACGCAGATAAGAAATGATTATTTCTCGAAGCAGGGGATTTATCTTCTTGAAGATCCCCAAGACTGCATCAACCAGTTTAGGTCAGTTCATAATCAATAGCATACCGCATAGCGATGTTGATGCATTCTCTGGCACATATATGCCTTGTTATGATTTGCGAGGAAAGTTTAAAGAAATGAATCCTCATGTGACTTTAGATGAATTGATTGTCAAAGATTTAATTAACAACAACGACATTGAAAATCTTAAGATTGTTGCGATGATGAGAAATCCAATTGATCGATTTCTAAGTGCTGCTCATCATAAGTTTGTACTTGACACAAAAAGTCAATTCAGCACCTCATCAGATAATGAAGTTGCTCGAAAATATATTTTTGGGCAGAGAAATATTAAAAACGATTCTTTCTTTGCACCTCAAACCAAATGGATGTATCATAATGGTCGCAAGATTGTCAAGTTGTTCAAGTATCCTCAATTCTCAGAATTGTTCGCTGAATTGAAAATCGAAGAGACAGATCTTGGGTACAAGCACAACAGCGAGTTTCGAAAAAACAAAGAAGTCTCTTTGGATCAAGACCTTGAGAATCTACTCTCTGATTATTATAGAGAAGACATGGAAATATGGAATTCCCTGTGATTCGTAAGTTATTGATTTTACTCACTTTTTTACCCCTGCCGTAAGTTGTTGATTCTATTAGAGTTTTTCCTATTGTGTTTTTAGGCTATCCGAGGCACAATAACAATATGGAAAGCAAATATACATACGACGAACGAATCGTCTCGGACCTCTACAAAGAGGCTTATGGGTCACGTCCTCGCGCAGACTTCTGGGCGAAGTGGGATAAAGGAACTGCTGACGAAAAGCAGATGGTTTGGGACTTTCTTATCGCCGAAGCCGAGTCTGAGGCTGAACGTGAGCGGCAAGAGCAACTCGCTGTTGAGAGGCATCTTGAGAGGATTGTGATTCCCAACATTCAGTCGTATCTGAATGATTGCAGTCGCGAGGATGCGATTCGCCATCTCCATGATACTTATGACACCAACGGTGACACCGAGTATCTCGAGTATCATCTCGGCGTGCGGTATGGTTATCTCTCTGGTTCTGTGAAGGTGGGTTACTAATGGACGCTCAATTGATTCAAGAAATCAAGAACGAAATTCTCGGTCTTCAAGCAAAGTTGGATGAGATCACTGCTCGCAACACACCGAAGGTCATGCCTGAGTATGATCTGGATATTGCGCTGACAATGTATGCTGATCATTTGGTCAGAGACTATTATCGTTTTGACAAGAGTGGTGTCGACCTCAGAGCAGAAAGTAAGTTTGAAATTGACTACAATCGTGGTCGCAAGTTTCTGAAGGTTGTTTCCAAGCATTATGGTTCTCGATCTGTTCATGGCTTCATTTGTGTTAAGGCGCATGACCAGTGGAAGGTTGGTGACATTCTGAAGGCTGCATCATGGGCTCAACCTGCGAAGAATTTTGCTCGTGGCAATGTTCTGAATCCGAGTTCTTATGTCAATCATCGATGGACGGGTGCCTAATGTCAGTGAATGTTCCTAAAATTGGTTCGCGTGTTCGTGTCACGACGATGTATCCGAACACAGTGGTATATCGCAATAGTGACAATGGCTATGTGACATACACTCGTGAGGGTGTGGTTGTTCCGTCAATCTTCCGCGATCCGTTCATGTTCGCTGTTGAGACTGGTGCGCCTGATCATCCTGTGAGTGAGTTCAATGCGAAGTCACAGCATGTTGTGAAGATTGAGTACATTGTTGGTGGTGCGCAGCAAGTTGCGACTGACAACAAGGCATGGAAGGTCAAGAGCACAGACGGCAAGAAAATCTATCTTGTTCAGCGTGTGAATGGTAAGTTTAGTTGCACCTGTACTGGCTTTGAGTTCCGCAAGGACTGTAAGCATATTGGTGCTGTGGCGAAAAAGGTTGCGTGATGTCATATCAATCTGCATTGACGGCTGCTGGCGCAAACGTGATTGCGTTTGAACACTTTGGTGATTGGCAAGGCTCATGGGTTGCTCTTGTTGAGTATCGTGGTGAGCGTGGTTGGGTGCAAGGTTCATTTGGCTCTTGCGATCACTGCGATGCATTTGAAGCAGAGTTTGGTTGGGATGCTGCAGAGGAAGCCGACTACCAAACACGTCTTGCTTCTTTCGGCGAATCGTATTTGGGTGGACTTCAAACAACTGAATCGATTCTTGCAGAACATGCGCCGAATGCGCATTGGGATGAAGATGCAGACAACATTGTGTTTTGGGTTCGTGAGACCGCACAGACTTATCGGGTGGTATGATGAACGAACGAATCAAACAACTTGCTGAACAGGCTGGAATCACGACCAATTTGGATACTGATTATTTTGAAAAAGACAGTAACAAATGGGTTGACTATTATTCAGACAAGTTTGCCGAGTTGATTGTTCGGGAATGTATTGATGTTGTATCTCAATGCAATCTCGTAGGTGTTGATCCTATAGCACATATCAAAGTTCATTTTGGAGTAAAATAATGAGCGAACACGGTCATTGTCCAAACTGCAATGCTGATCTTGATGGTGGTTCTATTTGGGAACACTTCTTCAAGGAAACTGGAGATGAGCGAGAAGCAACAAGAATTGCTGACATGTATGGTGCAACTCGTGAACGTGGAAGGTTTGGTCGCGCAATTGGACTATACGATCGCGATCAAGACCGAACTGTTGCTTGGAAGTGTCCTGATTGTGAACATGTATGGGAGAGAACATGACAGAAGCATATGTAGATGAGAATGGTCGAATTCGAATAAAGTTTGATCGATTAGAAATGGAAACGCAGATCATGTCTTGCTGGAACGTTACATCAGATCTTAAAGATCTGACTGAAGGTGTTTTAGAATATGACATGAGTCCAGATCAAATAGCGAATGCATTGATGGGAATGCAAGAACTATATGAAATTCGATTTGACAAACTTTTTAGAATATTTGAACAACTGGTGAATCAACATGGCAAAACTCTCGATCAGTAAACCGCAATGCTTCACTGAGTATCAGTGGAAGTTGTATCAAGTGGAATTACAAACAGTCAAGAATAGTAAAGTGCTTGATATTTGTTTCGATTGTACGGTAGAATATCAAAGCAAGATGCGTAAGGAAGGCAAGTGTCAATTTCCAATGAAGCGTCTAGACAAAGTGACTGAATACGCATGATGCTCATTCCTATTGTTGATCTGGTGTTTCTTGCTGGAACAAGTTTTGCTGCCTTTGTCAATCGTGGAACATTGATTGGTTGGATGTGCACATTCTTGGTTCTTTGGCAAGTTTGGAATTTGGTGAAATTTTATAGGCAACATCCTTGATTTATTTTGAATTGTACTATATACTACACTGACAAAATATTTCCTGCGTGATTCGCGACGCCCTCATCTTCTTGAGGTAGGACAAGAGTCCCAAGGTGCTTATGAATTTCCCCTCCCGCACCGAAAACTGCGAACTTTTTAAGGTGTTGATTTATAAAAGTTTTTAGTTGTTGTCTTTTGCAGCCTTGTACAGTAGAATATATGTATAAGGTTGATGAGCGTCCTTCGCGATTGCTCTTGCTGTTTAAAAATATTATTGCCCACATAGCACAACTGGCAGTGCAGCGGTTTTGTAAACCGCAGGTTGGGAGTTCAAATCTCTCTGTGGGCACCAAATTTTGTTCCCATCGTCTAGTCGGTTAGGACACTAGCCTTTCACGCTGGTAACAGGGGTTCGAGTCCCCTTGGGAACGCCATATTTTTGTTATGAATTTTTTTGGGACTGAAACATTAAAGTGATGTAACGGACTTTTAATCCGTAAAAGAGGGAGCGTTACCCTCCAGTCCTACCAATTGTGAAAAGGTTTTGGCGAGTAGATCAGAGGTAGATCAGCTGACTGTTAATCAGCCTGTCGATGGTTCGATCCCATCCTCGCCAGCCATCTTGGTGCTTGCAGGGAATTCACTGTAAGTCATCCGTCGGTGCAAAGACTTTTCCGTTTGAATAGCACCAACGATATATGAGATTGAACGGAATGCATTCTATGTTGCGTGGGGGCATAGATAAGAATAATCTAGTAGCGTGAGAATTCGCGAACGATAGCCCACGCCATTTTTGGGCTGTTGGTATAATGAGATTACGTCGCCCTTGCACGGCGAAGATCGGAGTTTGATTCTCCGACGGTCCACCAAAACGTGCCATCTAATCAATGGCTAGTCTACCCAGACGATGAGAAGTGGCTTGATCGCCACAGGGTGGTTCCAGTCTAACCGAACTGGCGCTGGCAATGCGAGAATCCTCTTTGGTCGGGATGCGGATACCACATAAGTGTTTGTGGTGGGATGACAAAAACCGCCGCAAAGAGGAAGCAACTAATTTAGGATCGCTGGATGTGGCGAGCAGTAATGTGTCGCCTTCATCGGATGCCCAGAACGAGCAAACCCAGTTGTCTCATCCAGCACTTATTTTGAGGAGTCGTCTAACGGCAGGACAGCAGGTTTTGATCCTGCTTATCGTGGTTCGAATCCATGCTCCTCAGCCATATTGGGTGAACGGCGAAGTTGGAGAGTCGCGTCGGACTGTAAATCCGCTGCCATTGGCTGAGTAGGTTCGAATCCTACTTCACCCACCATTTTGTTGCGGTGGCAGAAAAGTTATGCAAGAGTCTGCAAAACTCTTTTATGCTGGTGCGAGTCCAGTCCGCAACTCCAGTTTATGCGCGATTAACTCAGTGGTAGAGTAGTGCCTTTACACGGCAAATGTCGGGAGTTCGACCCTCTCATCGCGCACCAGTTTTGGCTCGGTAGAACAGTTGGTTAGTTCACATGCCTGTCACGCATGAGGTCGTGGGTTCGAGCCCCATCCGAGTCGCCATTTTGGAAGGTAAAGCAGAGAGGATCTGTCGCTGTTTGCTAAACAGATGGTTCCCTTTGGGAATGTGTTTCGAATACACTGCCTTCCACCAACATTTAATATAATCTTAACGGTAATTCTTAAATCTTCAGGATAAATAGGTTTGTATTCGAACTAACACCCTCCAGGAGACCGACAAATGAGACTACACGATCTTGCCGTAAGACTCGCTGCTGTTGAATCCAAGTTAGCAACACTAACTGGCACAGTTGCAAATACAGATATTATCGATGATGTTGCTGAATTCGATCAAAGACTCTCAGTAGTTGAAGTTCAAGTTGATCAATTGATTGCTCTTAAGACACAAGAACAAGTTGCTGCACTCGTTGCTGCTCCAGCAGCTGCTGCAACTATCGCTGTTGAAGAAGTTGTTCTTCTCTCACCAAGTGCTGAAGATTCAGATGCAGTTCTTGTTGTTGAAGATGTTCTTCATGCTCAACATGAAGCTGCTGCAATTGAGAATCCAGAAGTTGCAGTTGTTGTTGCTGCTGCCGTTGCTGCAGTTGTTGCTGCTGATCCAGAAGTTGTGAAGGATCCAGAAGCAGTTGCTGTGCTCATCAAGGAAGCAGTTGCCGAAGCACCAGTTCCATCTGCTGAAGCAGTTGCTGCCACAACAGAAGCTGTTGCTGCAGTTGTTGCTGCCGCCACAGGTGCCGAAGTTGCTCCAGAAGTCAAGGAAGAACTTGCAGTTGCAGTTGCTGCTCCTGCAGATCCAGTTCTTGATGGTCTAGAAGCACGTTTGGCAGTTGCGGAAGCAAAGGTCGATAGTCTATTGGGAAAATAGTAACGGGTGTTCGAAGTTTGTTTCGACGCCTGTTTTAATATATGATAGAGAGGGAGCCAAGTGCTCCCTCTTTTTTTGGAGTGATGATGAAAAAATATATTCATGTCAATCAGCACGTCATTCGTGCAAATAAAAAGAACAACGAAAACAATCCTGTGCTTACCATCAAGGAAGGCAGGAAGAATACTTATTGTCACCGTGTGAAGATTCATGGACCAAGTGAAGTCGTATATTCTGGAAATGAGAAAACACTCTTGCCTTGTGGTGCAAGAGTTGCTGTAGTTACAGAAAGTGAGATTGAAATTGTAGAGTAACACTTTACTTTTGATGTTTGTTATAGTAGAATATATAAACAATTCGGATATTAGCACAGTCTGGTAGTGCACCTGCTTTGGGAGCAGGGGGTCGCAAGTTCGAATCTTGCATATCCGACCAATTTTATGACTGGAGATTGTTATGGCTAATCATGTGAATACTCATGTTCGTTTCGAGAAACTCAATGATGCAGGTAAAGCATATCTAAACGAATTTTACTCTCGCATTCGTCCAGAAGATAAAGGATATGAATGGTTCAGTGACATCTTCGGTCTTGACAAAGAAATCACAGATCAATACGACTGGAATATTGAAAACGTTGGTCCGAAGTGGTGCTACTTCGAAGATCGCGGAGAAGATTATTTCAACACAACTTCTGCTTGGAGTTTTCCACAAAAAGGCATAGAGTGGCTTTTTGAACAGATTGCCAAAGTTGATCCTGATTTCATCGCTTCTGTTTTTTATGAAGATGAGATGCCCAACTTCTTTGGTGTATATGTTTACAACAAAGATGGTATGATTGATGGTTGTGAATGGGGCGAAGAAGGTGAGATTGAGGAAATGATGAAAGAAGCCGTTCCTGAACTTGCTGAACTCAATGAAGAAACTGACAGTGATCGATATTGGGATCTCTGGTCTGATAATATTTGGGATCTTGTTTCTGATAAGCAGGGTCAAGTTTTCAATGATATTATGCAGTCGCTAAAAGAATAATGATTTGCGACTGTGGAGAAATCGGTAAACTCAACAGACTTAAAATCTGTCGGCATTAGCCTTGTCGGTTCGAGTCCGACCAGTCGCACCAGATGCGGGATTAGTTTAATGGTAAAACAGCAGATTTCCAATCTTCGGTCGAGAGTTCGATTCTCTCATCCCGCTCCATTTTGCGCTCGTAGTTCAGGGGATAGAACAACTGCCTTCTAAGCAGTAGGTCGCAGGTTCGATTCCTGCCGAGCGTGCCATTATTAAAGGACTATATAGAGTTGTTGTGAGTTGTTTCTCACAAAAAAGGAAACATATATGCTCTCTGATGTCCTCGCCAAAACCAAAATCAAATTTCTACAATTAGATCCATTCGGATATTGTAACGCAAAATGTTGGTTTTGTCCAGTTAAATATTTTCCCCAACCCGAAGAAGGTTCTGGGGTCATGCCAATCGAACTAGTAGATAAAATTCTGTCAGAAATCTACGAAGAAAAGAATAAACCAGATGGCATTGTTCATTCATTATTCAATCTGGTGACACTCTCTCACTATAACGAAATTCTTTTGTACAAGCATTTTGATGAATTGCTCGCGCTATTGAGAAAGTATTCATTCAAATGTTATGTTTTAAGTAATGGAATTCCACTATCAAAGCAAAAAGTTGATCTCATAAAAGAATATAAAGATGTGGTCATTCATGTTGGTTTAAATGTTCCTGCATTCGAAAAATCTCTCTGGGCAAAACGAACAGGATTCACAGAAGATCATTTTGATCGTCTGATGGAAAATTTAAATTATGCTCAAGAGCAATTACAACATCTAGGAGACGAACTTCAAATTGGTGTGAATGGAATCGACCAAGAACCAATTTCTGGTGGATACATTGCAACAGGAGAGCAGTTTGAATCGCACCAATATGATTTAAACTCAAAACATGGCGAGCATGAAACTCAATTTAATCTTGGCAAAAAGATGTTTCCTAAAACCAACGTTCATAAGAATTATCTTTATGATCGTGCTGGAACAATTGATCATATCGTTACAAATAAGCCATGGATCAAACAATTGAGAAAAACTCAACGAGTTACTGGTTGCAATAATGGTGGCGATCGTTCTAAAGAATGGCTCAATGTGAATTCTGCAGGACATACTTTCTTATGCTGTAACGATTATCACTTCGATTATAAATTTGGTGATTTAAAAACACAATCAATTAGAGAGGTTTGGTTGGGTGAGAAACGAGCAAAGACGGTTCTTCAGGCATACAGCGAGATATGTAAAAATTGTCACCTCGCCACATTCAATTAACTATATAAGTTTTTTAGGAGCATTTAAATGCCAACATTTACTTGGAAAATTATAGAAATGATTACAGCCCCATCTGAGGGTGAGTTGAGTGATGTCATAAAGACAGTTCGTGCAAAATATACAATTCACGATGATGCTGGAAAAGAATTTTCTAGACTTTATGTTTTTGATTTGCCATCTGCAGATCCATCTAACTTTGTTGCCTATAACGATTTAACTGAGTCTAATGTCTTGACTTGGATCACATCAACTTTAAATCTAGAAGAAGAGCAACTATTATTGCAAAACCTTCTCCAAGAAACTCTTGAAGGAAGATTGATTGACGGCACTTCTCGAAAACCGCTTCCGTGGACATAAAAAGTAATTAATTTGTTATGAAATATAATGGAATACTTGCAAAGTATGACACATACGATAAAATTGCAGGATTGCTTGGTGATGATTTAAATATTTCTTTCATGAATCATGGATATTACCCAATTCATGAGAAAGCGTCGCATCTATTTCTAGATTCTTCAGGAAGTCTATATTGTCATTTCTTAGATCGAATTTCAAATCCTGAAAGCAAAAAAATTTTAGAAGTTGGTTGTGGTCGTGGTGGTGGCGCTAATCTAATAAAAACTGCTTATAATTTCGCAGAAGTTCATGCCTGTGATTTAGAAGAGAAGGCAATTGATTTTTGCCGCAAGTCGCATTCAAGTATTCATTTTGAAGTTGATGATGCTCAAACATTATCGAAATATGAATCGAATTCTTTCGATTGTGTTATAAATGTTGAATCATCTCATTGCTACAGAAATATAGAGGGATTCTTTTCCTCTGTTCATCGAGTTTTAAAATCAGAAGGAACGTTTCTGTACATCGATGCATACAGACCTGAGTTGATTAAACCTTACGAGAAACATGCTCTGAAATATTTTAGAGTAGTTGAAAAGATTGATATTGTGCAGAATGTTTATGATTCCTGCATACACTCAATGCGAAAGATTCATCAACATATACGAGAGAATAAAATTCCTCCTGAAAGCGCATATCATTTTTTAACAGTAATGCTTTTAAATAAAGCCAAGCATTACAAGAGTCGTGCGCATTTATACTATGCTTATGTGTTGATAAAATAATATGTCAAGTTCAGGAAAACAATTACGATTTGAAGATCTGCAGCCGCATGTGGATATGCTTTGTGATGCTCTAGAAAATAAAGGCGCATCATCTTCTGGCATTCCTCACGATAAACAAGTGATTCAGAATGCTTACATATATCGCGAAATCTTGCGACGTGTGCGAAATAATGAAACAACTGTTGAGAATCTTTTGTTTGATTTAGCATATCTAAATAATCACACGCGAGAAGCAGCCAAGAACAATCAATTTTATAGAATTGACAAGATCGTAGAGGCACTTGATATTTTCATACAGAAAGAGTATAATAAGGTGACAAATGAGATTTCTAACAAGGAAGTTGGTTAAGCCTGAAGATCTGAACGCGAATGATACGTTGTTCGGTGGAAGATGCTTGGAGTGGATTGACGAAGAAGCCGCTATATATGCTGCAATCGAAACTCGTCATAAACGTGTTGTGACCAAGAGTATTTCAGAGATCAACTTTGTTGCTCCTGCTCGTCAGGGTGATGTTGTTGAAATTGGAGTTGCGTTGAAGAAAGTTGGAAGCACTAGTATCACTCTAGAAGTGCAAGTGCGCGACTTGACTTCACAACGAATTATAGTTAATATAGAAGAAATGGTTTTTGTTTGTGTCGATGAAAATGGGAGACCAACTCGACACAGTTTGAGGAAATAATTCGGAAGGGTAGCCAAGCGGTTTACGGCACCTGACTTGAAATCAGACGTGGGGGCAACCTCACCGTGAGTTCGAATCTCACCCCTTCCGCCAAAAATTATGGAATTCATACAAAAAATTAAACAATACAAAGATGTTTTAGATACCGAGACGTTTGATATTCTCGATCGTTATCTCAGACAACCCAAATGGGCGTTGAGCGTTAGTGATCCCAAATATAGTCCTCATAAAGTATTTTGGGGGATGCGTTTAGATGATGAACCTTTCTTCAATAAGAAAGTGTTTTCCGTTGTTGAGGAGTTAACAGGAAAAAAATTTATCACAACAAGCATACTTGCCAACGCTCAATCAACATTACAAGATGGTGCTCCTCATGTTGATAGTGAATCAACAGATACTTACACTTTTATTCTTTACGCGAATAAAACATGGGACTATCAATGGGGCGGTCAAACAATCTTTTTTGATAGATATAGGTACGAAGATTCAGAAGAAGTGATGAATAGCGATAGTGTTTACAGTGTATATCCGATACCGAACACTGCAGTATTTTTTCCGTCAAATATGGTCCACTTTGGAAGTTCTCCAAGTAGAGATTTTTATGAGATGAGGTACACAATCGCATATCATTTGAAAGAAATATAATGCCCACATGGTGGAATTGGTAGACACCCTGGTCTTAGAAGCCAGTGCCAAAAGCGTGGGGGTTCGAGTCCCTCTGTGGGCACCAATTTGGTGCTGATATGTTTGATTTTTTACAACATTCGGATTATTTGAATGCCAGAAATAACGAAGATTATTATCACTTCGGAAAACTTTCTGTTCCAACTCCAGATTGGGTAGATATATTACAAGAGTTTGATCGCGAATACAAAATTCATTTATATAATAACGATAAAGAAATCTTCAAGTATCAAGACAGATTAGGATTTGTACTGCATCAATCGCAACAGATTCCTATTGTTGGTAAGTTTTTAGAAGCAGTGAGTAAATCTCATCACAGAGATCGCCAACACTTCACGGCACTCACATATATAAGTTTAAGCACAGAATCTGCCACTTATGGACGTCATAGTGATGTAATGGATGTATGGTGTTGGCAGATGACTGGTTATACTTTATGGAAAATAGAAGGAAGATATCGTAATTTTGAAAAGGTGCTAGAACCTGGAGAACTTGTTTATGTTCCTCGAGGTATGTGGCATGATACAAAACCAATGACGCCAAGAGCAGGATTGTCGTTTGGATCTGAAAACATATGGTGATTTATGAAAGAATATGTTCGTGGATTGTATACTGATCATACAAATTTAAACATTCCTGAATTGAAACAAACATGTCATGCAATGTATGAAATCATACTTTCCAACTTCAATGACGGCGATCAATACAATGGGAACATTGGTCTTCATGAAAGTATTTTTCAGAAATATAACTTTTTAATGTATCCATTTCCTGAGATTCGAAGTTTATATTTCGAAATTCAGAAAATGTTCTATAACTCATTAAATTTGTATTCTGATCCTCCTGAAAATCATAACTGGTTCATTCAGTGTTGGTTGAATTTTTATTTCAAAGACGATTTTATTGATTGGCACAATCATGATTGGAATATGAATCGACCTGAGCATTTTCCAAAAGCGTGGCATGGTTTTGTTTGCGTTGATACTGAACCAAATTCTAAAACATCATACAAATGGAAAGGTGTTGAGAATATCATTGACGTAGAAAGTAAAGATGGATTGATTGTTATGGGTATTAGTGATGGCGATGCGCATAGAAGTTCCGCATGGTCCTTTTCGCATCCAAGAATCACGATTGCCTTTGATATCGTTCCAGAACAAAACATTGTTTTAAATGGTCCTCAAAAATTAGCAGAGGCTTTGTGTAATGATCCCCAAAATCAGTTGGTTGGTTATAAAAACCACTGGATTCCGATTTAATGGAGTATAAAATGAACGAATACAACTATCCTTATGTTTTTAATCCTGGAATGATTTCTGGGAAAATTCCAGAAACTCTTTTCAGAGAATTAATGAGTTTCTACACACTCCCAACTGCCAAAGAGACGCCACTAGAAAATACCTCATTTAAGTATCACTTACCATTTAATGATGGTTTAAATGACTATTTGCAAGACATGTATTCAAATTGGTGCAAAGCATTCGAAGTTGAATACACTGTAATGGATTTGCAGGTTTGGTCTCAGATTCTGAATAAGAATGACTATGTTTCTTTAGAATCACATAAAGGTTCAGCAGTATCATTTATTCTTTGGATTCAGATTCCAGATAAAGGAGAAAAACTTGTATTGACTTATTCTCAATACAATGGATCAATCTGTAATAATCCAATTGAAATTGATAAATCATATCAAGGAACCATGATCATGTTTCCTGCAGGAATCTCATATTCTGTTTTCCCTAGAGTCGAAGAACGAGAAGAGCGAATCGCAATTTGCGGATATATTGCAACAGCATAATAAATGAGTAAATTCACGATACCAAAACTCTATAATCCAGGAATTCTTCTTGGTAAACTTCCTCAGCCGTTATATGAAACGATGCTGAGAGTTGTGCATAGTGAAGAAGCCAGATCAAACTCATTAAGTCATGATCTTGTTGGCAGTATTGATGATGAGTTTGCAACACCTTATGTGCCAGAATTTATACAATATATTTCAGAAATGTATGAAGAATGGAGAACAACATACTGCACAGAGGTTGCAGAATATTCAATTGGTCCTGTTTGGACTAATTACATGAAGAAAGGCGAGTTCAATCCAAATCACTCTCACCCTGGAGCACTTGCTGTGTTTGTTGTTTGGATGCAAATTCCATATGATATTGAAGAAGAAATGAATTATTCTTCTTATAACAATCCAAACTATTCTTCGAAAAATTCGTGTTTTGACTTCACTTATGCAACACTTGACGGTACAATAAGAAATGAGGCTATATTCGTAGATAAGAATCATGAAGGCACTATTATGATGTTTCCATCCACACTTATTCATTGCGTTTATCCATTTAGAACAAGTGATGGTGAGAGGATTTCTATTGCGGGAAACATTTATAAAAAATGAAGACAGTATTAGATCAAGTTAAAATTTACGAAAACGCATTTTCTCAAGAAGAATTTAATGAGGGGATGTCTTGGGTTTCAAAGGCGAGATGGAAATCTAATCAAAGCAATCAAAAAGATGGCATTGATAATGATTGGGTTTCTCCAAATATTGAATCATACTCACCCACTATCCGTCGATTTTGGGGTGCAGGTAGAATGTGGCACAAAGAAGAATTTTTCAATACGGTATGTTTAAATCGTATCAGAGAAATTACAGGCGAACCAACTTTAGAATTAAATCATTTATTGCTGAACGGACAAACTGCGTGTCAAGATGGAGATCCGCATTTCGATAGTGAAATTGAAAATGCATACACATTCATTTGGTTTCTAAACCCATATTGGGATTTTAGATGGGGCGGGCAGTTCGTTGCATTCGATCGCTACATTGATCCTGATACAAATGAAACCATAGTGCTGGATAAAAGTAAACATGTAACAGTGTTTCCAATGCCAAATTTGTGCGTATTCTTTCCAGCAAACATAATTCACTTTGCATTTGGTCCAACTAAAGATTTTAGCGGAATGCGAATTTCAATGGCTTTTAAATTATATAAAAAAACTGAGGAATCAACATGAGTTACACTGTGGGAATTATTGGTAAAGGATTTGTTGGTGGTGCCATGTATGAAAATTTTAAAGATGTTTTCAATACACTGGTTTGGGATACGGATGAAACAAAACGCACTGTTGCAACATTTCGAGAATTTGTTGATAAATCCGACATTATTTTTGTTTGCGTTCCAACACCAAGTAGACAAGATGGTTCATGCGACATCAGCATTGTTGGTTCTGTGATTGACGACATTGCTCAAGTTGATCGCCGCAAGTATGTTGTCATTAAGTCAACTGTAACTCCAGGAACAACTGAACGTCTTGCATCTGATTTTCAGATGACGATCGGATTTAATCCAGAGTTTTTGACAGAAGCAAAGGCATATAATGATTTTCGAACTCAACCACTCATTGTGATTGGAGCAGATGATCCAGGTATCGCAACAGTCATGACTCAGCTTTATTATGAATTTAATAGCAAAGTTGATAATGTTGCGCATGTGATTCAAAGAACGACAAAAGAAGCAGAACTCTTTAAATATCTTGCAAACTGTTTCTTGGCAACTAAAGTCACCTTTGCAAACGAATTTAAAACTTTGTGTGATTCAATTGATGTTGATTATAACAAGATCTCTGAACTCGCTGTTCTGGATAAACGTTTGGGTCACACTCACTGGAGAGTTCCAGGACCTGATGGTAAACTTGGATTTGGTGGATCTTGCTTTCCGAAAGATACCGCAGCACTATTAAATTATTGCGAAGAAAATGGTATTCAGTTATGGCTTCTAACAGAAGCAGTTTATATCAACGATGATCTTCGCGATGGAAATATGTTTAAGTCTTTTGAGATTGTTGAAAATAAATGATTTCTGTTATTGTTCCCACAATGTGGAAACATCCACCATTCTTGGAATTTTTCAAGAGTTTGGTTCACATCGGATGCATTGGTGAACTCATCATCATCAATAACAATAAACAAGAAACTCCCAACGACTTGATTTTTTCTCATCCGAAGGTTAGAATACATAACTCAGAATCAAATTTATATGTTGCTCCCTCTTGGAATTTGGGAGCAAATCTTGCACAATTTGAGCATCTGGCTTTTTTGGGAGATGATGTGTTTGTAAACATCAACATCTTTCGAAAGGTTGATGATTTTTTATCGCAAGATGTTGAAGACAACGTTGGTATTGTGGGAACTGTCTTTCGATATGAAGGTGACGACACATACCAACGCTTTTACAGAGATGGAAATATTGATATAATTTATATCCATGAAGGCGAGGTCGGAAAACGACCTAGTGCAGCGGGAATGGGGAATTTGTTTTTCATCAAGAAAAAGCATTGGAAAGAAATACCATTCGTTAAGATATTTCACGGCGAAATACTACAATGGAATCGATTGGATCCGATTAAAAAAAATTATGTTGTGGTGAATTGTGATACGGATACACCATGGCATACTACTTGGAAAAATTTAGCAGAAGGAGTTGATCCGAATTTTAACCGAATTCAGTTACAAGATCAAGAATATTGTGAAAGTGTTAAATTCTATTTTGAGTGATAAATAATTAAAACTAGAGATTAATATGAGTTTAGTATTAGTTGTAGACAAAGGTGGAATGCCGAAAGACTGGGTGAACTTTGAAATGGCGGCATGTTACTATGCCAAAAAGAAAGTTATCTGGGAATTAGGCGAAAAGATGAAAACCATGCTCGGTGGTCACAATGAGCATGGCGAACAATCACGCATTGATATTTCTTGCATCATTGGCGTAAGTGGTCCATTGCTAGGTGACAAATTCTACAATCAACAAACTAAATTTGCTGATCGAATGACATTATATGCTCGAGATTGGCATATCTGCGCTTATTGTGGAGATGAGTTTAGCACTAGCCAATTAACTATTGACCATGTTATGCCTAAATCTCGCGGTGGTGGGAATCAATGGAACAATTGCGTTACATCATGTCGGGCGTGTAACCATAAGAAAGGTGACAAAACGCCAGAAGAAGCGAAGATGCATCTGCTTTATGTTCCCTATGCACCAACTGTACATGAGCGCATTCTTTTAAAGAATCGTAGAGTGCTTGCTGATCAAATGGAATATTTAAAAGCAAGCATCCCAAAGAACAGTCGTGTTTGGAGAAATTAGTGGATTTTCTCTCACAAATTAAAGAATTTGAAAACGTTTTTAATCAGGAAGAATTAGAACTCATTGACAACATGTCTTGCCGTCCAAAATGGGAAATGGCTATCAGTGGATCCTCTCCAAAAAGACCATTTTGGCGAATGAATCTAATGAATGATGAGTTGTTCACTCAAACTCTCTTTCAGAAAGTTTTACAGACGACTCAATTAAATGCAACGTTGAATGACGTATACTTTAACGCTACAACGACTTCAATGTCTTCAAGCGTTCATGTTGATGCTCATGATGAGGATGTAAATGTTTTCCTTGTTTATATGAACAAAGAATGGAATATTGAATGGGGCGGTCAGACAGTATTCATAAATAGACATTACAGTAAACAACAAGATGGTCTCGTTGGAAATAACGCAACAAAGATATTTTATCCTAGATATAATTCTGCGTTGCTGTTTAAAGGATATATCGCGCATTTTGCCGAAGCACCAACGAGATACTTCGAAGGATTTAGAATAACATTAGCATATAGGTTTAAAGTTTTATGAGCACTGGTGGAAAAGGAAGTAAACCACGCCCATTGAGCGTGCCAAGAAAACAATTTGATGAAAACTGGGAACGCATCTTCGGTCAGAAGAAGCAACCGAAACAAAAAACTGCGGGGTAGACTAGAGGTCAAGTCACTGGACTCATAATCCAGTTTCCGTTGGTTCGAATCCAACCCCCGCTACCATTTTGGAGTTATTATGAAAGCAATCGTATGGTCGAAAACAAATTGCCCCTACTGCGTAAGAGCAGTCAATCTTTTAAATTTAAAGGGGTACTTCATTGAAGAACGAAAGTTGGAATTTGGGTGGACTAAAGAGCAACTTCTTGAGTCAGTTCCAAATGCAAGAACAGTTCCTCAGATTTTTCTTGACGATGAGTATATTGGCGGTTATGATGACCTTGTGAAACACTTTGAGGTGAAAAATGGAACAACTTGATATGTTTGAAGAATTAAAGCCAAAGATCTACGAAAGCCCAGACAAAGGCAAAACTGTTTACGAAAGAGATTTTGGCGCAGAACCATCAACTCGTCGAGTTGTAAAGACTTCTGTGCAACAGCAGTGGGAAATTGTAACTAAAGAGTGATAAATTTGTGAAAATTCTATTTCATGCTGAGCAGTTAAATTATCGCGGAACAACTAACTCCATTCTAGAGTATGCTCACTACAATCAAGAAATTTTGGGAAATGAGAGCGTCATCGTATATTCTCAAGAAAATCCTGAAGGTTTAGATGTTGGAAGTGTTCCTGCAGTCATCGATGATGTGAGTAAAAAATTTAAACTCCTCACATACAATGACAACAATCATTTAAACGAAATTGCTTCAGGATACGATCTTTTCTACAGTCAACGTGCTGGTGAACGAGTTGACTCTCACACAAAAAGAGAAAATGCAGTAATCACATCAACAAAGATGGGTGTGCATTGTGTGTTTCAATGGTACGACCCTCATGGTGATGTGTATGCGTATATCTCTGAGTGGATGTCGCATAACGTTTCTAAAATGTACAATGCCCCTGTTCATCCATGGGTTCCATATATTGTAGATTTACCAGAGCCAGATTACGATACAAGAACTGCTCTTGGTATTCCAAAAGATAAATTTGTCATTGGAAGATTTGGTGGTTACAAAACATTTGACTTACAATTTGTTCGGAACGTTGTAATCAGAGTTGCGCAAGAAAGAGATGATATTGTTTTCTTATTTGCAAACACGGAACCTTTTTGCGATCTACCAAATGTTATTTTCTTGGGACCATTCTTGGGAAATCAACAAAAGTCTAACTACATCAACGCATGTGATGCATTTATACACGCTAGATGGTTAGGTGAATCATTTGGATTAGCAATTGCGGAATCTCTTTTCTTCAACAGACCAGTTCTTGCATGTGATGTTGGATTTGATCGCAATCACGTTGAAACACTAAAGCCATTTGATCTCATTTATAGAGAGAATGATGAAGAAGATCTTTATAAAAAGATTACAACTTTGCGCAGTAAGATTGGAGTCAACTATAGAGAGTTGGCTGTAGAGAAATATAATCCCAAAAATGTGATGGCAAAGTTCAAAGAGGTTTTCATTGATGAGAAAGTTGATTAATGTTAAACCGATTGAAGTTGCTCAACTCTTAGCGCAAAAGAAAATAGTTGCAATCTTCCAAGGAAGGTCAGAGGCAGGACCAAGAGCATTAGGAAATAGATCAATGCTCTATACTCCTGTTGATCCTGATGGCAGAGATCGCATTAACAAAATGAAGGGTAGAGAATTATTTCGCCCACTTGCCGCTTCAATACTTTACGAATATGCTGCTGATTGGTTTGATATGTCTCAAATTCCAGAAGCACCATATATGACGTATTCCTTTGCGGCGAAGGCAGATAAGACTGACGAGATTCCCTCAGTTATTCACGTTGATGGTTCGTGTAGAATTCAAACTGTTCGCAAAGAACAAAACGAACATTACTATAATTTAATCTCTGCATTCAATGATCTAACTGGAGTTCCTCTTCTTCTAAACACATCATTTAATCTTGCTGGCGAGCCGATTGTAGAAACTCCATTTGATGCTCTTAAGACTTTTCATAATTCAGATATTGACGTTATTTACTTCCCAGAATTAAAAACGATTCTAGCAAAATGAGTTACTACACACTAGCAATTCAAACACTTGGACATGATGCCTCTGTAGCATTATTTGAAGATGAAAAACTCATTTTCTTTTTGCAAGCAGAAAGAGCGACTCGTAAAAAGAATGATGTGCTATTTAATTTAAAACCATTTGAATACATTCGCAATAAGATCACCAAAAAAATAGATTTATTGGTTGCTCATGGATTTAAAACCATGAATACTCTTTTACCAGAAGAAAAGAGTTGTATGCAGATCTATGATAAAATTACTCAGATGTTTGAGTTTGGTAAAATAATTGAAACAAGCGAGCGTCGTGGAACAATCAATCTTAAAAATGATTTCACCAAATACTCTCATCATTGTAGTCATGCGATATCTGCATTTTATATGTCTCCATTTGACGAAGCAGTTTGCTTAATTGTTGATGCGCTAGGTTCTGGATATGTGATTCAAAACCCTAAAAACAATTTAGGGGTTGGTGGATCTGAGAACACTTCTATCTTAGAAATTGATTCAAGATATCGAAGAAATTATCTCTATAAGAAATCTCAGTGCGGTCCTGTCTATGTGAAAGATTCAATCCCTGTTTATAGTTCGAATGGTGGAATAAGTGAGTTGATCGATCCTAAAATTGGATTTGATAAAATTCCATATAAGTTTGATGCTTCGGCTCATATGGATATTGGTAACATGTATGAAACGATTACACGCCATCTTAAGATGGGAGCGAATGGATATGGAAAGGTCATGGGATTATCAGCATATGGAAAGGCAGACAATAACTTGCCACCATTTCTTGTTGGTGATACCATCTACTCAAACAACAATCTATTTGGTTGCGGAAGAGAATTGAATTACAATTTGTATCCTGAACTTTTTGACGAATTAACGTTTCAACAAAAGGCAGATCTGGCATATGAAGTTCAAAGAGCATTGGAAAAAGTCTTTCTTCATCATGCACAATTTATCAAAGAGAATTCTAAAATTAGAAACTTGATTGTTGGTGGTGGCTGCGCTTTAAATATTCTGGGAGTTTCTATAATTAAAGAGAAGCATCCAGAATTTAACATTTTCGTTGATCCGATTGCAAATGATGCGACGCATTCAATCGGATTAGGCATTCATCACTATAACGTAGAAAGAATGCAAGGAACATTGATTAAAAAACCACAAGGGCTGGAAACAATATATCTTGGTCCTGAATATGATTTAAACGAATTGGAACAAACTATAGAACACTTTATGAACGAGGCAATTGTATGATTGAGTTTATAAAACATTTAAAGTCAAGAGGAATGCAATTTCCTATATGCTATGATGTGGGTGCATGCAACGGTTCATGGAGTAATAAAGCGAAACGTGAGGTATTGCCTGAATCATCATTTTATCTTTTTGAAGCAAACGCTCACTATTTGTCTGATTTAATTGTTACAGGACATTCATTCTTCTTGAATGTTCTTTCCAATGAAGGTCGTGAGTTTGTTGAATTCTATCCTGGATGCAATACTGGTGATTCATATTATAAAGAGACAACAACTTGGTATGATGGCAAAACTCCAGTGAAGATGTCATGCACAACTTTAGACAAAATGATCGAAAATAAAGATCTTCCAGTTCCCAATTTGTTGAAAATTGATACACAAGGTTCAGAATTGGATATTCTTTCTGCCGCAAAAAAAGTCATGGGAAAGACAGAATTGATTTTTTGTGAAACACCATTGATTGAATACAATCAAGGTGCGCCGAACATTTCTGAGTATCTCACATTTTTTCGAGATTATGATTACATTCCTGTTGAATTGCTCGAAGTTCATCAGGCTGAGGGAATTATCTTTCAACTAGATTTTGCGTTCATGCTCCGATCGGCGAAGAATGAATTTCTGGGGGAATGTAAGACGATCAGAGTCTGAGCCCGAATGGGGAGCTCTATCGCCCCTCCCCTCCCCTTTCCCTAGCCTAAAACAGCCCCTCTCTCGGGGCTTCTCCTTCGGTTTTACGGGGATCTCGTAAGTTATTGATTTTATTCGGTTTTTTACTATTGCTTTTGCAGTAGGTCTGGGGCATAATTGTCTTATCGGATGGGGAAACGGTCCCCGAAACTGAAGGAAAGAAAATTATGGGTCTTACACTAAATCAAATGAAGGCGAATCTGGCTCGTGAGCGTCAGGTTGTGAAGGATATGATCGGCGCCATGAAGGCGACGCGAGAAGCGATTAAAGCATCGCGTGCGATGCAGAGTGCTCTGCGCGCTGAGATTCGTCGCGAGACGCAGATTAATCGCGTCGTGAAGGAAGATCATCGTCGCGCTGTGAAGGAAGCACGTGCGGCGAAGCGAGCCCAGCGAGTGGCTGATCGGATCGCGAAAGCGGAGGCGCGTCTTGCTGAGTTGCGCCTGAAGGCGACTGCCCCCAAGACGATTCGCAAGAATCAGCGAAAAGCCAGCCCTGTGAAGGTTTGGTCGGCTGATGAGATTGCTGCGCTGAATTCGTAAGTGATTGAATGGCAAGGGGTTTTTCCCCTTGCCTTTTCTCTTGCTGTGCGTTAGAATTGTTGTACAAGGTTGATGAAGGAACTTTTTTTATGAGTAATGTGAATCCTCTTTTGTTGGCGAGCGTCAGCGATATCAAGACTCTGGTCTCCACTGGTGTGGTCAAACATGCTGATGCGATCGTTCGTGTGGATTTGGTTCTGGCTCGCAAGAGTTTGACCGATGGCAAGAAAGCACGATGGACTCGTCTCCGCGAGTGGCTCGTGCGAGAGCAAGCCCAGACTGAAGCAGTGGTTGCTTAATGAAAGTCGTATTCAATAAGTTGTTAGGTGGTTGGTACATCGTCCGTGGTCGGCATCAGACTCCGATCAGTGGCAAGTTTGGCAGCAAGCAAGAAGCACTCGCATTCTTGCGGCAACGAAATCCGTTGCATAGCCTGTAATTCTTGCTGGTTTACTTTTGCTTTGATTTGTTTTATACTATTGTTGTCCGTTATTAATTTGTTATGGAGTTTTGAAAATGGCTAATCCTACTCGAAAGATGATTGAAGTGTATGAGATGTTGAAGGACGGCAAGCCGCTGAAGTTCGATACTCTTGTTTCGCGACTCGGCTGCAAGCCTGTGACCGCGATGGTCTTGATTTGTGCATTGAAGCGTGACTGCGATGCTGAAATTGAGACGATCCGCGATGGTCGTAAGGTTGACTCGTATCAGTTGCATAATGCTGCTGCTATTGCGAGCAAGATGGTCGGTAAGAGCAAGGCAACCAAGGCACCGAAGGCTGCGAAGGTCGCTGTGCTGAAGACCAAGACCACCGTCGGTCGTAAGCCGAAGGCTGTTGTGACCGATGAGGTTCCGACGGTCGAGGTTGAAGAGGTTGGGTTCGATGAACTTGCCTCGCTGAAGGCTGAGTTGGGTCTGGGCGATTCTTATTCGGAGTAAGAATTGTTCTAGCAAAGTGGGGACTTCGGTCCCCACTTTTTTCTACAGGTGAAAAATGACCACAATTAATACAAATGATGATGAGTTGCTTGCAATTGAAGTTGCTTATGGCGAACTCACTCGCAAGTTTGCAGAAGAAGGCATCAATCCATTTGCCTGCGCTGCAGTAATGACCAAGTTGGCATTCATGATATACAAGACTTCATTGAATGCTGAAGACTACAATTCAATGATCAATGCTATCTCAGACAGCCGAGATGAAATCAAATCATTTGAAGAATATGGAACTGCAGGAAGATTGAACTGATGATTATTTTTATCATTACAATCACTCTTGCCTGGTGGTTGACTAAAATGTTCTGGGGTGACAAAGTCGGAAAGTATAGTTTGTTTCTATATGTTCCAATTGGATTGTTTGGTGCATTTTTAAGTCTTGCCGATGAGAGTGGTAGTGAGTTATTCAGTCTTGGATTTGCACTATCATTAATCTTTGCATTCTGTTTTGTTGCGATTAATGTTCTTGCAATAATCATTGTTGCATTTCGTAAGATGGACTGGTCTAATCCCGAACATCAACGAGCATTTTTGCAAGGATTATTCGGCGCATTTTCTAAAGGTGGTGGCTCTTTCTCGCATTCCAGTGATGATTATGGTTCATATGTGATTCAATATCGTCGTCATGGAAGTTGGATTGATGGTCCAGGATCAAACGATGAGCGCATTGCTGAATCGATGTTCGATAACTTCATTGCGAATGATCCACGTGGCGAAAATCGATGCCGTTTGGTTTATAAAGTCAATGGTCGTGTTGATCAAGTTTTGAGTGTGAATTGATGAATATCACAAAGATCATAATGTCGTTAGAACCAAAACAACAAACGTTCATCAATCGAAAATCTAACTTAACATTACAAAATCATTTGAGTACGATTCGCTCTATCGCGCATCACATGAGCAATAGAAAATTTAGAATCAACAAAATCTCACCAAGCATCTACACAAATAAGTGTGGTGCATTAATCACTCGAGTCAAATAATGAATCGTCAATGGCGTCTTGCTGATAAAAACAATCATTACTATCATCAGTCTCACAATGGATTGATTGTAGGTCATGCATACAACGTTGTTCATACGATTGTTTGGGGTGCAAAGATTCCAATCAATGCTGCTGAGGAATTGATCCTCGGTCAGTATGTTGAATTAGAATATGCTAAACGAGCAATTGAAGAGTATTGGGAAGAGAAAGATCGAACATTAGAGGTTCCGCATGAATATCTTTTATCTAAATCGTGATACAAAAGTCTGCGCTCAAGAGCATTGCGACAAACATGTCGTAAAGATGATCGTTGAGTATGCGCAATTGATGTCAACTGCTCATCGCATTCTAGATGGCAATCACTATTTCGACAAAAGCAAAAATAATCGAAAGATTCATCGCTGGAAGTTAGATCAGTATCGTGAAGGTACGATGTATCATGCAGTGAGTTGGAATCATCCCTCGGCTATTTGGGTTCGCGAGTCTTTCGATCACTATCAATGGCTCTGGAATATGGCTTCTGAACTCTGTCAGGAATATCGTCATCGTTATGGTGGCGCAAATGATAAGCAGCACAAGTCCTCGCTAGTCATTCAGAAACTCAGTTTTGCTCCTGATAACATTCCTCGAACTGGAATCTTTTCCGAGCCACCACAAGCCATGCCAGAGGATGTAAAGGTTCCTGGAGACTCGATCACTGCATATAAAAACTATTATCGAGTCTACAAGAAACGTTTTGCTAAATGGACCAATCGCGAGGTTCCTTCGTGGTATAAATAAGAGGATGAAGAAATTCCTCGATTATCTACAAGAAGAAACCGCGAAAGCCCATGGGCTCCATGTATTCGACGTGGACGATACTCTTTTTCACACGACTGCCAAGATCCGTGTGATGAAGGGAAAGAAACAAGTCGCTTCTCTTTCTAATTCAGAATACAATACGCACAAACTTCCAGATGGTCATCACTATGACTTCTCGGAGTTTCGTTCTTCAGAAAAGTTCGATACTGAATCAAAACCAAATCAGCGTATGATTCAGAAGATGAAGCAATTGCACGACAAAACAAAGAAGGCTGGCGGCAAAGTCATTATCAATACCGCTCGCGCTGACTTCGACGATAAAGATCGTTTTCTAGATGCTTTCCGCAAGCACAAAGTCGACATTGATAATATTCATGTTCACCGTGCAGGTAATATGAAAACTTCAGGCACTGTTGCTGATAAGAAAGCATCAATCATTCGCAATCAAATTCAAAAGGGAAATTATAAACATGTTTCTCTTTATGACGACAGCGAACAAAATCTCAAGTCATTTTTAGATTTGAAGAAAGAATTTCCGCACATTAATTTTAATGCGCATCACGTGAAGCCAGATGGAAAGTCCAAACGTTACACTGGGTGATATATGCCAATTTATGAGTTTGTGAATACAAAGACAAAGAAACTTGAAGAACATTCAATGTCTATTTCTGCCTACGATCAGTTCAAGGCAGATAATCCGCATCTAGAAAGATATTACAGCGAACCACCATTGTATAGTTACAGTGGCACTGGTGATTTTGCAGGAAAGAAAACCGATAACACTTGGAAAGAAGTCATGAGCAAGATTGCTGAACAGAATCCTCGCTCGCCTCTTGCTGATAAAGTTTTGCGCAAGGACACCAAGCGCATTAAGACTGATCAAGTGTTAGAAAAGCATCGTAAAAAGCAAGCCGCTGCTCGAGCAGGGAAGTGAGGGGGTTTTGAGCAAGAAGAAAAATGGAAACACTAACACTTACATCGAAATAACGTCGGAAACTACGGAGAAAAAGCCACCGCGAATCAAAGCAGCGGAATTGAAAAAGTTCGAACCACTCACACCAAATCAGGCAAAATTCTTTGAAGCCTATGCTCGTGGAGATTACTTCACGATGCTCTGTGGTTCAGCAGGTACTGGTAAATCATTCATTGCATGTTACAAAGCAATTGAAGAAGTTCTTGATCGCTCATCACCATTTCATCGCATCGTGATTGTTCGCTCTGCTGTTCAGTCTCGTGATCTTGGATTCACTCCAGGATCCGTAGAAGAAAAGATGAGTTTGTATGAACAACCATATATGCAAATCTGTCATACGCTGTTTGGTCGTCGTGATGCATATGACGCAATGAAGGAATGCGGTCGTATTGAGTTTATCTCTACTAGTTTCATTCGTGGTATGAGTTTCGATGATGCTGTGATCATCGTCGACGAATGTCAGAATATGACTTGGGAAGAATTGACAACAATTATGACTCGTGTTGGTCATCGTTCTAAGATCATCTTCTGTGGCGATTACAAACAGACAGATTTATATCGCAATACCAAGGACAAGAGTGGACTTCGAAAGTTCCACGAAGTTGCCAAGACTATGAAGTCGTTCACCAATATCGAGTTTACGACAGAGGATATCGTCCGCAGTAGTCTTGTCAAGGACTTCTTGATTGCTGTTGAGAAATACGAAAGACAAGAAAATACTTGACTTTTACTTGACTTTGTTATACAATAGACTATGTCGGTTTTGATAGAGATACTTTATAATGTTTAACCATATACACCATGATTTCCCCAAACTCTTGCAAGAGAACGTCGACGGCACTCGCTGTTATGTAACACCAACAGGGGAAAAGTATCCTTCTGTCACGACAGTTCTTTCTGATTATGGGAAAGAAGCAATTCTAGAATGGCGCAAGAGAGTCGGTGAAGCCAAAGCAAACGAAGTCTCTCGCAAAGCCACCACTCGAGGGACTAGCGTCCACAAAGCACTCGAGATGTATCTTAAGAATGAGGACATCTCCTCTCTCGAAATGTTGCCGAACGTCAAGTCTCTTTTCGTTCGAATGAAGCAAGAAATAGATGCAAAGGTCAATAACATCCATTGCTTGGAAGATCGTTTGTTCTCTCACGAACTCAAACTTGCTGGAACCGTAGACTGTATTGCGGAACATAACGGCATTCTTTCTGTGATCGACTTTAAGACTTCCGTTCGCCTCAAGAAGAAAGAAAACATCGGCAACTACTTTATGCAAGCCGCTGCCTATCGCCAGATGTTCTACGAGATGACTGGTCTAGATGCCAAGCAAGTCATTATTCTGATTGGTGTTGATACGGCGAACTTTTGCCAAACTCTTGTCGTAAAAGAGGATGAGTTAGAACTCCACAAGCAAGAATTACTGAAATACATCGAGGCATATCGAACCAAGAATAATTTGCCCTTGCTTGCGTAATGTAGTACAATATATCTGTCTTTTGGAGAATTAAATGAAATGTATTCCTGTTATAATTGCAAGCCTTCTTCTTGGCTTCTCAAGCACCGTCGCAAACACCCAAAGTACGGAACAAGTGTTGGGTGCAATTGCTGGCGGCGCACTTGGCAGCACTATTGGAGACGGTGATGGGCAAAAGGCTGCTACAGTCATTGGAGCCATTATCGGTTATCGTATGGGTGAGCGTGTATTGCGTTCTGATGAACATCGTGATTTTATGAGATTGGATCAAAATGATTTTCGTCGCTGGTGTCGTTCTGAAGTTCCGCATCGCTATGAGCAATATTCAAATCTTCGTGATCGATGGATTGCTGGATGCGTAACTCGTTTACAACGTCAACAACGCGAACTTGAAAGACAAGCATTTGAGGATGGATTAAATGGATCTGCCAATTAATATTGATGAATTGCGTGATGTTGTAATTGCTCTTCAAAAAGACAATCAACTTGAACTTGCTGATCGCCTCAAACTTGTTGAGCAATTAATTATCGAAGGCAAGCCATACAAGAAAATTCTTCGCGAAGAGTATGGGATTGTGGCGTGACTTTTGATCAAATCATTTGGACGTTTTCCCTTTGGGCTTTTTTAATCGGAACTGTCTACGCTCTCACAGGATGGCAAAAAATTATTGATTGTTACCACATGTGGTTCACTCGAGAATATTGGAAGCCATATAATATTGTTGAGGCTGCAAGTTGGTTCGCAAAAGCAATCATTATTATTCCTGGGCTCGTATTTGGAATACAAATCTGGTGGCTCTATTTTTTTGCTTTGCTAACTAGTTTGACATTGATTTGGGCATCAAATGAAAAACTTCTCCCAACATTGGTTGGATTTAACACTCTTTGGGTTTGGTTGGCAGTTGCAGTTATCGTACAAAATTTAATCAATTAATTTTACCTATCATTTCGATTAAATTAATTTATCGCAAAAACGATGAATTGTAGTAGCATTTTGCATATATACGTTTGTGTATAGGTTTCGTATAGGTTTTCATTATACAGGAGTTTGAAAATGAATAGAATGAAGACAGTTGGAGATAAGGTAAAGAATTTCGCAGTTACTGGTGTCAAGCCAGGAGCATTGACGCCAGATAATGCTTTTGAAACGATTACAGATCTTTCTTTTGAAGGTAAGTGGAAGGTCGTTGTGTTTTATCCAAAGGACTTCACCTTTGTTTGCCCAACAGAAATCGTTGCCTATGATAAGTTGAATTCAGACTTTGCTGACCGCGATGCGGTTCTTTTGATCGGTTCAACAGACAACGAGTTCTGTAAGTTGGCATGGAAGAATGCTCACGAAGATCTAAAGAAAACCACTTGCTGGTTCTTTGCTGATACAGCACGCGACCTTGAAGATGTTTGGGACGAAGATACACAAAGTCTGGTTCAACAACTTGGTGTATTCTACAAGCCAGCAGGTGCTGCTCTTCGTGCAACATTCATTGTCGATCCTGACAATATCATTCAGCATGTGACTGTGAATAATCTAAACGTCGGACGCAATCCAGAGGAAACACTTCGTATCCTCGATGCTTTGCAGACGGGTGAACTTTGCCAGTGCAATCGTCAGGTTGGTGAAGCAACTCTCTCAAAATAAAGGAAAGAAACTTAAATGAAAAAACTAATCATTGGATTGATGATGTTATCTGCGCCAGCGATGGCTCAAGATCGTGTGGCTCAGTATGACTTTGACAAGGACGGCAAAGTTTCATTTGAAGATGTAAATCGTTATTGCACAGTATCAAAGGGTCTCTTTGATCGTGCTGATAAGGATGGTGATGGCTTTTTAACAAATGCAGAAATGCGTCAAGCAAGACGTTATTTGTTTGATCGCTGCATGGAAGTACCAAAGGACGCTTAATTTATGTCTAACAAACAAGTCGATCATGTTTGCATTATTTGCGGATGGAAGTATGACGGTAGATATGGAGATTGGGAAAGTTTAACTGATGACTTTGAATGTCCAGAATGTCGCTCAGAGAAAGACTTGTTTGAAGAGAAGGAGATAAAAGAATGAATTGGGTCAATGTAGTTAAAGAAGGTCTACCAGATTACGCAAAAGATACAAAGTTGAATCTTGATGCAGTGTTACTTCGCAGTTCCCTTGACCCATTGGTTGCGCAAGGATGCGCACTTGCAGCAGCATTTGCCGCAGGTAATTCTCGATTAGCAACAGCAATCGACGCAGAGTTCGAGGACCGTAAGGAAGCGGACGCTGCGTTGACTGCTGCTGCAATTATGGCTCAAAATAATGTTTGGTATCCATACGTTGAAATGGCTGATGATCCTGCGCTTAAAGGATTGCCTGCATTACTTCGTATGAATGGAATTATTAATCACGGTGGCACTTCAAAGGTCAATTTTGAAGCATATTCTCTCGCTGCCTCAATCGTAGGCAAATGCCACTTCTGTGTAAAGGCGCACTATGATACTCTCAAGAAAGAGGGTATGACAGTTGAGCAACTCCGCGACGTCGGTCGTATTGCTGCAGTTGTCAATTCAGTCGCAAAAGTTCTTGCTGGCTAAATAATACTACCTTTTTCTATTATTGGGAGTATAATATGTCTGAAGTGAAACAATATCCATGCGCATGCGGACGCAGTCCAACTGGCTATTGCGTTGGCTTGCATGCAATGACAACTGAGCAGTACAAGAGATATCTTGAGGAGCAGCAGAAGTCGTTGAATGAGCAAACCAAACCACAGTTTCTAATTGACTAAAGAATAATATTATGAAGATTGAAGTGAATGAAAATACCGTTGAAGTGCATGTTGACAAAGAAGTCAGGAAAGAATTGACTGAACTCGGCATCGATGTTGACAAAGAAATTCAACAAGGTATTGAGCGGGGTTTGTCTGGACAAGTAATAGATCAAAAATAATGGTTGTAAACTGACAACTAAAGGTGTTCTGGACTCGGGTTCGACCCCCGACATCTCCACCAAATGCCCATCACCTCTGCAGTAATGTACGTGATGGCTATCTGACGGGGATGAATTTGGCTTCGACAGGGCAAGTAATAACCTGACAGCAACCAGTGAGGCGACTGACTCAATCAGCGCAAAAAACGTAAATGCAAACGATGATTCATTTACACCTATGGCTCTCGCTGCCTAATAAGCACATTGAGTACAAAGAGTTGACCGCTCGGTAACAGAAAGGTCTGGGGTGGTGGTGCGAACCACCACCCTTTTCTTTCCACTGCAATAATGGAGACTCGAAACATGAATGCAGTAGATATATTACATAATGTTGAAAAATATTTTGATCGCAATCACAATTTGTTCTGTATGTGGGGTGGATTATTCTGCCTAATATTTTTCGGAATCTTTATACCATACAGAATGTTAGCAATACAAGAAGCATCCCTGACTGCTCAACTGTCAGCATATCAAACTCAGAATACATATCTTGCTACCCAAGTCAATGATATGTCTCGCGAGATGAAATTCTTGCAACTCAGTTATGACGAAAAGCAAAAAGTCATGCGAGAGGTCGATTGCCTTGCGAAGAACATTTACTTCGAAGCAAAGGGCGAACCACGGGCTGGTAAAATTGCAGTTGCTGAAGTGACGATGAATCGCGTCAAGAGCAAGCAATTCCCTCGTTCTGTTTGTGGTGTCGTCTATCAAAAGACTAAAGGTACTTGCCAATTTTCTTGGGTGTGTGAAGGCAAGAAAGCAATTATCAATCGTGCGGCATGGAAAGAGTCCTTGCAAATTGCAGAGACTATATTGATTTTAGACAGGAAGTATGGTATAATTGGATCTGCAAAGTATTTTCACGCAGATTATGTTGATCCTTCTTGGGCAGAAAAGAAGAAATTGATTCGCAAGATTGGCAATCATATATTTTATCATTGAGGTTCTATGAGAATCATTGAAGACGTTAAGTTGGACTATAAAGATGTCCTCATCACTCCGAAACGATCTAGTCTTTCTTCAAGAAGCGAAGTAAATCTAGAAAGAACATTTACTTTCAGAAGTGGCAATAGTTGGAAAGGTGTTCCAATTATTGCTGCCAACATGGATGGTGTTGGTACTTTCGAAATGGATTTAGAGTTCGCCAAACATAATTGTTTGGTTGCTTTGACTAAACATTATGGTGCGCCTGAATTAATTAGTCACTTTACGCGAAGATTAGATAGCACCATTTATTCTCTTGGCACTTCCAGTGAAGATTTAAAGAAATTCGATGATGTATACAATACCGTTGGAAATCGATACATGAGAGTTTGTATTGATGTTGCGAATGGTTACACACAAGCCTTTGTAAATTTCGTTCGCCATTTCCGCGACCGTTATCCTTATGTTGTATTGATGGCAGGTAATGTCGTCACACCAGAAATGACAGAAGAACTAATTCTCGCAGGTGTTGACATCGTGAAGGTTGGTATTGGTCCTGGTTCTGTTTGCACTACACGCAAAAAGACAGGCGTCGGCTACCCGCAGTTGAGTGCGGTTATCGAGTGTGCTGATGCTGCTCATGGTCTCAAGGGTCACATCATAGCGGATGGAGGGTGTTCCGTTCCTGGAGACGTAGTGAAAGCATTTGCTGCGGGAGCCGATTTCGTGATGCTTGGTGGAATGTTGGCAGGTCACAAGGAAGGTGGTGCATCACCACTTGGTGGAAATAAATTCTACGGCATGAGTTCTGATACTGCAATGGATTTACATAATGGTGGTGTTGCTAATTACAGAGCATCTGAAGGCAAGACCGTAGAGATTCCATATCGTGGCGAGGTGAAACTTACGATGCAAGATATTTTGGGTGGACTTCGTTCGGCATGTACTTATGTGGGGGCAAGTGAATTGAAAGAACTGAGCAAGCGAACTACTTTTGTTCGTGTGACTCAGCAATTGAACAATTCCTTGAGTGCATATGAGGTCTAATAGAATGGCAAGCCGCGAAGAAAAGAATAACTTCTCTATGATGATTATGAACTTGGCAATTTCAGAAAAGATTGATCATATGGATGCAATCACTTCATATTGTGAAAGAAATAATCTAGAAATTGAAGTTGCTGCTACACTAATTAATGATTCTCTTAAAAGCATCATTCAAGGTGAAGCAATGGAGTTACGATTCTTACCGAGATCAAGTAAGTTGCCTTTGTGAGTAATGTGAAGATAGAAAATTTTTTCCCCACATCAGTGTATGTGGCGGAAGATGTAGAACTGGCAGATATGATGCTGCCACTTGCGAAAAAATATCTCAGCGACGAAAGGTACGCAGCATCTACTATCTTCAAATACAAAAGCACATTCAACTATGACCCAAGTAAAAGTATTGGGAATTTAGAAGAATTTGGTTTATATAATTCTTTTATATGCGATCATGTTCAAAACTTTAACAGAATTAAGGGTTATGATCTGATGAATATAAAATCAATCACAACCTTTGCGAGCGAAATGGTAAAAGATGACGAGCATCTGCCTCACTTCCACCCAAACTGTTCATACTCAAGTGTATTTTATTTGCAAACGCCCGAAGGATCTTCACCAATATGCTTTGATGATTCTAGACCACATCATAGATTTATTAACAAACCAATCATAAGACATACCATGCATAATGCAAAGATATTCTCGATTCCTCCTAAAAAGGGAATGTTATTAATATTCGATGCATGGATTGAGCACTTTGTGCCGAAGAATAATTGCGCAGAAGGTAGAATTACTCTAGTCTCAAACATTTCAGATATTTAAATCATGAACGGTTACGATTTGTATTGCATCTATCAAGCCATCAAGCTGCACTTCACGTCAGAGAGTTATAACTTCTTTCAATATGATGGCAAAACTCGAGTATCAGTAGATGCATTTCAAAAACGTCGTGACAAGTTTCTATTCCACCGCCTTGCGCGGAAGTATCGCGACGATGAAATGGTTCCATTTCTGGTTGCTAATTTTGTACACAGTGATGATAATTGGACCAAGTCATTGCTTGAAGACCAGGCTGAAGAAACTTATAGGGATTGGAAACGAACCACCGATTCCATGAGCAAAATCTATATTGAAGATTTACAAAAGATTTGCCCTGATCCGAAAGAGTTTAACAATCTATTTAAAGTTGAAGATGGACAATTTCCAAAATTGTTAGTGGCATTTCTCCAAAAAGATGTAACGATTGAGACTCTTGTGATTCTGAATAACATCTTCAACTTTATCCAAATTTGGGACAAGAAGATTTCAGATGATATCATCTATCCCAAAGTGTCAAGAAAGGTGCGCAAGTATGGTGCCTTCTTGAATGTGAACGTTGATAAGTATAAAACACTAACTAAAGATTATTTGGTGAATCATGCGCCTTAAGATCTATCAATCTTTCTTCATGGGACAGCAGTTCGCTTCTCTAGATAAAATGTTCATTCCATATAACAATATGGCTAATGATAAACCAGAACTTCGAGAATATCCAATCATACTTGATCTTTATTCTAAGAATAGACATTTTGATGGATATTGGGGGATGCTGAGTTGGAGATTTGCAGAAAAAACAAAAATTTCTGGCAAGCAACTCTATGATTCAATTTTAAATAATCCAGATTATGACGTTTATCATGTTAATCCATTTTTTGATGAGGTGACTAAATTTTCTAATCCCTTTACTCAAGGCGACTGTCATCATCCTGGAATGATTGATTTCACAAACCGTCTTTTAAACAAAATGGGATATGATATTGATATAAACAAAGAACATTTTGAAAAAGATAATTTCATATATTGTTCTTACTACATTGGTAACAACAAATTTTGGGATCAATGGATTGTATTCTTAGAAACAGCAATCACAATAGCAAATAATGATCTTGAGTTAAATGCTTATTTGTATAATACAGGCACTAACTATAGAGAACGAATAACAATAAATTTTCCATTTGTTATCGAAAGATTGGTAAATTTATTTTTGTTCATATATAAAAGTGAATACAAAATTAAAAGATTGTGATTTTACTTTTGAGAAAAAATGATATATAATAGTATGGTAATGATGAAAAAGTGGACAAGTCGATATACATTTAATACAACGCTATACGGAGAATACATATGAGTCTATCAAGTCTAAAGAACAAGAGTTCATCTCTTGACAAGTTGAAGAAAGCAGTTGAGCAATCTTCAGCAGGTAATGGTGGTGGCAAGAACGTCGATGAACGTTTCTGGCAACCTGAAGTTGATGCTGCTGGCAACGGATACGCAGTTGTCCGTTTTCTCGATACGCCAGCCGTCGACGGTGAGGATGGTCTTCCGTGGGTCCAGATCTGGTCACATGGTTTCCAAGGTCCAGGTGGTTGGTATATTGAGAATTCTCTCACAACTCTTGGCAAGACCGATCCTGTTTCTGAGTACAACACTGTTCTGTGGAACTCAGGTATTGAAGCAAACAAAGAAATTGCTCGCAAGCAAAAGCGCAAGTTGACGTACATTGCAAACGTTCTTGTGATCTCTGACGCCAAGCGTCCGCAAAATGAAGGCAAGGTTTTCTTGTTCAAGTTCGGAAAGAAGATTTTCGACAAGATCAAGGAGCAACTCGAGCCACAGTTTGCTGATGAGACTCCAATGAATCCGTTTGACTTCTGGAAGGGTGCAGACTTCAAGATCAAGATTCGCAACGTTGAAGGCTATCGTAACTATGACAAGTCGGAGTTTGCTGCTCCTGCTGCATTGTACAATGGTGAAGATGCGAAGATTGAGCAGGTTTGGAAGTCGGCTCATTCACTCAAGGATTTCTTGAAGCCTGAAAACTTCAAGTCCTATGATGAACTCAAGGCGAAGTTGGATAAGGTTCTTGGTGCTGGTGGTGTTGCTGGTGCAACTGCCAAGCGAGTTGATGATGAGGAAGCAGCCGCTCCTGTCATTCGCTCTGCTCCAGCCAAGAAAGTAACTGCTGAAAATGTCAGCGTCGATGACGACGATATGGCGTTTTTCGAGAAGTTAGCAGCAGAGTAATTTCAATTAGAAAACCGTAGATGTTTTCAGGGGGACTTCGGTCCCCCTTTTTTTATCCCATATTCATATTAGCATATGTTGCTGGATGATCGAACTCTTGAGCCAATAAACGATTGAATGTGTTCTCTTGATTATGCACTTCAATATTCTTTTTAGTAGAAGGCACAGGAATGACTTGCGTATTGTTGATTTGATTTACTGTCTGAGAAGGAATCTCAACTCTATCAGCCGATTGAATTTCAATTCTCTTTTGATTCATGTCAACAATTTGCTGACCTTCTGCTGGCTTTGGTGGAGAAAGATTTAAATCCGTTTTTGAGATTGGTTTCAGTCCAGCAATCTCTTTTGCTTTATCAAGTTTTATCTTAAGAGAAGGATCATCAACAGCCATTCTCTCTAATTCTTGAAGAGTATATGCACCATACTTTGGAACTTGAATTGCTGTTGCGATGTCTTGAACAGACCCCTTTGATATATTCTGAATGGCTTTATTTCCAGATTCTTTTAAACTAAAATCAAGAGAGTCAAATATACCCATAGTTGGAATTGTTGCTAATCCTAATAAACCTGCAGCACCCAATAATCTTCCACGAAGCGGTAAAGGAATTTTTTGAAAAACATCTTTTATCTTTTCTGGGATTTTCTTTTTTCCACCATCTGGTGTAGGTGGTGTTGGTACTGGAGGAGTTGGAGTTGGGACTCTGTTGTTTCTTCCTGGAAGAAAAGTTGGGAAATCAAATCCATTATTTGACAATAAATCAGGATTATCTCTAAACACTCTCTTCAAAGCATCATATAAAGTTGCATCAAGTGCTTTTTCCATGGCTCTTTGGAGAATGGCTTGCTGCTCATCAGCCTCTAAATCGAAGACGCTGTTTGGTTGTTTTTTAATGAGCGATTCTTTTAAATCCTTGACGAGCAATTCCATATCTTTTTTACGAAACATACTTTCTTCTTCAAGTAAAACTTTAATTTGTTCTACAATTGAATCAACTTCTGGATCTCCTCCAGTGAAGCGAACTGGCTTTAAGTTAGTCTCGCGAGATAGACGTTTGATTTCTGCGTCTAATTTTCTTTGAATCTTTTTACTTGCAATTTTACCAGCAGTGCCTGTCTTACTTTTCTCATATAATTGTCTGCCTGTAGGAGCATCTGGATAATAGAGATATTCCTTCCCTTCTTCATCAGCAACAGACAAAGGCTTCATTTGTTCTGGAATCTTTTCAAGGGATCCTCTACCTTTTGCTAGTGCTGTCAATGCATCATTTATTGTTCCGACTAAATTATCAGCAATAGATTTAACACGACGATTTGTTGATGAGACTTCTTGACTTACCTTATCAACAGCAACTGATAAACCCATGATTGAGGATTTAATTGGCTCAAGTGCATCATTAAGTTCTTTCTTTAATCTTTGCGGTGAGAGAGTCTTTTTCTCTTTTTGTTTCTTTACACCAAACTCCTCTTCAAGAGTTTTCTTTGCTTGTTCGATTTCTTCTTTTGTATATCTTGTTTGAAATCTTTCTCTAACAATTGCAGTTAGATCTTTATTCCCAAAAACTGCTGCGGCAACAAAACGTAGAGTTTGAGATGTTGCAGTATCTTTTTTACCTGAAGCAATTTCACGGAGTTTCTTTTCTCTGCGAAATTCTTCTCGAGATCCAGTGTATTCACTAAATGACTTCTGTGCCTCTGGACTGTAGATGTCTGATTCTACAGTCTTGACCTTCTTTTTAAGTTGATCAACTGTTTCTTTTAGTTCTTCAATTTCTGGATCTGTTTTCTTTGCCATTTTATCTCATACGTTTCTTTATTGCTCTATCAGAGGAAGATTTTTCTTTTTGCTGTCGTATTCTTTCGTTTTCTTCTTCAACGTGCTTCGCGACTAGAGAAATATAAGTCTTTCTTTCCCATGGCAGCATCGATTCTAATTCATGTAAAGAATAATTATGATACTGCATCAACGAGAAGTTGTTGAGGAAGTAACTCCTCAAACTCTCTTCACGAAGCATTATTCGAAAAAATCTAGAATACCCTCCAGAACAACATCATGTTCTTTCTTACATCTTGGACATTCAACCTTTCCTGTATAACTCAATTTTGGAATGTTATCAAAAAAGTTCTTAATTCTTCCAAATTGTTCTTGACTCAAACTGTTAATGAAATCGTCAAATTCTTTTTCATCAACATCACTCACAGGATAAGTTTGCTCTTTATCAAAAATAAATTCCGTGCACTCACGAATGATCTTAATTACCAAATCTAAATCTCTTTCTAACTGAATCTTCTTAGCAGTTTCGAAAGTAGGATATTTCATCTTAATGCCAATATTGTCAGTCAACTGCACTACTGGATTCACATTTCCCATCTTCGTTGTAACTTGAAGAAGGTCCACCTCCAAATCCATTTCAGCACCACACTTTCTTTCATCAACAACGTTTTGACAGACATAGGTGATTTCTACCTTTTCACCCATTGATCTTGCTCGAAGATTTAAAAAAATATTCTCAACTTCGAACATTGGCAATCTATCAAGATCAATTTCTTCCACTAAACAATTATTGATGACTTGTTTAATCGTATCAATAATCATCTTATGTTCGTTAGATTCTAATGCCATAATAAGAAGTTTTTCTTCTTTTACAACAAAAGGTCTGAAGCGTACATCTTTGTTTTCTGATTTAAGGTGCACACTATAAATTGGCAAATCAATTTTTGGTAAAGCCATAACTATTCCTCAATTATATACCTTCATTTGCAATCATTATTTCGTCTACAATCGCTCTAAAATTATTTCTACTTTCTTCGTTTGCTCTAGTGATCTTTCTTTGATGTTCTCTATTTTCTACAGAAAAGAGATCGCCAGTGCTAATCAAATTAAATCTTGGCTGCTGAAGATTGATCGTATGCTGTTGCTGCAGATCTAGATATTCAGCCTCATCATTTGTTTTAAGAATTTCAGATTTCCAATAACGATAGGTTAATGTCACCTGCAATCTGTTTACTGCATCATCACCCCAGTTAGTTTGAAGCGGAGCAACTGAAACAGGATATGCTTCTAAGAGATGGCACATGAACATTGCTTGATTCAATTCGTTATACTGAGTAATCTGAACTGTACAAACATAATCTTCTCTATACTTAAAGTCAAAAGAGTATGGAGTATTGATAATACTCATCCAAGTTTCAAAGATTTGTTTTTGAATTAGATTGTTATCGCACAATAATGTTAACGTCACATCTCCATAAGCACTCATATATGGACTTTTATAACTTGGTCCGTAAATTCTGGCGTCTGAAGTGATCAACTCTCTTCCTGGAAACTCTGCCTGCTCGCATTTAAAACTGAGAAGATTTGAGAAATCTTGTTGATTTAATTCTGAGAATAGTTTTTGTAGTTGAAAGTCAACGATAAATCTATTGCTTCGAGAAAATCCAGTAACACGATTTCTAGCCAGAAAACCTGAGATACTAGAGAAATTTTCGTTTCTGCCTTGAGTAGTAAATTCTTCTAATCCATCAGATGTTACTGGAACATCTTGAACAACATCAGCGGCTAATGCAGCAGAATCGCTTTGTTGTTCTACGCTACCAACCGTTGTGCCATTTGTTGAATTGATGGCTGATTGAGAAATTGGTCTTACTGGATCTTCCATTACGTTTTATACACCATCTTTTCGGTTGGCAAAAATATTGCAGTTTCCCACTGACTAGGCTCAATATAAATTAATGACGAACGAATATGAGAATAAAGATATCGCTTCACGCATGGCTCAATCATATTAAATCTTCTTGATTTAGACAATAAATCATAAGATAATCTAAATCTTGTAGTATCGTCGTATTTATCGTTGTTTATAAAATCCTGCAGACGATCTAATAATAGCAGACGAGTGTATGGATCAATAAAGTGTAGATTCAATCCGAGGAATCCATCTGAATACATTTCCATCGGAAGAACGAGTGGGAATTTATCCCAAACTGGAAGTTTATCTTTATATTTCGGATCGTAATGGAAGAAATACATTCTTCCCACGAATGCACGAGGGGAAATTCTGTTTGCATCGTTTAGAATGTTCGAACGATTTGATGGAATTTTAAGTTGAGATATCTTACCGAACAACCATGCTCGAGCATTTTGAGATCGAGGCGGGAATCCCGCTGCGGTCATTTCAGATTTTAATTTATCAAGTAGTGATGGCATCAGATACCTATTTCTTGTTCCGTGATTAATTTAAAGGTCCAGTTACGATCTTTACAATACTCTGATGCAGCCTTCCATTTTGCTTCGTTTACACCCCAAGTCATAACTTCGGTGATATATCTTCGTGTGATCTTAGATTTCTTTACTGGTGGTTTAGTCTGACTTTTAGGTTTTACTTCTAAAATCATTGACTCCACAACTCCAGTTCGATTTTTTATCTTAACAAAGAAGTCTGGAAAGTATCTATGCCAGCGATTATCAACAGGCGATAAATACGGAATAACGATTTCTTCATTTGACCATTCGATCACACTTGGATTTGTGTCCAAATGCACCATGACTCGGCGTTCCCAGAGACTTCTGTACCAGATGTTCGTAGGATCACCTAAATATTTATTGGTATTTTTCGGACTAAATTTTCCACTGTAAGCCATCAACTATTTATAGGACATTTTAATGGCAGGACCACTCACTCGAAGCAGTACAGGACCAGCAAAAAAAGAACGAGAGTTAGTTTTAGCTGAGCGACCAAAACAATTCGATGGTCCATTAAAGGCATTGGAAACGTTTGAAGAAGGCGCAGAAGTTCTGACATATCCTCAAGATTTAGGTAACAACAATCAATTTAAGTATGTGATGAGATTGTTGATTTTTCGTCAAATACGAGATGTGAATGCTGTACCAATTATAACTCCGAATACACTAGATTTTTCTAGAAAAGCATCCCAAGAAGGGAGGCTTAGAACAGATATTGTAAATCCTACAACAGTCACTGCAGTACTTGCAGGAGCTGCAGGTGCAGTAGTTGGAAGAGTTGTTGAAGAATTTGCCTCAAAAGGTTCTCGAGCTTCTGGTGCTTTAAACGCTGTGGGGGATGCTGCTGTCTCTGCAGCGCAACTTACAGGTGCATTTGCGGTCGCAAATGCATTTGATTCTGGATTTTCTGGAAGTCAAAACGTAGTTACTGATCCACTCTCATATATTAATCTTTATATGCCAGATGGTCTCAATTTCGTTGATCGTCATGATTACGATGCTGTTTCTGTCACAGATGCTCTTGGTAATTTGGGAGTTTTAGGGACAGGTTCTGTTACAGAAATTGGAGCTCGTTTGGGTGAGAATGCTCGAATTGCTGGTGTGCAATTGTTGGGGCAAAACATTACTGACTTGGCTCTTTATAACTCTGGATATGCATTAAATCCTCAACTTCAAGTATTGTTTAAGGGAAGTAAGAATAGAGAGTTTGTCTTTACCTTCAAATTTGTTCCAAGAAATGCGAATGAAGCGGAAACAATTGAAGGCATAATTCGCACGCTTCGCTATCATGCCGCTCCAAATTATCAAAGATCAGGTGAAGATGGATTGGCAGGAACTTTTTTTGGTGTTGGCGTAGGTGCAACAGACAATTCAAGATACTTTATTCCACCATCTCAATTTGAGATTGAATTTTTAGTAATGACGAATGGCGCAGCGATACCGAATACAAAAATGCCAAGAATCGCTCAGTGCGTGCTTACAAATATTGACGTCAATTATGCTCCAAGCGGTCAATTTTCTGCGTATGAAGATTTTCAGCCAGTTGAAACCCAAGTCCAATTGACGTTTACTGAAACAATCATCCTCACCAAAGAAGATATTCAGGCTGGATACTAATGTCATATTTTTCCAATTTTCCCAAAATGTTATATTCAACATCTTTGGGTGTTGCAAATCCGAAAGCAGTCACAAATATAATTGCAAAGGTTAATTTTCTTTCTGAGAGTATTAACAATACGAGCATCTTTTACAATTATTCTGTAAAAGACGGAGAGCGACCAGAAGATATTGCATATAAAATGTATAAAGATCCAAAAAAGCATTGGATCATTTTACTGTCGAATAATATTTTAGATCCTCAATATGATTGGGTCTTAAGCACAAATCAATTAGAAGATTATATTAATAAAAAATATAGTTCAATAACATTTAATCTGGATCCATCTGAATCATATACCTCAAGTTACACGGTCGGCGAAACAGTATATCAGGGAAGTTCTTTAGATAAGGCAGATTGCGTTGGAACAGTTGTTGCTTATAGCAGCGGAAATAAAACACTACAAATTAAATTTGCAGACCAAGTTTTCGCAAATAACGCAAATGTAACTGGCGCAACTTCAAATGTGACTCATAAAGTTGTAGGAATGACTTATAATAATGATGGATATAATTGGGCTTCAAATACAACTTATTATTCTTTATTGACAGAAGTTGCATCAAATAATTACGATGGTAAAAAGACAACAACCAAATATCAAGTAACTGCAAAAGATTATAATTGGGAAACTGATTCTGTAATTGATAAAAATGTGAACATATCGTATTCAAATACCTATAATCTAGTTGATGGATCAACTTTAACAGTCGACACTACTATTGCTCCTGTAACTTATTATGATTATGAATTAAATCTAAATGAAGAAAAACGAAGCATCATTATTATTAAACCAACATTTGTTCCATCAATAGAGAACGAGTTGCGCAGATTGATGAGATCATAATATGGCGACTAATATTGAAACAACAATATTTGATATTACTTCGATATCAATCGTAAGTCCATCAATTGGAACTGTTGATCTAAAAGACTTTAAGTTTACTGTAGAGGATTTTAGTATCTACGAAAGCATTTATAACAGCGTTGTTTCTGGACACTTACTAATTAAAGATGCATCTAATCAATTGTCTAAATTGTGTTTATCAGGCACTGAGTTTCTTTATATCAATTTTATGAAAGCAGAAGGTTTGGCGCCATACGAAAAGGTGTTTCGAATCTATAAAATTTCTGATGTAACTCTAAAGAATAATACAACAACATTGACCTATAGAATTGACTTTTGCTCAGAAGAGTTTTTACTTGATCATCAAATTAGAATTTCAAAGTCATACAAAGGGTTTTATAATTTTCAAATTGCTGCAGATATTTTAGTTAATTATCTTGGAGTTTCTCCAGAAAGAGTGACTTTAGAACCAACTGTTCTTCCTCATGATGAGTTTATTATTCCAAATTTAAAACCATTTGAAGCATTGAATATGCTCACAGCATTTTCACTCAACAACAATTTAACCTCAGCGTTTGTATTTTTCGAGACCGTTTCTGGTTATAAATTTGTAAGTTTGGAGTCTTTGATACAGGCTGATGATGCTCGAACCATTTATCTTCGTCCCCAAAATGTAAGTAATGAAACTGATTCTTTAGCAGGAATAGACTACATCAGCGATTTTAATATTTCTCAGTTATTCAATGTGTTGCAAACAATGTCAACTGGTGGTTATGCATCATCAATGTTAAAAATGGATCTAATCAAGCAAGATGTGCAAACAGCATTCTCAGATCCAGCATCTTCAACACCTGTCACAACGTTGAATGCATTTTTACCAATGAATGACGCGAAAAATAGATTTAATGATAGAATAATTGATGCTTCAGCATATCAAAGATTCTTCACTAACGTAAAAGGTGGATTAATTGACAAGATTATGTTGCAAAGAGCGCATCAATTTTCTCTTTTAAATAACTATACAATGCAAGTTACAATGGCTGGCGATACAAGTTACGAAGCAGGTCAAGTGATCAGCGTTGACTTTCCATATCTGCAACCAATTAATGAAGCAGAAGAAACTCAAGTAGATCCATACAAGGCAGGTCGCTATCTTCTTACTGCCGTTCGCCATCGAATTCTTAACAATAAATACATCTGCTATCTTGAATTATGCAAAGATTCAGTTCTACAGCCATTCCCTTCTGCTGTTGCTGATGATTCTCAACTCTTAACATCTGCTAGATTATCATGAGTAAATTTCGAAAAGACTTTATCGGATTAGATGGATTTCAGTGGTGGTTCGGTGTGGTTGAAAACCGAAACGATCCATTATTGCTTGGAAGATGTCAAGTTCGCATTTATGGAATACATTCTCCAAATTTAACTGATATTCCATCAGCAGACCTTCCTTGGGCTTTGCCAGTCCATTCACTAAACAATCAAACCTTCTCAACACCAAAAGAAGGTGATTATGTTTTTGGATTCTTTATTGATGGATCATATGCGCAACAACCAGTAATGATGGGTATTGTTCCTGGAATTCCTGAGTCAATGACTGATCCAAATTCTGGATTTGCTGATCTTAGAACCCCAGAAGAAATTGCAAATTCACCAAAAAGAACAAGATCAGTTGAGTATGCTACAGATGGTACTGGCGCAACTCTTGAAGAATATACTGATGAAGAAGAATTGTCGGCATTAAGAAATCCATCTGCATTTCAAATTGGTTTTCCAACAAATAGCCCACTCGCAAGAAACGAGCAGGTAGACGAAACAATTCTTTCTGCCAAGAAAGCATCAGTTGTCACTGTTCCAATTTCAGAAGAAAACCAATGGAAAGAACCAGATCCTGCATATGATGCAGAGTATCCATTCAATAAAGTTTGGGAAACAGAATCTGGTCACATTATGGAGTTTGATGATACTCCAGGATCAGAGCGTGTTCATATTGCACACAGATCTGGAACATTCCAAGAAATTTATCCTTCTGGAACTAAAGTCGAAAAGATTGTAAAAAACAATTATAAAATTGTTTTCTCTGATCATCATGTTTACATTAAGGGGCGTGTAAATCTTACCGTTGAATCAAATGTAAACATGAAGGTCTATGGACATGTTAATCTTGAAGCCCACAATGACATCAATGCTAATGTTGCTGGAAGTGTGAACTATACTGTCGGCGGTGACTTTAATGTGAAGGCTGAGAATATTAATCTTGAAGCCAACAGTTATATCAATCAACTTGCAAATACTGGCGTGTTTATTACTGGCAATGGAGATGACGACGACGGCGGTGTGTTCATAGTTGGAGAAGGTTCAGTTGGACTTCAGGGTGGAGAAGTTTCAGTTCTTTCTACAGTTGGAACTACGATAACTGCAGGTATTGACATTTCATTGACTGCTGGTGGATTTATCGCTGCTCAAGCTGGCGGTGCAGTTAGCATTCAAGCAGGGGCGCAATTTAATGTTCTTGCTGCTGGTACTGCGGCAATGACAGCAGCCACAGTCGGATTGAATGGAGCGGTTATCTCTCTCACCTCTGCTGGTCTTGTGAATTTGCAGGGTACAGTTGTTGGTGTTGGTGCAAGTCTCGTTGCTCCATTACAAACGTTCACAACATTCCCACCATCTCCTATAATTGGTGTTCCAATCCCAGGAATTCCAGCTGGGGAAGTAATTCCTGCCTCACCAACAGGATTAGGCGATCCACTTGAATTGCTCGAATATAACGATCCTCCTGTGTTCTTTGAGAAGAGCCCAAGCGTTCGACTTCCTCCAGATCGAGCTGCAGATATTGAACAACAGATTCTAGAATACGTTAAGAATCCAAACTCCTTCTATAATGAAGACGCAGATCGTGGTGATGTGAAGTCGAATTATCAAGGAACACCAGATACAAGCGGATTTGGTGATTCGTTAATTAATCCAAATAATCCAAACATCGATGATGCTTCAGATTTGGCTGCTTGGCTAGAAGAACAATTATCAAAGACCAGTTCAGGCGGCTTCTGGTTAGAAACTGGAATGAGTGGAGGAGATTCAAATCCAAACATTATAAACATCTGGAAAGATCTAGGATTTGGAAACAGAGCTCCATGGAACACCGACCAAACCGCATGGTGTATGGGCTTCATCAACTATGGTCTCAAACAAAATGGATACCGTTTCGTCCAAACTGCAAGAGCGTTTGACATTCGAGATCGTTTGTCAGATTTCGGCGCAACTCAGGTCATAAATCCAAGCGAGGCAAGACCTGGAGATATCGCTCTTTGGAAATATAGTCACGTCAGCTTTGTCTATAAAAACAATAATGGTGCCCTTTCGTTTGTGGGTGGAAATCAAAAGAGTCGCAGCAGCGTTGGTGGCTCTAAGAATAATCCTTCGCAGGGTGATGTAAGTATCTCTTGGCAAAATGGTTATTCGTCTCCAGGAGATGGAACTTTGCTCGGAATCTTTAGACCTGTAAAAGTCTAATATAAATATAAAAACAAATTTTAGAGTAAAAAATGGCAGCAGAAGAAAGAGCATTTTCTGATCTAGATTTAAATTTTACGAAACATCCGATTACAAAAGATGTTGCTCGTAAAACTGGGTATAATGCGATTATCGCTTCTTTAAAGAATTTAATTAATACTAATTTCTACGAAAGACCATTTAATCCAAAATTGGGAAGCAATATTCGCGGTTTACTGTTCGAACCATTAGATCCGTTAACAGGAACTGTTCTACAAAAAGAATTGAAAATTCTTATTGATAACTATGAACCAAGAGTTTCTGTGAGAGATATACAAGTAGTGGCTGATTATGATAGAAATGCATATCAAGTTACTTTAACATTTTTTACGGTTAATTCTACTGAACCACTCAGAACAGTATTATTTTTAAATAGGTTGAGATAATGTCAGCAAACTTAGAAAGTAAATTGATTGTTTCAAATCCAGACTTTAATGCGATTCGAAGCAACTTAAAAGATTTTTTGCGAGCTCAAACCACTTTTTCGGATTATGATTTCGAAGGTTCTGGTCTTTCTAATTTGATCGATCTGTTAGCGTATAACACTCACTATATGGCTTTCTATGCAAACATGATTGCAAACGAAGCCTTCTTGGATACAGCCTCACTTCGTGATGCAGTAGTTTCTCACGCCAAGATGCTTGGATATACTCCAACTTCTGTAACAAGTGCACGTGCAAATGTGAATCTAACCTTCACACAAGCAAATAATGCGGCTGTGGCAAATTTAACATCTCTCACGATTCCAAGATTTACAAAATTTGCTGGAATTTCTTTAAACGGAGTCAACTATACATTCACGACTCTTGAAGAAAAAACTGTAACAAAAGCCAATTCAGCATTTACATTCTCCAATCTCGAGATTACTGAAGGCAAACCAATAAACATTGTCTTCACTTATAGTGCGCAAAATAACCCACTACAACAATTTACAATTCCTGATCCAGATGTTGATACGTCAACACTAGAAGTTATTGTTCAAAACTCTGCTGCCGACTTAACTCAAAAAACATATACGCTTGCTCTAGATGCAACTGAAGTTTCAGCAAATAGCGCAGTTTATTATCTTGATGAAATTAATGATGGAAAATATCAAGTATACTTCGGTGATGGTATTTTAGGTAAACAACTTTCAGATAGCAACATTGTGATTTTGAGTTATTTGAGAAGTAAGGGTGCTGATTCGAATAAGACAAATCAATTCACACTAATTGATTCAGTTGGAACATTAACAAGCGGAACAGTTGTGGTCAACGATGCTGCTCAAGGTGGCACATCTGCAGAATCTATTAATAAAATTAAATTTACTGCGCCAAAAGCATTTGCTGCAAGAAATAGAGCAGTCACAAAAACAGATTATATTTCTCTAATTCAACGCGACTATCCTTCTCTTGAAGCAGTCAACGTTTGGGGTGGTGAAGAAAATGATCCACCAGTTTACGGCAAAGTCTTTATTTCTGCAAAACCTGCTTCTGGCTACGAATTAACAACAACAGAAAAACAATATATTTTAAATGAGGTTGTTGCCCCGTTAAGCATGGTAACTGTAACACCAGAATTTGTTGACCCAGATTATAATTATTTGAATCTAAGTGTTAAAGTTACTTACGATCCAACTGCAACAACGAAAACTCCAGGTCAGATTGTAAGCTCTGTAAAATCAGCTGTGTACAACTTTGCAAATACAAACCTTGACAATTTCAATTCATACTTCAAAGTTTCTCGTTTGACAAGAGAAATTGATAATATCGAAACTGCAATTTTAAGTAACGAAATTGACGTTACAATTGAGAAAAGACTTGAACCAATTCTTGGCGCAACACCAAGAAACTATACTTTGAAATATTATACGCCACTAAAGAAATCAACTAGCGGAAATAGAATTCGCTCAACTCCAGCATTTACTGCATATGACAGCGAAGATGTTGTTCGTCAGGTATTCTTCGAAGAAGTGCCCCAGTCAACAACAGGCATCTCATCAATAACCATTAAAGCAGGTGGTTCAGGATTTACTGTTGCTCCAGAGATAAGAATCACAGGCGATGGCTATGGAGCAGCCGCAACAGCAGTAATTACAAACGGCAAAATCACCTCTGTAAATATTACAAATGCTGGCTCAGAATATACAACAGCAGTTGTGAAAGCATATGACTCTGATGGAAACGAATTGACAAGCGTTTTACTTGAAGCAGTTATTCAGAATAGCGTCGGTAAACTTCGAACATACTATTTCGATGACAATCAAATTAAAACCATTCTTTCTGAAGATGCTGCAACAGTAGATTATGCTGCTGGAACAATCACACTTCAAAACTTCTCACCACTTGATATTAGAAATACTTTAAAAGTTCTTAAGTTCTATGCAATGCCTGAGAATAATTTGTTCAGTTCAACAAGAAGTTCAATTATAACAGTTGATCAAGAAGATGCAGCTGCAATCACTGTCGACGCTATACCTGTAACAATCTAATATGTCATCACAGAATAGACTTTCAACACTCGTAGAATGGCAACTTCCTGACTTTATTCGTCGGGATCATCCATTGTTCGTAGAATTTTTGCAAAAGTATTACGAATATCTTGAAACGCCAAATTCTCCTGTTTACGAATTAAAGAGATTCTCTGATAACTATGATGTAGATAAAGCCAGAGAAGCATTTTTACAATATTTTAAAAATAAAATCATACCTTCTTTTCCTGATTCTACAGAGTTGTCAACAGAAAGAATTATTAAGGCTGCGCGCGATTTTTATGCAAAGAAAGGTACTCCTGACTCATTTAAATTTCTTTTCAGTGCTTTATATGGTGCAGAATTAGAAGTATTTTTCCCAAAATTACAAATTTTAAAAGCATCTGATGGTAAATGGATTCTACCTCAAGCATTTCGTTTAACGCTTACTGGTGCAAATCTTTCTCTTGATTTAAATTTAATTGAAAAGCGAAAAGCATATGGCAGCATTTCCAGAGCGAGCTGTATTGTTGAAAGCGCAATAAGAACAATTGATAAAAGCACCAACAATGAAATTGTTGAAATTTATGTTTCAAATGTAAATCGTGCATTTCAAAATGGTGAAGATCTAGAAATAGAGTATCTTGACATTAATGGCGCGACTCAAACATTCTCAGAAAAGATTATTGGTGCACTTTCAAATATTCAAATTACTCAAAATCGTCGCGGCACAAGATATCTAACAGGTGACCCAGTTGTGATTAATGGTGGTTTGGATACCACATCAACTACAAAAGTAAAGGCTGTTGCAACTGTTGGGAATGTAACCACAGGTTCAATTGATTCTGTCACCGTATTAAATCGCGGATATGGATTTAGAACATTTCCAAATTCTTTAGTTGATATTGTAACAGCAAATGGCGTTGGTGCAAACGTAATTGTTGCTTCGGTAGACACAGCAAACAATATTGAAATTCCTTATAACATTGATGCAATTTTATACAAAAAAGATACTTTATTAAATGCTGCAGACTATGATTTTGATAATGTTGCTTCAGCAGACATTAATACAACCATTATTGATGCATTAACATTTGAAAAAATAAACGTTTATCCAATACTTACAATGAGTGTTGTAAATGGCGGATCTTTCTTCAGTGAAGAGCCAACTTTAGATGTTGTTTCTCTATTCGAGAGTGATTATTCAGAAACAAATGGCAACCTATTGTTAAGTCCAGGCTCATTTAGTACATACAATGCATCAAATTCTTCCATTAAATTTGTTGGTGGTGGGTTTTCTAGTGTGAATGATTATTACAATGGATGGAGAATTTTACTTGAAAAACAATATAGAACAATCATAGATTATGATGGTGCAACTAAAACTGCATTTTTAGATAGATCGTTCGAAGTAAATATAAATTTAACCAATATTCTCACTAAAAATCTTTATCTTGATTCCCGCCCATCAACTAAATCTATGGGCTATATTGCTCACGTTGAAGTATTAAATGGTGGAAGTGGATATGATAGTGGCGATACTCTTTCACTAGCTGGAACAGGTTATGGTGCTGTCCTCAGCCCAACGATAACAGGTGGTTCATTTACTGCAGTTTCAGTATCAAATCGTGGTGAGGGATATGTTGAACCGCCAACAGTAATCGTAAATACATCAACTGGTAGTGGGGCATTATTTAAAGTTTATGTTCTTGGAAATGGTGAGGAATTTGATGTTGTAACTGGAGACATTGGTCAAGTCAGAGACATTATTCTCTCAAATCGTGGATCAGATTATGTTTCAGCACCAAATGTATCACTAAAAGTATATGACATTTTAATTTCTCCTCTTGGTGGATCTGAAGTAATTCTCGAGAATGATATTGTATATCAAGGTGTAAATGTAAATACAACTACATTTAGAGCCATCGTTGATGAATATTATCCATCTAATAATATTATCAGAGTTTTCAATTATTCTGGTTCTATAAACGTAGCACAAAATCTTGTTGTTTATAAGACTGAGACAGCAGCACAAACAAACACCTTCATTCAAACTTCAACGATTGGAGGTAAAACGTATCCATACAAATATGGTGACGGCAGAGCCAGAGCAACAGCAGAATTTTTAAATGGTCTTATTCGCTATAACGGATATTATCTAAACACCGATGGACAATTAAGTTCTGATAAGAGATTACAAGACGCTAAGAGATATCACAATTATTCTTATGAATTAATCTCTGATCGCTCTTACACTGAGTATAGTAAAACTGTTCTTGAGAGTTTACATCCTGCAGGCGCATCACTACTTGCTGCGCATATGATCAAAACAGATTTGCAGGTCTCGCAGCTTTCTAATATAAATGTTCATACACTCTATACAAATAGTAATAGTTTAATCACGAACTGTAACGTTGGATTTAATGCAGCTATTGTTTCTGGAAACACAGGCAGTGACTTTGATTTGCTTGCAAATATTGGTGATATTATCATAATTAATTCTGGTAATGTGTATCGCTCTTTTGCAAAGGTGATCACTTCGTTTACCAGCAACACTCAACTAAATATAGAGAGCCCTTGCGTTATTGTTGGTGAAGGTCGCGGTAAAGTTACAGCAAACCTCAATACACTTACAATTAGCGGCAATTCAAACTCTATTGTACAATTCATCACAGTAGACGACGAACTTAGAATAAACGTAAATAATTCTATCTTGGTTAAAACGATTAATAGTATTTCTGGCAATGTAATTACTCTCAACAGCAATGTGGGTATTACAACGACCAATACAAATCTTGTTTACTTCGTTTATCCGAAGTTAAACGCAGTAAGTTACAAAATAGTCAGTACGACTGACGAATTCTCTTAACGGAGAGATAATATAAAATGGCGAGTTATGCAATCTTAACTAAAAATTTCGGTGTTTTAAACGCCCAGAACTTCGAGCGTTTAACAACTGGGGCATTTGCAAATTGCTACGTCGCGATTGGTCGTCAAAGCGACTGGTCGGGTGGTGATGTTGCTGCTGCTCCTGTAGACACTTCAAACAGTTTCTATCGATTCTGGGACACCATGATCGGTATGAAGAAAATCACTGCTGCTGACATGAATTTAGTTGTTCCACGTGTTGATTGGGAAACAGGAACAACGTATATTGAATATAATCAAGATACTCAAATGTTTGCAAAAGCCAATACTGCAAATGTTGCGTATGATAACAAATTTTATGTGAGAAATACGCGAGATCAAATCTTTAAATGTTTGTTCAATAACAACAGTGGATCATCTACTGTGATGCCAGAAATTAATTTAGATGGCCAACTTCCAGAAAATGCATTTGTTGAAACATCAGATGGATACAAATGGAAGTATTTGTATACAATTCCACCTGGACTTAAAGAAAAGTTTTTCACAAATCAATATATGCCTGTTGTGACAGAGGCTATTGTCACAAATAATGCTGTTGATGGTCGTCTTGACATCATTAAGATTACTGCAAATGGTGCTGGTTTTTATGCGAATGCAAATTCAAATAGTTATAGCATCGTTTCTATTAGTGGTGATGGATCTAATGCAAATGTGACTGTGAAGGTTACAACTACTGCCCTTCTTGGTGGTAATTTGAGCGGATATAATATTATTTCTGCAGGTAACAATTATACCAGAGCCACGCTCAGTTTGACCGACCCTATCAAAGTTCCTGGAACTGCAAATGGCACATTAACCGCAGTTATAGGTCCTCCAGGAGGACATGGCTCAGATGTAGCGCAAGAATTGGGTGCATCTAATTTGATGCTTTGCGTTCAAATTGAGGGTGATGAGGGTGGAAAACTTCCAATTAATGGATTAAACACATTTAGACAGATTGGCATTCTAAAAGATCCTCTATTAGCCAACTCTGCTTTTGCGTCAAATAACGTATACAGAACGACAACAGCTCTCGGCATTTCAGCTGCAGTCACTCCAGCATTTAGTTTGAAAGAAACAATCTATGTTGGAACTTCTCTTGCAACCGCGACATTTACTGCAGTGGTTGAAAACTATGATAGCGCAAATCTTGTATTATATGTAAACAATACAACTGGATCCCTCACAACTCCAGCAACGATTGTGGGGAATACTTCTGGAGCAATTACTAGCGTTTTAAGTCAAACTGCTCCAGAAATAAAGAAGTTCTCAGGGGATCTACTATATATTGAAAACAGCGCAAATATTTCTCGATCAACTGTTGAAACTCAACAAGTTAAACTTACGCTCAGATTTTAAGGTGTAACAGATGGATTTTAATGTAGAACCGTTTTATGACGATTTTGAGGCTTCCAACGGAGCCAAAGATCAGAATTATATGAGAGTATTATTCCGTCCTGGATATGCAGTTCAGGCACGTGAACTTACTCAAATTCAGTCCATCGTTCAAAATCAAATTAAGAGTTTTGGTGACCATATCTTTAAAGACGGTTCTCCAGTTTACGGTGGGCAAATTACTCTTGATACAAACGCAAACTATCTTAAACTTCAAACAACCTATAACGGAATTGACGTCGAAGCTGCAGATTTCGCAAATACCGTAATCTCAAATAGTTCTGGCACTTCGAAAATTCGAGCAAGAGTTGTTTCAGTAGATGAAACTCAAACACAGCCAACATTGATGGTTCGCTATCTTCGCGGAAATCAATTTGCGAATGGCGACGTCATTCAAGCAACAACCACGCAAGGAACAACGTTTGCTCAATTATCTGCTGATAGTGCTTCTGGTAAAGGCTCAGTTGCCTCTATTGACGAAGGTATCTTTTATGTTGATGGATATTTCGTTAAAGTTAGTCCGCAAACTATCGTTTTAGATCCATATGGTAACACACCAACATATAAAATTGGTCTTGAGATCGACGATAATATTATTGATGAGTCTGAAGATACAAATCTTTTAGACCCTGCGCAAAATTCATTCAACTATCAGGCTCCAGGTGCATGGCGTTATCAATTTAGATTAAATCTAGCAAAACGAGAACTCACATCTGTTGACGATGAGAAGTTTTTTGAACTAGTTCGTGTTGAAAACGGACTCATCACAAAACAAGTTCGTTATCCAATTTACTCAGAACTAGAAAATACTCTTGCTCGCCGCACTTATGACGAATCTGGCGACTATACAGTTCGCCCATTTGGTGTTTCTCTTTCCGCAAACACAGCATGTAATGATACATTTATTATTAATGTTGAACCAGGAAAGGCATACGTTAAAGGGTTTGAATATGAGTTTGCTGGAACGCAAAAAATTGAAGTAAACAAAGCCAGAACAACAAATACATCAACAGATTACGATCTTTCAGTTGAGTATGGCAAGTATGTTTATGCGAATACGATCACTGGATCTTCTTCAGGATTGTTTAATATCGCTAAACTCGATGTGATTGATCTTCACTGCGTCCCTCAAGTAAACGTATCAGTTTCAACTATTGATGCATATAATACAACTTATATGGGTTATGCGAGAATTCGCAACTTTAGAAGAGACAGTTCAACAGAATATCTTGTGTATCTAACTGATATTAATCTTGTATCAAATACCGTAACTGCAGCAGCAACTGCTGTAAATGCAAACTCTATTGTGTTCCCTGCAGGATACTCTGATCTAAATGATGCATACGCTAATGTAAGCGTAAGAGTGTTGAGTGGTGGTGCAAGTAACGTATCTGCTGGCGATGTTCGTAAGATCGTAAGATATGATGGTGCTACAAAGACTGCATTTACAGATTTAAACTTTACTGCACTCATCGGTAGCGGTAACACAGTTTCTCTCTTGTATAGCACAAAAGATATTGATTCATTGGTTGAAGCACCTGCTGCAAAGACATCTTATAATGTTAAGATGAATATCTCGAATAGCAGTAAAGATATTACAAATGCAACAATCATCTCTGATGAAAATAGAGATTCATTGTTGTTCATGCTACCAGATAATTATGTTTCTTATGGATCAATCACCAATGCTGACTTTAATAGCATGAAGGTGTTTGAAGATAAGTCATTCACTTCAAATGGTCAGTTAGCACTAACTCTTGCTGGCAATGAGACATATGGTTATGGTTCAGATGGAAGTTTCTTATCTGCAACCTCAGCAAATGCTAACATTATTGTAATGGTCAAATCTCTTGGAACTGCATCAAACGTTGTAGTTGGTCAAATATTGAATTTAACTGCTGCGGTGGGTCCAGGTGGTGGCGGTCGTGGAGTTGCTGTTCGTAGAGATTCATCAACACAATTGACAATTTTCAGTGGTGAATTGGGAACATTTACTGCAGACATTTATGCTGTAGTGAAGGTCAATGATTCAGAATCAGCCACAAATAATCGTAGAACAAAAACGATTCGTGGAAACGCTGCAAACACTACGCTTTTAGCAACCGATAGTTATCTAAATGCTACACAAGTTACAGGTTGCACATCAGTAAGAATTGACACGACAAATGGTCATGTTTGGTTTACAAATACCAGCTTTATTAATAAAACTCCTGGTGGCAATAACTCACTATTCATTCCAGACGTTTATAAGATCATAAAGATCTATGATTCTGGAAGCGGAACTCAAGAACCAACAGCAACAAATGCAATTGATATTACGAGTCGTTTCTATCTAGATTCTGGTCAAACTCTTGGAATGTATGATCATTCTAAGATTGTATTGAAACCAGGTGCCTCTGCCCCACGAGGACAGACTGTTGTGATGTTGCAATATTATGAACATTCATCAGCAATTAATGGATACTTTGATGCAGATTCTTACCCATCGGCTCAATATGCAAATGGAACAATTCCAACGTTCATAACTTCTGATGGAACAACATATAATCTTCGTGATGCGATTGACTTCCGCCCTACGAGAGATATTGGAACAAGTTCGAGCGTTGCTTCATATACCTTTGTTGGTATGAAAAATCCAATGCCAGATGATCCAATGGAATTGACATATTCATATTATGTTCCACGTGTTGATAAACTTATTTTGACAACAGAAGGCGAATTTAAAACTCTCACTGGTGTTGCGGGTAAGTATCCAATTCCTCCTGTGGATACAGAAGATGGAATGACATTGTTTAGAGTTGACATTCCTGCATATACTGCAAATGTTAACAGCATCAAACTTACAAAGGTAGACAATAAGCGTTATACAATGCGTGACATTGGAACGCTAGAAAATCGTATTCGCAATATTGAATACTACACCTCATTGAGTATCGCTGAGAAAAAAGCAACTGATGCTCCAATTTTGTACGAAGATAATGCTACAGAAAAGGAAAAGTATGGTATTGTTGCAGATAATTTCACAGGATTTAATGTTGCTGATACGTTAAATGCAGACTTCAAGTGCTCTTTAGAAAAGGGTAAACTTTCTGCTTATAATAATTTGAAACATATTCCTCTCGAAGTTAGCACAATTGGTGCAAATACTAAGAGAAATTCAAAAACTGTTTCGCTTGATTATACAGAAGAAGTTATTGTTCAACAAACAACAGCGACTGCAAATGTGACTGTTCAGCCATATTTGTATGGAACATTTATTGGGCAATTAACTCTTTCGCCACAAAGCGACAGCTGGTTCTCTGAGAATCAAGCACCAATTCCTGTATCTCCAACATCGCCAGTTCCAACAATTGATGCGCCTGTTCCAGTTGTCGGTCCGCAAAATACAATTACCACAAATCCACGTAATCCATTTGGATTTGCACCAATTGTCTTGACTCAAGAGGATTGGTTCCGCAGAGGTGGCGGTATGGCAAATGCGTTAAATAGAGCGCAGGAACGAGTAGAAGAATTAGCACCGTAGTAGGTTTAAAACATGTTCGACGAATTTCCATTTAATTTTATATTCAATCCAAACCTAATCAATGGTTTGGATCCAAATGCGTTTTCGCCAGTTGAGCAATCTAACGATCCAAATATCGTTACTCGATTTATTCGCGCAAACGAAGTTGTGTTTGTTGGCACATCGTTAACACCAGATAAAGTTCCTAACTTTTTCTTAGATGATGCAGTTGTCAATAATTTTGTACAGAAGTCAAATAGACTAGAATTAAATGCTGCAAATAACGCAAGCATCTTCGTTCAAGGTGAGGGCATTGTTGATATTACAACAAATGCATATGCTCGTGTTCTTGCAAGCTCGAATAATATTCTATATTTGAATCAAAACTTTTTAACTGTGAATATCGCTGCTTATGGTGCCAACTCACTAAATGACAATGATTATGCTGTAAATGATATTGTTATTCAGAGAGCCAGTGGAACAAGTGGTGTAACAACTTTCCGTGGTCGCGTTCAATACTATGATCGTGCAAATGGTGTTCTTGCCATCTCTCCTTCTGATGGTGCTATGAATGCATATGGTGCTGTGGCAAATAGTGTTATTTCAAAATTGAACAGTGCAGTTCTTACAAATGCTGCATCATTCATTCGCGGAAACACGTTTAGAGCTGGCAACAGAGTTCGTGGTGCTGCGAATGTGTCAAATACTGGATTGATTGTTTCTCTTGATCATGCTTCTGGTGTTTATACTGCAGCAAATGGCACCAACACTCTATCAATTCTTGTTCAAGCCAACTCAATTAATTCTGTTGGAAACACTCTTATCATCACTTCTGGAACTGGACAAAACACTGTAAGAGAAATTCTTGCAGTTCATGGTACGAATCATAATGAACTTCGTCTCAATGCTACAGTTACATTGAGTTCAAATTCTAAGTATACATTTGGCACTCACGTGGTTGATGAATTTGGTCGCATCACTGGTATCTTTAATATTCCAGAAACTGAAAGTGCTCGATTCCCAGCAGGTGAGCGTATCTTCACAATCACTGATACGGAAGGTGCTCAAAATAACTTCTTCTCAATGCGTGCAACTGCGACATATAATGCAGTTGGTGCGCCACCAGTTATTCCACCACCTGTATTTGTCCCACCACCTGTTCCACAAAGAAGAAGAGATCCTCTTGCTCAAACATTCTTTACGCCAGAAGTTGATGTGCAAGTAAATGGCGCGCCTAAATTTAATTATGGCATTTATGTGTCATCTGTCGACTTGTTCTTTGCTGGTAAGCCAATTCTAGCAGATCTTCAACTTCCTATTACAGTTGAACTTGTAACTGTGGTGAATGGAATTCCAACACAAAATGTGATTGCTGCTAAATCAGTAGAATGTCGTGATGTTAAAACGTCATTGATTCCAGATGCATCAAATACCAGCACAATTACCAACTTTAAGTTTGATGATCCAGTATATTTGGAACCAGAAACAGAATACGCTATTGTTGTGAAGTCTGATTCTCCAGATTACTATGTGTTCATCTCTGAACTCGGCGGAAGTGTTCTTGGTGCAAATCCACCACGTCGTGTTTCTCAGCAGCCATATCTTGGCTCATTGTTTAAATCACAAAACTCATCAACGTGGACACCAATTCAAAATCAAGATTTGATGTTCCGCATTAAGAAGTGTGTCTTTACGCCAAATACTGGTGGCACGGTATTGTTTAAACCACAAAATCAATTTGCCAATGTGAATATTGATTCTATTTTGATGCACACAACACTGTTAACAAAGAAACCAACAGTTGCAAACTTTAAGTTTAAATCGAACAACGTTTCTAACGTACAAGATGCTCAGTTCACCTATATTCCTGTCAATTCACGATATAGTTTTGGTGCTGATTTGTTGACATCAACCGCAACATCAAATCGCCGTCGTCGAATTATAGAGGGTGATACAGGATCATTTATTGCTGGTGTTGATTTAAATACGACAGACGCAGACGTATCGCCAATTGTAAACATTGAGCGCATCAGTGCTGTTGCTTATGAAAACGATATCAATGATGGAAGTATTTCAAATACTGATATTAGCATTACTTCTGTTGGAACGCATACTGACGCTGGTGACATTACAGTTACAATTTCTGCTCCAGATTTAGCAGATGGCATTCAAGCAAATGCATATGTTTCTGCTCTATCTAGCAATGGTGTTAGCACAATTATTGTTGACAATTCAGGTTCTGGATATATTACAACTCCAACGATTACTTTCTCAGAGGCTGTAGCATCATCAAATGCAACCGCTGTGATTGCTGGTGAAACAGGATCTTCTGGCGGTAATATGAAGGCTCGCTATATCACGAAACAGATTAGTCTTGCTGACGGATTTGATGCAGGTGATCTTCGTGTTTATATTGACGTCAATCGTCCACGTGGAACTAATGTTCACGTCTATTACAAAGTTAAATCAGCATCAGATCCTGAAAACTTCGAGTTGAAGAAGTGGAAGTTGATGAATAAGGTTCTTGATACCTATTCTGCAGATCAGAGCGAGGTTATTGAACTCGAATTTAGACCAAATCTTGAGAAAAACGTTCTTTCATATGTTGAGAATGGCGTTGTATATCCTCTTGGTGGTACGTTTAAATACTATGCTATTAAGATTGTGATGTCCGCTGCAGATCCAACTGTTGTTCCAACAGTTCTAAACTTTAGAGCAATTGCAACACCATCAGGATAATATGAAAATTAAAGTTAAAGATAGAAGTGATCTTGTTCGAGATTCGCAAACAATGGCAATCTTGAATGTTGACAAAAATGTATTAAATAAAGATCTTCTATATAAACAAAAAATGCGTCGAGAAAAACAAGTCGACGAGGCGATAAATAAACTAGAAAATGATGTAAACGAAATAAAAGGTAATCTGAATAAAATACTTCAGATACTTGAGACTAGAGGTCCGTAATGGCTAATGCAAATATTTCAACAGTTGTCGTAACCAACACCTTTGATGAGTGGCGAGTCGCTACAAATGATTTGATTGCAGATCGTAACACTTTACGAAATACAAATTATGTCAAAGATGGCGGTAATTATGCGATCGCAAATGGCGTTTTAAGTGTTCAAAAAGACGGTGGTGGTACTGTTTTTTCTGTTGCGAATGACGCTTCAATTAGCGGTAATGCGACCATCAACAGATTAACTGTTACAACAGGTATTAATGCTGCAGTGATAAATGCAACAACTGCAGTAAATTCAACATCATTCATCACAACAGCTGGATTAAATGTAACGAATCAGGCTAACCTTGCGCGAAATCAGGCAAACGCTGCATATGATATTGCAAATACTGCCAGAGATCAAGCGAACACTGCGCGTGATACCGCAAATACTGCCTCTGAAACTGCTAGTATTTCTGCAAATAGTGGTTCTACTTTAACCAGTAAAAAATTAAATTTCATCAACACTTCAAGTATTCTTGTGAGTGTCACTGATGCATTAGACGGAAATGCAAATATTTCTCTTCAAACGAGTTTTGCAAGTCCTAGTGATGCGTATGATCAAGCAAACACTGCTCGTAATACTGCGAACGCTGCCTATGAAGCCGCAAATACTGCTGGTGGCGGTGCTCCATATGATCAAGCAAACACCGCCCGAGATCAAGCAAATACGGCACGTACACAAGCAAACACGGCACGCGATCAAGCGAATACTGCACGTGATACAGCGAATATTGCATATGGACAAGCCAACAGTTCATATGATCGAGCAAATGGTGCCTATGGTCAGGCTAACGGCGCATACGCTCATGCGAACATTGTTTATGCTCAAGCCAACACTTCCTATGACCAAGCGAATACTGCATATAATCAAGCCAATACTGCTCGCACTACTGCAAACGATTCTTACAGTCAAGCCAACACAGCGCGTGATCAAGCCAATACTGCTCGAACCACAGCCAATGATGCTTATGGTCAAGCAAATACTGGAAGCACTCAAGCAACTGCTGCTAGAGATCAAGCCAATACTGCTAGAGATCAGGCAAATACTGCTCGCAATACAGCCAATGGTGCATATGGACAAGCCAATGGTGCATATGCTCAAGCAAACACATCAGCAAATACAGTTCGTGTTTCCGCAAATCTTGGATCCACATTATCAGCAAAACAACTTAACTTTAATAATACATCAACAATTCAAGTGAATGTATTAGACGGTGGTGGTGATGCTGCTGGAAATGCAAATGTAACATTCTCAGTAATTGGTGGTCTCTTAAGTGCAAATGCATGGAAACATGCAACAGCAACTTATGATAGCGCCAACGTATACATCTCTGCCACTGCACCTGCCTCTGGAAATCAAAAGGGTGACATCTGGATTCAATTTTAATTAAGGTGCAAAATGGCTCTTAAAATCTGGGACAGCACAGAATGGAAAATGGCGTCTCAAATCAAAGTTTGGGATGGCACCACTTGGCAAAATGGCTCTCAGGCTAATGTCCATGTTTGGACTGGCACAGCATGGCAAAAAGTTCATCCTGGCGTAGAATTAGATGCAACAATTGGATATTCAGTTTTCACCACTGATCCTACAGATGCTGGGAGTGGTGGTAATGCTCAAGCCAGAGTTAATATTTTTGCAAACGGAAAAATTCAAACCTTTGAATCAACATCAATATCAGGAACTGTAAGAACATCAAGTGCTGATTGGTTGCTAACAGGAACAAATTCTGATTATGATGTTTATGTTGCAAATTTTGGCGGAGATAATTTAGAAAGTGGCAGCGGACCAGTTGATGGTACTCGCACAAGATTAAGTTCAGGTGTTGAATATTCTTTATTTATAAATTCGAATGGAACTAAAAGTTCTTCATTTGATATAATCATTTGCGCGAATAATTCAGCGACAGGCACCACAATTCAAACAGCTCCAGTTTTTCTACAAGTTGATGTCGGTGGATTGTAATTTAGAGTAATCAATGTCTAATCTACTTACAATTAATACAAAAGGAATTTTATTTCCTGATGGAAGTTTTCTAGATACTGCGCAAGTTGGATCAAATCTCAACGTTGCAGCAAATGGCTCATCTATTGAGTTTACGAAATTTCTCAATTTTATTAATACTGATACAGTCACCGTTTCAGTAACTCCAAACACAGGTAATCCTGGATATACAAACGTTGCATTCACATCAACTGGTGGGGGTGGCGGTGGAGTGAGTGGTCCATCAGGTCCATCAGGTCCATCTGGACCAAGTGGTCCATCTGGAGCAGCATCAACAGTTTCTGGTCCGCAAGGCGCACAAGGTCCGTCTGGTCCATCTGGCGCACAAGGTGCCGCATCTACTGTTTCTGGACCACAGGGTGCACAAGGTCCATCTGGACCATCGGGTGCTCAGGGGGCAGCATCTACAGTTTCTGGTCCTTCTGGTCCGCAAGGAACATCAGGTCCATCTGGTGCTGCCTCTAATGTTTCAGGTCCACAAGGTTCACAAGGTGTTTCTGGTCCCAGTGGTCCATCGGGTCCATCTGGCGCTGCCTCTACAGTTTCTGGACCATCTGGACCAAGAGGTATAACTGGTCCGTCTGGTGCACAAGGCGTATCAGGTCCACAGGGAACTGGTCCGTCAGGTCCACAAGGAACTCAAGGTGTTTCTGGTCCAAGTGGTCCACAAGGAGATCCAGGTGGTCCATCTGGTCCGTCAGGTCCACAAGGTCCGCAAGGTCCACCAAATGGTCCATCTGGTCCAAGTGGTCCACAAGGTCCTTCTGGTCCAACTGGTGACAAATATTCTACATCTAGTACATCGACATTTACGATTGCTCAAAATATAAACATCACGATTACAGTCGGCACTGGTTTATCTTGGACGCCTGGACGTGGTGCTCTTATTCGACACGATGGATTTAACTTTATATACGGAAGTGTTGAAGCATATAATCCAGCCACTGGTGAATTTACATTCTTCTCAGATCCAATTCTTGACTCTGCAGCAGGTGTAGGAAATTCATTTAGCAGTTGGAAAGTTGATGTTGCAATAATATTCTCAACAGTAGAAGGTCCTACTGGTCCATCAGGTGCTGCATCTACCATTTCTGGTCCAACTGGTCCGTCAGGTCCATCGGGTCCATCTGGCGCTGCCTCTACAGTTTCTGGACCATCAGGTCCGAGTGGTCCAAGAGGTGCATCAGGTCCATCTGGTCCATCAGGTCCACAAGGACCAAATGATGCAGCATCAATCAATTACATCCAAGATGGCACAGGTGCTGTTAGCAGAACAGTTCAAGCAGGATTGAGAGATCGAATTAGTGTATTTGATTTCATGACAACTGCTGAAATCACCGATGTTGAAAATAGATCGTTTACTCTTGATGTAACATCAAAAATTAAAGCAGCGATCGACGCTGCATCAGCACAAAGAAAAGATCTGTTCATTCCAGCAGGATTGTATAAGATCGTTCCAGCAACAGCATCTGAGTGGGCTGGTGGTGCTGCTGACTCTGGTCCAGTTTATGTTGCATTTACAATACAAAATAATATGTCTATTGTTGCTGAGGAAGGTGCAGTATTTAAACTTGCAGACAATTTCTCAGTTGTTGGTGCTGTGAAAGCGCATGCGATGTTCTTTACAAATGTCCCAACTGCAAATGTCTCCTTCTATGGTTTGACAATGGACATGAATGGAAATAACAATGATGGTATCGCGCCATTCCCTGGAGACAATAATCCACAAATCTTTATTAGTGGTAAAACACCACGCTATTCTATTCCATCAAGAAGAGCAACAAGCACCTCAACCAACACAATTGGAACAGGATCAAAATCATTCACCATAGAAACTGGTAAAAGTTTTAGTGTTGGTGAAGATATTGGTATGTTAGTTGCTTCAGGAACTGGAGCATCATTATGGTCTATGCATGGAACCGTCACATCGTATAATAGTGGCAGCGGTGCTCTAGTGGTAAATGTAACTCAAACTAGCATATATGGAGTTGGTCAAAGCGTCGGTGGAAGTTCTGGTGGCGCGCCTCGTTGGGCAATTGGTGATGGTATTGGAGCATATATTGACGATGTTGTAATTGAAAAGTGCATCTTCTTGAATAATATGGGTAAAACTGTTCTTGGTTGTGCTCAATTAGATGGCGCAACGAAAATAAAATTAGGAAAAAATTGGAAAGTTCTGAACTGCACATTTAAAAATAATGGTAAACGTGCTGCGGACCACTCAACATTTTACGGTATGGTTGATGATTTGACTGTAGAAGGATGTTCATTCACAGCAGATTCAATGTTCCCAAATGGTTCAACTGGACCATATGCTGATGGTGGTGGAACAATAACATGTGGTACACTTGTTGCGATTGAAACTCACGGAAGCAATCACAGATATAGTAACAATTTATTTGAAAATTACTATCAAGGATTTTGGATTGCCTCAAACGGAGCATTTGAAGCAAACAATATTGTAATTGCGCAAAATAATTTCAAAGTATTGACTTATGGAATGGGTTCGTATAGACGCGAAGGTGGTCCAACAATTATTCGAAATGTGAATATTTCTGACAATACATTCATATATGACAATACTTCTAGCGCAGATGGCGTTCCTAAAGTGGGTGTTCTTATTGCTGAAGATGAAGAGATTGAAGATTGGAGCATCTGTAACAACATTGCTAGAAAAGAAGTGCCTGCTGGGCAATCAAATTATCAATCTTATTTTATAGGAATATTCACTGCACGTGTAAGCGGCGTGATGGATCGAATTGTTATTGATGGTAACTATTGCACTGGATTTGCTCGCGGCATTGTTTTGTATAGTGCTGTATCAGGAAAGAGTTTAGGAACAATTCGAATCACGAACAATACCATTTTAAATCCAAACACCACTTCATCATTCCCATCTGGTGCATATGGAATTTTGGCTTATACAACTGGTGGTGCATCTACAGTCAAAGAATTAATTATCGATAATAACTCATTTATTGATAATCGTGCTTCGCCACAAATGCAATATGGGATTAGATTATCTGGTGATTGGACAGTTAATAATCTTTGGAGAGATGGGAACAAATACTATGGATCAACAGTAGCAGATTTTGATTCAACTGGAGCGGTTATCACAAATACACGATCTGCAGATGGCGGTGGTGCAACTGGTCCGCAAGGCGCACAAGGTCCATCTGGTCCAACTGGTGCACAAGGCTCACAAGGACCAAGTGGACCAACATCAGGTGCTTCAAGCATCACGAATTTCACACCAACTTGGTATAATCAAGAATTTGGTTCTCCGCAAACAGCTGTAACGATTGGAAACGGAAACAACGTTGGGTATTATAGTTTGAATGGAAATGAAGTTACAGTTGTCGCAACATTATTGTTGGGAAGTACAACAAGTATTGCCACCAAATCAACATCAGGATATGTATATCTTGCATTACCCTTTGCCTCTGCTTATGCAGGATTAAGTTATAATGGTGTCTGGAGAATTTACGACGATAGTGTCGCTAAATTTTATAGTGGATCTGCGTTTGTCGATGGTGGTGGTAGTACTGTCTCTTTGGCTGTTGATAATGGTTTGTTCGTTCGAAATGCTGCAGGTTCTGAGAATCCTGTAAATTTTGCTGCGGGAGACGCATTGTCCGTGCAATTAACATATTTCAAGACATAATCAACTTGATTTTGGCGTAAATTTAACGTAGAATATAGGGATGTTTCGATCCTTATAAATATAAAAAAGATTTTTGGGATTACTATGTCAGATTTAAATAAAACTTGGCTCCCTGGACCTTCGAGAGGAACGACTACCGTAACCTCTCCAGGAAACGTTACAATCCCATATGGTCGTTTTGTTGGTACAGTTTCAGGAAAGGGTGCTCCTGGAAACTCTCCAGTAACAGCAGGTTGGGTGACAAACTATAACACCAATTATAATGTTGCGTATCCAATCGCCAATCAGCCGATCGCAAATCAGCCACTGGCGAATCAGCCAGCAACTGCTTGGACAACCAATTACAATACAAACTATAACACCAATTATAATGTTGCGTACCCAATCGCGAATCAACCAATCGCCAATCGTCCAATCGCAAATCAACCAGCAACTGCTTGGACAACAAACTACAATACCAATTATAATACGAACTATTTCGTAACATATCCATTTGCTGGATTCGGTTTTGGACACTTCTCGTTTGGTGGAAATAATCCAGGTGTTTATTTCGTGAACTCTTATCGATATTGGACTTACGGTATCTATCAAAACCAAGCTGGTCCTCCAGGATATGTTCAAAGTACCAGTTACAACTTCGACGACTCTCAATGTCCATCGCACTTTGCATTCGATCAAACAAATCCATTACAATATCAGTGGCACTGGGTTTACTTTCAATGCTGGCATCAATTTGCACCAGGAAATGCATTCTTTTTCACAAATTACAATACAGAATATAACGTCGCATATCCTGTTGCAAATCAACCAGTGGCAAATCAACCAATTGCAAACCAGCCTATAACTGCTTGGACGACAAACTATAATACCAATTATAATACGAACTACAACGTTGCTTATCCAATTGCCAACCAACCAATCGCAACTCAGCCACTGGCGAATCAACCAATAACTGCTTGGACGACAAACTATAATACAAATTATAATACCAACTACAATGTCGCGTATCCAATTGCGAATCAACCAATTGCAAATCAACCAGCCACAGGATTTACTCCTGGAAACATTGGTGCTTCTGCTTCTGCTCTTGGTGTGACATTACCTGGCGGTGCAGTTGGTAATGTGATTGATGGTGGTCCAATTCCAGCGACACCAATTTCACCAACAACAGTAAGTTACTGGACTTACCCAGATAATTCAACATATCCTGTTACAGCCCCTTCTGGATCGGAAGTCGTAATTAAACTTGAATAATTAATTGAGAGTGGAGTGAATATTATGTTTAAGATTGATAAATTCAAAAGACAGTTTCCTAAATTCTGTCATGTTGAACAAGTCTTTTCTAAAGAAGAAGTAAAAAGAATTTATGATTTGGAAGATTTAGAAAAATTCCGAAGAGGAATGGTTGGATCTAATAATTCTGAAGGTGAGGTTAAACTCGAATCTCGAGATTCTGAGATTATGTGGGTTAATCCTAATCATGAATCAGGTTGGATCTTTGATCGTTTTGCTCAAGTCTTAGCAAACGTGAACTATGATTTCTTCAATAGTAATATTAATCATATGGGTCCATTTCAATATACTCTTTATCGCGAAAATCAATATTATAACTGGCATGTTGATTCAGATTCCATGTATGCTGATTTAACTCGAAAAATTAGTGCAACAATTATGTTATCTGATGCTTCTGATTATGTTGGTGGTGAGTTCGAATTGATTGCAAATGGTAATGTGGAACAGCCAATAATGCTTCGACCAAATGCAGGTGATATTATTTTCTTCGCCTCTCACATGCCTCATCGTGTTCGAGCAGTTACACAAGGTGTGCGGAAATCGCTAGTGAATTGGATATATGGACCATGGGATTAATGGATAAATTATGGATCTCTCAAAGTTCACAAAACTCAAGTTTTGGTCAAATAACATCATTGAATTTTATTGTAGAAAAGAATTCGAAGGTGTAATTCCTGAACCAAAACCAGCAGCGAAATACTTTCCAGAATGGTTTAAAAATCTAGAACCATACATTGCTGCTAGAGATAAAAGCAGTGGTGATAAAAGAATCATGACTGCGAAAAGATGTCTGCCTCTCATCGATGCAATGTCATTGGGTTTTGTTATCCCTCTTGCTGCTGATTGCCACGTTTTAACAAATCATGACAATTCTCAAATACTTTTTAATGGATTGGCTGGATCATTCCCAATTATTGAATCTCATGATAAGCGACAAGTCGGAGGTCACAGCACAATTAAAAGAAATAATGGAGATGCTCTTAAATTCCTAAATTATTGGGTTGTGAAAACTGCTCCAGGATGGTCAAGCCTTTTTATTCCTCCGATTAATAATTTCTCACAGCCGTTTACCTGTTTAGGTGGAATGGTTGATACTGACAAATATACAAAAGAAGTGAATTTTCCAGCAGTTTGGCATGCTCATAATTTTGATGGAATGATTTATGCAGGAACACCGCTTATTACTGTAATACCAATTAAAAGAAATATTTTTGATAAGAAACCTGTTATTCGAAAAATGACTAAAAAAGAACAAGAAACTCATAATCAAATGAATCGAATTCAAAATAGTCGTCTTAGTTATTATACAAATGAGTTGAGGGTTAAGAAATGAGATTTATTAAGTATTTTATGGGTGATAATAATGACATTTTGGACAATGGCATTCATCCAAAAAAAGACGATATTGAGTTTATCTGTTTCATGGGTCAGGCTGCGTCTCATGAACAAACTCGAGTTAAACTTGCAAAAGAAGTCGACACAAAATTTAAAAAGTATCAAGTCGAAAAGCATGGATCGTACACCTTTGCTCAATGTCCAGGAATGTTAGATTATTCCCGTCTAGGATATATCATTCCAGCATGGACCAACTTTGAGTTCATGTACAACTCTGCAGGTGTAGAGATATTTGATGGAACAATCGATTCTAGAGTTCGCTCTAAAATTCCATTAAGAGGATTCGATCCAACTATTTTCGATGGCGCAATTAAAAACGACGATGGATCTAAAACTGAAATCTATAACATTCAAGCACCTTGGCATATTCGATGCAAGCCTGGAGTCCATATGATGATTATGCCTGCATTCTATCATAGCAATATTCTAGATGATTTTCATATCCTTCCAGGTGTTATTGATTATGGTAGCGGATTTCATACGATTAATTTCTTAACTGGACCAAAGAGATATGGTCAGTTTAAGATTATGATGGGCGAGCCTCTATTCCACATCATTCCTCTCAAGAATGTCCCATTCACTGCTTCTTATGGACTTGTTGATAATTATAAAAATGTCTATAAAGAAGATGAGTTTTTTGGTAAAATTAAGAGTTTCTATAGAAAATTTTATTGCGGAAAGAGAAAATTCTCCTTACGAAAGGAGATGGGAGATAAATGAAAACTATTTTCGTAAGCATTGCTTCATATAGAGATAAACTTCTTTTAGCAACTCTGAACTCATTAAGGCAAAATGAGTCTGGTCGAAATAAGATCGTTTATGGTGTTTTCGAACAGACCAAAAAAGAAGACAGTTTAGAGACAAAAGCACCAGAGTTGCTAGACAATGCTGCGATTCGATACAAAAGAATAGACCCAGAATATGCTGATGGAGTCGTCTGGGCTCGAGCAATCAACGCCATGCAGCACTATGATGAAGAGTTTTTCTATCAGATCGACTCTCATATGCTCTTTGATAAAGACTGGGATAACACTCTTTTGTGGGACTATCAACAAGCATCTAGGCTTGCAAATAACCCTAAAGTTATTTTAACAACAGGCACGAAGAATTTCGAGTATTTCTCAAATTATATCACAAAACATACACTAACTCGTGATATAACAGTGAATTTTAAGTATTGGCAATTTGATAAGGAATTATGTCTAAAGGTTCATGGTCCTTGGATTGCCGCGACTGATACTGTTGTTCCTGGAATCCATACGATCGCAGGTAACTTTTTCGCACCTGCTACCTGGATTAAAGATGTCGGATTCAACACTAGATTGTTTTTTGAGTATGAAGAACAATATATGTCTCTTACATCCATATTGGCTGGATATAAAATCTATCATCAGAGAAAGATCCAATGCTATCATTATCTGGATTCTGCGAAATCAACAACTCGCCAAGAGAACGATCCAGTTCGTCCGTCGAAGATCTTTGACAATAAGAAGCGAGAGAAGGAGGAATTTATCAATTATATATACTCTTTAGGTGAGGAGAAACTTGAAGAATATCGAAGATTGACAGGAGTTGATTATATAAATAGAAAATTAGAAGAGCGCGCAATCACCAGAACCGTTCCTCCAACAATTCCTGTTGATTGGGAATTGCCTCAACCACCAGAACCAGCAAAAGACGAAGAGAAAAATGAGCCTTGAAAATGATTTTAAAGAAGTATTTTCATATTCAATGCATGCTGGTGGTGGGACCAATCTAAATTTCGATGACATTGATAAAAATCTCTATAATACTCGAAAAATTGATCGATACTTTCTAGAAGGTATCAAGATCGACCCAAAGATCCACTCTACTCAAATGTTTTTAGCCAATAGTTTTTATTTTCTAGTGGCTGGAGAGATTGATATTAAATATCAAGACGGATCCGACGATCGCGTTTCTGGTTCTTATTATAATTCGAATGATTGGGTTTCCTATAAAAAATTCTGGACTGAGAATAAGCCATGTAAGATTATTCCTTCTCAGAATGCATGTTTATATAAAATTCAGAGAATAAAAGAAATACAGAATGATTCGCCTCTCAACGATCTATCAAACTTAAATGTGATAGTTAAAAAAGTGAGTGCAGATAACGTTTCTTTCACTACAACAGGTAATAGCATTCTTCTAGTGTTTAATGCTAGCATGGAAGAATTTACTTTAAGAAATGAAACAATTGTGTTTAATACCTCAACTGAATCTGATTATTGCGAAATTCTTATTGACAAGAATCCGCAGTTTATAAAATTTAAAAATTATTATAGATTCTCAGTTAACGGAAATTGCACATTTTCTACTGCAAACTCTTGTCATTTAGTTTTGTTGACACCAAAGTAAAGAATAGGAAAATAGCATGGCAAGTCAAGTAGAATTATTTTGCGATCAAGGATCTACATTTTCCTACACGATAGATATTGCAAATGACGACGGCACAAAAATTAATGTTGCTGGATATTCATTCTCATCATCTATTCGTAAATCATATTATTCAAATAAAGTTGCTGCGAATTTAACCGTGGCAACTACAGACGCCGCAAACGGAAACGTTGCATTATCTATGAATGCAGCAACTACAGCAAACATTAAAGCTGGCAGATATCTTTATGACGTTAGAATGGTAGACACATCAAATGTTGTTACACGTGTGATTGAAGGAGTCATTACTGTCTACCCACAAGTAACAAAGTCATAAAGAAATGAAGGTAACGGTTGGATCAAATAGTAATACATCATTCCAACCAGCAACAGACAGAGGTTCTGGTGCTGCCATAACTGTCAATCCACCTGCAGGTTCTACTGTTAAAATCTCAACAGTTGGTGGTGCTGGCACAGGACCTGCATACGATCAAGCAAACATTGCTAGATCTACTGCGAATAGTGCTTATGGACAAGCCAACGCTGCATACAATGCGGCAAATAGCGCCAAAGTCACGGTGTATGCAAATAGTGGTGCAGCCAACGCAACCACACAAAATATTAATTTTGTAAACACATCGTCGATTCTTGTCACAGTTGCAAATACAAACGGAAATGCAAATATTTCGTTTGCAGTCACTGGTGCTGCTGCTGGTGATGCGTATGATCAAGCAAATGCGGCAAGAGACCAAGCAAATACAGCACTTAATGTTGCTAATGGCGCATATAGTCAAGCCAACGGAGCATATGCCCAAGCAAATGGTGCTTACTCGCAAGCAAACGGAGCATATAATCAGGCTAATGGTGCATATGCTCAAGCCAATGGTGCATATGCTCAGGCTAATGGAGCATACTCTCAAGCAAATAGTGCTTACAATCAAGCCAATGATGCATACAGTCAAGCGAATGCTGGATATGCAACTGCTAATGCGGCTTATGCGACAGCAAACACTAAATTAAGTTTATCTGGTGGTACAATTACAGGACCAATTAGTGGATTAGGAAATTCTAAACTAGACCTTACTACTTTCGGAGCCAACACCGCATATCTAACAACTACTGATAATGATTCTACTGCATTGTTTATGGGAGCGGTGTCTGCTGAGTTATACGCTAATACATATGTTCAAATTAGAGCCAATACTGGAGGAGCATCACAAAACTGGACATTTGGTGCAGATGGTACATTAACATTTCCAGACACAACAGTACAAACTACAGCCTTTACAACCGAATTAACTAATGCAATCTCAAATACGGTATCAACTGTATCGACAATTGCAAATGCCGCATACGATAAAGCAAACACTGCACTAGATATCGCGAACGGCGCATATGGTCAAGCCAACGTTGCGCGCACTACTGCAAACGATGCATATGATCAAGCGAATACCGCTAGAAACACTTCCAACAGCGCATATCTACAAGCAAATAATGCTTATGATACAGCCAATTTAAAACTTAATATTTCTGGTGGAACCATTAATGGTTCATTGAATATCAGTGGAAATTTATTTGTTAGTGGCAACACATCATATATTAATGTTTCAACATTTGTTGTTGATGATGCATTAATTTATCTCGGCGCAAATAATACTCTTAGCGATGTTGTTGACATAGGATTTATTGGTGCGAAAAACAGTGGTCCATCAGTAACTCATACTGGTCTTGTTCGTGATGCTGGAGATGGTACTTGGTATTTGTTCGATAATTTGCCAGATTCAGGTCATCAAAATAACGTAGTTGATTTTGCAAACACCACGCTTGCAACACTTCGAGCAAATATCGCTGCAAATAGTATTCTTTTAGTTGGAAACGTCGTTGCTACTCAAGCCAACTTAACTCTTGCGTTCAATCAAGCAAACACGGCGAGAACAACTGCCAACGATGCATATGGACAAGCCAATTCTGCTAGAGACCAAGCGAACACCGCTAGAGATCAAGCCAATACCGCCAGAAATCAAGCAAATTCAGCCTACGCAGATTCTAATACTCGAGTCTTAAAATCTGGCGATACAATGACAGGTCAATTGAACATCAGTTCAGGTGGCTTGATTGTTACTGGTAATATTACCACAACAGGAGCAAGTGGTGATATTAGTGGCGTTAATACAATATATGCTGGAACTTTCTCAACAACTGCTGGGTTGAATGTAACTGCTCAAGCAGCAAATGCATACGATCAGGCAAATAATGCCAGAAATCAAGCGAACACAGCTCGCGATCAAGCGAATACCGCCAGAACAACGGCGAATGATTCTTATGGCGCAGCAAATACAGCAAACACTAATGCATTAAATGCTTATGCTCAAGCCAATGCCGCTTATGATGCAGCCAATAATGCTAAAATAACGGTATTCCAGAACAATGCTTCAGGAATAACCACTCAAAATCTAAATTTTGTCAATACATCAACTGTAACTGTAAGTGTTCAGAATAGTAGTGGAAACGCAAATATATCATTCACCTCTATCGGTGGTGTTCAAGATTATTCTTATAATACGACTTCAACCTCTACCGAAACTGTAGATTCGTGGTCAACTACAGCCTTCCGAAGCGGTAAGTATCAAATTCAAGTCTCCAGCTCTGTGGGTTATTTGACTTGCGAGATCGCTCTGCTTCATGCAGGAAATGTCACAAACATGTTACAGTATGGAAACGTTTCTATTGGTGCACCAGTTGGCGTATTCACATCGGATGTAAATAACGGTAATGTTCGTCTTCGATTTGCAGCAACCGACATTACGACAAGAATTAGATACTTCAGATCATTGTTAATTAATGATTCTGGATTCGACCCAGAAGTTCTCCCAACAGATCTCATGACTGGTATCGACACATACGATCTGATGGAAGTTCTCTACCTCATACCGACAGATCTAAATGCATAGGTCTTATAGGATTTTATAAATATATCGTTGATTAAAACTAGAATTTAAGAGTACTCTAAATGCCAACAACATTACAATTTAGAAGATACGATACAGCAAATATTGCCAATACAACTGGTGCTGTTGGTGAAATCTTCATTGATATGGATAAAGACACTATCGTTGTTCAGGATGGTGTTACTTCTGGTGGATTTCCTCTGGCTAGAGAGTCTGCTCTTATTTCTGCATATGGTGGTGCTAATGCAGCCTACGATCAAGCCAACAGTGCTCGAGATCAAGCCAATACTGCCAGAGACCAGGCAAATACTGCTCGAACAACCGCCAACGATGCGTACAATACAGCAAATACAAAACTTTCAAGTTCTGGTGGAACAATCAGTGGAAATCTTGTAATTTCTGGAAATTTAGAAGTTTTAGGAAATAGCACCACACTTAATGTTGAAACTCTTCTCGTTGAAGATAATGAAATTGTTCTAAATGCGAACGTGGTCGGCGCACCATCATTAAATGCGTTCATTACGGTAAATCGCGGATCAAATCAAAATTCAGCTCTAGTTTGGTCTGAAGTTGGAATTGGGTATTGGGGTTGGTCTGACGGTGATGGAGTTATCTACTTCGATTCGTTAAGAGCAGCCACTGTTGCAACAAATACTGCTCTTAATCAAATAAACGCAACAATTGTCAATGTTAACACAAATGTTGCCACAGTTTATGATCAAGCAAATGCCGCTCGCAATCAAGCAAATACGGCTAACACTAATGCGAGTACCGCCAAAGGACAAGCAGATATAGCTCGAGATCAAGCGAACGTTGCTCGTACGACTGCTAATGATTCATATGGTCAAGCGAACACTGCTAGAGACCAAGCAAACACCGCACGCGATACTGCTAATGGAGCATACGACCAAGCAAATGGTGCGTATGGTCAGGCTAACGGCGCATATGCTCATGCAAATATTGTTTACGATCAAGCGAATACTGCTCGTAATCAGGCAAATACTGCGCGAGACACAGCAAACGGCGCATACGATCAAGCAAACGCAGCATATGGCGACGCCAATACTCGAGTGTTGAAGGCTGGCGATACAATGACTGGTGCACTAAATGTACAGTCAAATGTAACAGCTGTTGGATTCTTGAGCAGCAAAACAACTCTTCAAGCACCAAGCACCACAAACTTTAATGGTGAACGTGTTCGTCTTTATGACTTTAACGAAGCAGGTCACCCAAACTATGCAATTGGCGTTGAAACAAACTTTATTTGGAGTGGCACAGACGAAAATAACGGTCAAACTGGTTTCGCGTGGTATGGAAATACTACACGAAATGCTATTATGCGTTCCAATGGTACGTTGCAATTAAGCAATACTGTTGAAGCAAAAGTTATTCGCGCTAATGGTACTGGCACTGCAATTGATGCAAGTCAAGGTAACATTCTAACAAATGAAGTCACTGGTACGAAGTTTAAATTCCTTGCTGGTGCAAATACAGTAACTGTTGATGCCTCTGGTGCTCTAGCAAATTACACATTTAATCTACCGCCAACAGGTGGTGTTGCTGGTCAAGTGCTTGAAACAGATGGTAATGGAGACACTATTTGGAGCAGTAACGTTTATTCATTGACGAATACAGTTTATGATCAAGCAAATACTGCTAGAAACCAAGCCAATACTTCCAGAGATCAAGCAAATACTGCTAGAGATCAGGCGAATAGTGCTACTGTTATTGGTGAGAATGCATACGCTCAAGCCAATACAGCTCGAGATATTGCCAATGCATCTTATGGTCAAGCAAATGCTGCATATGATGATGCAAATACCAGAGTATTGAAATCTGGCGATACGATGACAGGAACATTAAATGTCGCTGCGTCATTAATCACACAGAACATTGTTCCAAATCTAAATGTAACTTACGACATTGGTACAGCTGATAAAAGATTCAATGATCTTTATCTTTCAAACAGTTCTATCTATCTTGGTGATGCAGTTCTAACTGCAAATGGTCCAGTTCTTGTTGTTTCTGGAATTGAAATTGATGGAAGTGGAAATCTAGTTGCTGCATTCGAGTCATATAATCAAGCCAATGCTGCCAGAGATCAGGCGAATACTGCCAGAGATACTGCGAATGGAGCATACGGTCAAGCAAATGGTGCTTATGCTCATGCAAACATCGTATACGATCAAGCAAATACTGCACGTGACGCAGCTAATGCATCTTATGGGCAAGCGAATGCCGCTAGAGATCAAGCGAATACGGCTCGCGACGTTGCCAATGCATCTTATGGACAGGCAAACACTGGAAGCACTCAAGCAACTGCCGCCAGAGATCAAGCGAACGTTGCTCGTACAACTGCAAATGATTCTTATGGACAGGCGAACACTGCTAGAGATCAGGCTAATACCGCACGCGATACTGCTAATGGAGCATACGACCAAGCAAATACTGCTCGTGACACTGCAAACAGTGCTTACAATGCAGCAAATAACGCACAAGTAACTGTTTACGCAAACAGTGCTTCTGATGTCACAACTCAGAAAATCAACTTTGTTAATACCTCCACGATTACCGTATCAGTAACAAATAGTGCTGGGAATGCAAACATTGCATTCACGGCAACTGGTGGTGCTGCTTACGATCAAGCCAATGCTGCTTACGATCAAGCAAACACTGCACGTAGTACTGCAAATGATTCTTATGGACAAGCAAACACTGCTCGCGATGTAGCAAATGCTTCTTATGGTCAAGCAAATACCGCCAACACCAATGCATTGAATGCTTATGATCAAGCAAATACTGCCAGAGACCAAGCGAATACTGCTCGAACAACAGCTAATGATTCATATGCTCAAGCGAATACCGCTCGCAATACTGCAAACGACTCATATAGCCAGGCAAATACTGCTCGCAACACTGCTAATGATTCGTATGGACAAGCCAATACTGCTAGAGATACAGCCAATGGTGCGTATGGACAAGCGAATACTGCTCGTGATACAGCCAATGATGCTTATGGTCAAGCAAATACCGCTAGAGATCAGGCAAATACTGCTCGCAATACCGCAAATGGTGCATATGGTCAAGCGAACACTGCTCGTGATACAGCGAATTCTGGATATGGGCAAGCAAACTCTGCGCGCGATCAAGCCAATACTGCTCGAGCAACAGCAAATGATGCTTACGGTGCAGCAAACACTAAATTGTCGACTTCTGGTGGATCTATCAGCGGAGACTTGACAATTTCTGGTAATCTTGTTATTCAAGGTAATGCAACGACGATCAATGTCAGCAGCTTGTCAGTTAATGACTCTATAATTTTGTTGTCAGCAAATAGTACTGGTGACGCAGAGGATATTGGTTTTGTTGGACATTATACTAATGGCGCGACAAATACTCACGCTGGTTTCTTCAGAAAAGCAACAGAAAATCAATTTTATGTCTTTGACAATTATGAAACTGAACCAACAAATAATGTCATTGATATTGCAAATAATAATTTTAGAATTGGTAATGTTAGACTTGGAATTTTAAATGCGAATAGCGTTTTGTTGCTCGGCAATTCAGTTGCAACTCAAGCAAATCTAACATTGGCTTACAATCAAGCCAATAGCGCAAGAGACCAAGCCAACACCGCTCGCACGACTGCAAACGATGCATATGCAGAGGCAAATAGTGCGGAAACAATTGCGCTCAATTCATATGGTCAAGCCAATACTGCTCGCGATCAAGCGAATACTGCTCGTAATACAGCGAATTCTGGATATGGTCAAGCCAATACCGCACGTGACACTGCAAATGGCGCTTATGGTCAGGCTAACGGCGCATATGCTCAGGCAAACACTGCTCGCGATCAGGCAAACACTGCTCGCGATCAGGCAAACACTGCTCGTACGACTGCAAATGATTCATACGCTCAAGCGAATACTGCAAGAAATACTGCAAATGATGCATATGCTGGTGCTAATACGGCAAATACCAATGCATTGAATGCTTATGCTCAAGCCAATAACGCTAGAGATCAGGCAAACACTGCTCGCACTACAGCCAATGATGCTTATGGTCAAGCAAATACCGCTAGAGATCAGGCAAATACTGCTCGCACTCAAGCAAATACTGCTTACGCTCAAGCCAATGGTGCTTATGCCCATGCGAACATTGTTTATGCTCAAGCAAATACAGCATACGATCAAGCAAATTCTGCTCGTAACCAGGCAAATACAGCAAGAGATACTGGCAACAATGCATACGGTCAGGCAAATACTGCTCGTGACCAAGCAAATACTGCTCGAACAACCGCCAACGATGCGTACATTCAAGCAAATTCAAATTACCAGCCAGCAGTCACAAGGCTGAATGTGACAAATAGTGGAACATCTGATTATTTGTTTGATCAATACTCAGGCGGTGATCCAACACTTTATGTCCGTGCTGGTGAAACTATTGCATTTAATTTAAACGTTTCAGGACATCCATTCTTAATTCGTGTTTCAAGTGGTGGAGCGTTATATAACACTGGACTTACTCACGTTGCAACAAACGGAACTGTGTCCACTGAAGGCAGTGCTCAGGCTAAAGAAAGTGGAACATTATATTGGAAGGTTCCATATAACTTACTTGGAAACACTTACGTTTATCAATGTCAAGTTCATGCTGGAATGGTTGGCAATATTGTAATTGAACCACCTGGAACAATTGCATATGCACAAGCCAACGCTGCGTATGGGCAAGCAAACTCAGCCAGAGATCAAGCAAATACCGCTCGTACTCAAGCAAACACAGCACGCGATACTGCAAATGCTGCGTATGGACAAGCGAACACGGCTCGTGACACAGCGAATGCTGCTTACGGCGCAGCAAATACAGCTGGTACAAATGCGCTAAACGCATACGAACAAGCAAATACCGCTAGAGGTCAAGCGAATACTGCTAGAGACCAAGCAAACACCGCTCGTACTCAAGCGAATACGGCTTACGGACAAGCCAACGCCGCCTATGGTCAAGCGAATGCTGCTTATGGTCAAGCGAATTCTGCTTATGGTGCAGCAAACAATGCAGTATTGAAGGCTGGCGACACCATGACTGGTGTGTTGGTTGTTCCAGGTATTCGTAATTCAGGTAACTTGATTCTTGGTACTGTTGCAAATACAAATACCAATGGCGCCAATACATTGAATCTTGCTCAATCAAACTTCTTTACAAGAACTTTGACAGCAAACTCCACGATCACCTTCTCAAATGCTCCAGCAAGTGGCAACTCGCAGTCGTTCACGCTTGTTATTGTTCAAGATGGTGTGGGTAATCGCGGCATAACTTGGGCAAATACGATTTATTGGGCAGGTGGCGAAGTTCCTCCGCAAACTTTGACAGCAAACTACCGAGACGTTTGGCAGTTTGCGACATATGATGGTGGATCAACCTACTTTGGAACTTTGGCTATTAAGGATGCACGCTAAATAAATTATAATTAACGATATGTGATTTTATTATGAAGATACATGTACTTGCTATTCCAACCAAGCCAACTGGTTTAATGGATCGCATGGAAGCATTTTCCGTGCATGCCTACAAATACATTAAACATCTCTCACCTCATTTTGAAATGATTCATTATGGGCTTGAGGGATCTACAGTTGATTGTAGACATATTGATGTTGCAGCGCATGACAATAATGATCTTGAAAAATTCAATCGATCTGCTGCTCAAGCAATACAAAAGAATAAATCGCCTGGTGATATTATTGCCTGCTTCTATGGCACAGAAAATCAACTGGCATGCGATTTAAATTCAGATTGTCAATCTCTTGAGCCATCAATTGGTTATAGAACCAGCTGTGTGTTTGCCAAATATAAAGCATTCACATCATACGCTCACATGCATATGTTTTATGGCGAGCGAAATATGGTAAACAACCCTTCTTGGTATGATACAGTAATTCCAAATCCATTTACTATTTCTGAATTCGATTATCAATCTAAAAAACATGACTACTATGTTTGCATGGGCAGAGTTGTTCCAGAAAAGGGTATACATTTGGCAATTCAAGCGACGCAACAACTTAATCGTAAACTTGTAATCGCAGGACCAGCAACAGATTTAAAACATTTAGGATACGATAAAATTCCAGACCACGTTGAATTGGTTGGTTATCTAGAACCGAAAAAGAGAAATGAATTGCTTGGTAGAGCAAAGGCACTTTTAGGTCTAACTTATTATGTTGAGCCATTTGGAAATATGGTTATTGAAGCAAATTTGTGCGGCACTCCAGTAATTACAACAGATTGGGGTGCATTTCCAGAAACCGTATTTGAAGGAAAAACTGGATATAGAGTTAATGATTTTAAATCGTTGATTCAAGCCATGATTAATGTTGAAAGCGGTGTAATGATTAATCCTCGCGATTGTAGATTTTGGGGAGAAAGATTCTCAGATGAAATCGTTCATGAAAAACATAAAGCCTATCTAGAAAAAATTATAACAAATAATTTTTATGCGCTCTAAACTATTTGTAATCACCTCTGTAATTGAACCGACTGCAGCACCATTAACATATAGTAATAGTCGCTCATTTTTTACAACGGAAGAAAGACTTCGGCAAACGTTTTCTACAGTAAATAGTATTCAAAATGCTTTTCCTGATGCAAATATTGTATTGCTAGATGGCTCAAATACAAATTTCTCAGGATATTTTGGTTATATCAAAAACTTTAAATATGTCTCATTAAAAGAAATAGACTCTGATGTTTGCGAGATTGTAAATAATCATAAACATAAATCATATTGTGAATGTCTTATGCTTAAAACATTCTACGAGAAATTTAAAGATTATATTCTTGAGCATGACTATACGTTTAAAGTTAGTGGAAGATATCTTGTTTTTGATATGAACAATCATTTGTTTACGGAAGAAAACAAAAACAAAATCTTTTTTAAGAATAAATTGATTCATGAATGGCAAGATTATTGGGGATATAATTACGTTGATCGGAGAGAGCAACAACAGAATAATAAGTTGTATCAATACTCTACCGTATTATATGGATTTGGAACTCAACAATTAGATACTTTTATTGAGTTGCATAATAAAACGATTGATTTTTTATCTGATTCGAATAATCATCATTTTGATATGGAAACATTATTCTATTTTTATATGAGAGATCATGAAGATAAAATAATCGAAACAGATTGGAGAGTTTCGGGATGGCTAGGACCGTGCGGAACATTTGTGTTCTATTGAGGTAATATTATGAAAGTAAATCTTATTATTGTAGACAATTTTTATATCAATCCAGATTCGGTTCGAAGTTATGCTCTTTCTCAGCCATTTGGAGTCATCGGAAACTACCCTGGAAAGAGAACTGCTCCTTATTTGGGAGATGATGTGAAAAATGCTATCCAATCAATCGTTTATAATGCAGGTGGAAAGGTTACAGATTGGCTAGAAAATAGTGGATATGATGGTGCTTTTCAAATTTGCACATCTCAAGATAGAACGTGGATTCATGCTGATACTTACAATACTTGGGCTGGAGTTTGTTATTTAAATCCTGATCCACCACTATCCTCTGGAACGGCACTCTATCGCTATAAAGAAACGAAAGAGTATGTAAAAACAAACAATGATTACGACGGATATGATTATACCAAGTGGGAGATGACCGATTATGTCTCTAACAGATATAATCGGTTAGTTTTGTATCGCGGTGCGCTATATCACTGCTCTCATCACTATTTCGGCACTAATATTTACGATGGACGCCTATTCCAGACCTTCTTCTTCAATACAGAATTTTAAATTTGTAGAATCGACTAAATATATCGATAGCAGAGAGGTTTCAAATGGCGCAGCCTTCCACACGCACAGAATTAAAAGACTATTGTCTTCGAAAACTCGGATTCCCAGTTATTGATATTAACGTTGATGACGATCAGCTCGAAGATCGTATTGACGATGCATTACAACAATTTCGAAACTATCATTTCGACGGAATTGAGAGAACTTGGTTAGCGCACCAGCTAACCGCAGGAGATATTACGAACAAATATGTTCAACTTGCTGACTCTATTATCGGAGTTTCAAAAGTATTTCCATATACTGGATCTACTCAATCTTCAACATCATCAGCAGGATTTAACATTTTTGATATTAATTATCAGCTTCGTCTTAATGACTTCTACAATCTAACATCTTCTTCCTACACTTATTATGTCATTGCTCGCGAGCATCTCTCAATGCTTGATATGATTATTACAGGCGAATATCCATATACTTTTAACAAAGTAACTGGAAAATTAAATTTTCAAATTGATATGGATAATCGATTTAAACCTGGAAACTACATGGTGTTTGAGTGCCTTAGAGTTGTTGATGCAGAAGCCTACAGCAAAGTTTTTAATGATCTTTGGCTCAAAGCATATACAACTCAATTGTTTAAACGTCAATGGGGCGAAAACTTGAAGAAGTATGATAATTACGTTCTTCCAGGTGGTCTAGTTATAAATGGTCAGAGAATTTGGGACGAAGCATCAATTGAAGTTGAAAAACTCGAAGAAAAACTTCGTGATACTTACGAAGAACCAATTCCATTTTTAGTAGGCTAAAATGGCAACAAGTGTCTATTTTAATAATCAAGATGCAAGAACAGAACAATTTTTGCTTGAAGATTTGATCATTGAATCAATTCGAAATCACGGAATAGATGTATATTATATTCCAAGATATTCACAATCTTCTACTGATGAACTATTTGGTGATGATCCCGTTAAAACGTTCACTGGTGCATATAAAATGGAAATGTATCTTGAAACGTTTAAAGATTATGAGGGCAACAAAGAATTTTACTCTAAATTTGGTTTAGAAATTCAAGAAACTGCTCGTGTATGTGTTGCTCGTAGAACATTTGAAAAGTATGTCACATCAATTGTTGGTTCGCGCGCAAATACACCAAAAGAAGGCGATTTAATTTATCTTCCTGTTCAATTTAAATTGATGGAAATTAAATTCGTGGAAGAAGAAAAAAACTTTTTCCAGTTAGGTAAAGACGCTAAAAATCCATACATGTATGGGTTAACAGTTGAGGCGTTTAAGTATAATGGCGAATTACTTCAAACTGGTGTTGATGCAATTGATCGTATTGCAGATTTACAAGCTGTCACTGTCAATTATACAATGCAAGCTGGTGGAACAGGAACATATCAAGACTTTGAATGGGCATATCAGGGGTCATCTCTTGCAACAGCCACAGCAAAGGGTGTTGTTGCTTCGTGGGACAAACCAACTCGTATTTTAGAATTGAGAAATATCAAAGGCTCGTTTACAAACAACGTTGCAATAATTGGCGAATCGAGCGGTGCTTCTTGGATACACACCACTTCTGATCCAATGCAAAATGGAAATGACACAAGTATGCAAGATAATTATCGCATGGAAACCGAAGCAGACAACATCATTGACTTCTCTGAAGTCAATCCATTTGGTGAACCATAATGTTTTCAAACGTTCATTTTTATCATCGTATTACTCGAAAAATGGTTGTGGCATTCGGCACACTTTTTAATAATATTCGTTTGGTGCGCTATAATAAAGCAGGCACAACTGAGATTGAAAGAATTGTTGTGCCACTACAATATGCCCAAAAAGAAAAGTTTTATCAACGCATCACACAAGATCCTGAATTAACAAAAGAAGTTCAAATGACTCTCCCAAGAATGAGTTTTGAACTAACTGCAATTACATATGATCCAAGTAGAAAACGAAATTTATTTTCTGAAAGTTTTTCTGCTGAGTCAAACACAACAGTTAAGATTGTACGAACAACACCATATAATTTTGAATTTACTTTATACATATATGTTCGTAATACAGAAGATGGAACGCAAATTGTTGAGCAAATTCTTCCATACTTTAATCCCGATTATAATTTAACACTAGACATGGTTGGTCTTGCAGATCAAAAAGTTGATGTGCCATTCATTCTTCAAAATATCAATTACAACGTTGAAGATATTGGAGACGGAGAAACAACACGTGTTCTTGTATGGAGTTTAACATTTACTGCTAAAGGTTATATGTTTGGTCCAATTACATCTGCAAATGTTATTCGCAAAGTTACTGCAAATACATACAATATGGTCACAGCAGATACTCAAGAATCTCAGCGTTTGCTGTATACTGCGAACACTGGCTTTGGAACATTTAAAATTGGTGAGTTGGTATATCAAGGTGAGAGTTTATCAGCAGCAAACTCAACTGCATTTGTTGATGCTTGGGATCCAACATCATATAGATTAGTTGTCTCTGATGTTGCAGGAGTTTTGAAAGTTGGTCAAAATATAACTGGTGCAATTTCTAATGCATCGTATAATTTAACTTCATTTGGAGTAAATGATTATCAACTATTTAAACTTCAAATTACTCCAGATCCAACAACAGCAAATGCTCAAACTGCATTTGGGTTTGACGAAATTATTCAATATGCACCAAATATAACATGAGTAAAATTGATCATAATTTATCTGAAGTTTTAAACACTGATTATATCCCCGTAATAGCTGAGGAACATAAAAGTGTTACTATTCATGAGCCAGACAGATCAGCTGATAATCCTGACGCTGACTATTCTCGGGCTAATTATTACAATCTTATCGAAAAGGGTAATGAGGCTTTGGACGGCATTCTTGAAGTGGCGAAAGAATCGCAGCACCCAAGAGCGTATGAAGTAGCAGCAAACATGATCAAAAATCTCTCTGACGTTACAGAGAAATTGATGATTCTACAAAAGCAGCAACAAGAACTTCAACCAAAAGAATCAGCAGCATCAACTAATATCAATGTAGACAAAGCAGTGTTCGTTGGCAGCACCGCTGAGTTATTGCGACAATTAAAGAATGAATCAAATAGCGGCTAAACTGAAGCATTATCTTGGCAATCCCAAGCTGAAGCGAGTTAACATGGCGATGAATCTTACGGAGGATCAAATCCGTGAGTTCGTCAAATGCGCTCAAGATCCAACATACTTTATCGAAAACTATGTTAAGATCATTACACTTGATAAAGGTTTCGTTCAGATTGAACTTTATCCGTTTCAAAAACAAGTTGTTACTGATATTAACGAAAATCGTCGCGTGATTGTAAAGGCAGGTCGTCAGGTTGGTAAGACGACGATCATTGTAGGTTATATCCTTTGGTACATTCTATTCAATCAAGATAAAACTGTTGCGATTCTTGCGAACAAAGCCAGTACGTCAAGAGAAATTCTTGCTCGCATTAAACTCGCATATGAAGCATTGCCAATGTGGATTCAGCAAGGTGTGAAGGTTTGGAACAAAGGTGACATTGAACTTGAAAATGGATGTCGTGTGATTGCTAATTCAACTGCCTCTAGCGCAATTCGTGGTTTTTCTATTTCGCTTCTATACCTTGACGAATTTGCATTCGTTCCAAGTAATATTGCCGAAGAATTTTTTACATCTGTTTATCCAACGATTTCTTCTGGTACGACTTCGAAGATTTTAATTTCTTCAACGCCAAATGGCATGAATCACTTTTATAAAATGTGGACCGAAGCCGTTGAAGGTCAAAATGGATTTACACACTGTGAAGCGAACTGGCGTCAAGTTCCAGGGAGAACTCAACAATGGGCAGATGAACAACGTCGCGTTCTTGGTGAACAAAAGTTTCTTCAGGAAATGGAATGCGAATTTATGGGTTCATCAGGAACTCTACTTTCAGCCGCTGCACTTAAATCTCTTGCGTTCGTGAAACCATTACATCTAACTGAAAATGGAATTAAGATTTATCAAGCACCGATCCCTCAGCATAATTATATGATAGTTGCAGACACCTCTCGCGGAAAAGGATTGGACTATTCCGCATTTAGTGTTATAGATGTTACAAGTATTCCTTATCGTCAGGTTTGTACATATAAAGATAATAATATAAGCCCTCTTGTGTATCCATCAATCATTAAACGCATGGGCGATTACTATAATCAGGCTTATGTTCTTGTTGAAATTAATGACAATGGGCAGCAGGTAGTTGATTCTTTATTCGAAGATTATGAATATGAAAATATTCTTTCGACCGTTGATATAAAGGGGAAAACTGCAGTTACATGGGGCTATGGAAATAAATCATATCGTGGAATTCGAACGACGAAATCTGTCAAACGTTTGGGTTGCTCATTGATGAAAAACTTGATTGAGGGTGAGAAACTCATTGTTCAAGATTTCGAAACAATCTCAGAGCTCTCAACTTTTATTTCGAAAGGAACGAGTTTTGAATCGGAAGAAGGAAGTCATGACGATTTAGTGATGACTCTTGTTCTCTTTTCATGGATGACGAATCAACAATTTTTTGCTGACATGACGAATACTGACATACGACTTCGACTTCATGAAGAACAAATGAAACAGATCGAAGAGGAGTCTCTGCCCACATTTTTGGCTGGACATGTTGATGTCGACGAGGGTGATAACAGATTTGTCTCAGATGGATCAGTTTGGGATGTCGTAAATCGTTAAAATCCTCCTTTTACTAAATATTCAGTAGATTTCTTAATTCTCCATTCATAGGAGCATAAAACATGGCTTTTCAAGTATCTCCTGGTGTTGTTACATCTGAAGTTGATTTAACAACAGTCGTTCCAGCGGTTGCAACAACGACTGGTGCGTTTTGCGGTAATTTTAATTGGGGTCCAGCCGAAATTGCAATTGCAGTTTCCGACGAAAACAAACTGGTTGAGTTTTTCGGCAAACCAGACAATAATACAGCAGTTTCATTCTATACAGCTGCAAATTTCTTGTCATATGGCAGTGACCTTCGCGTAGTTCGTGCAGTTAATGGAATAAACACTAATACTGCAGTTTCGAACTCAAGTTCAAATGTTCTCATCAAGAACGATGAAACATACTTCAACACCTACTACAACTCAAACAGTGCAACAGTTGGTGCATGGGCTGCACGTTATGCTGGCGCAAGGGGAAACTCTCTAAAGATTTCTGTTTGGGCAAATACAAATACATCACTATTCTCTGCTTGGGCATATGCTCCATATTTCTCAAGTGCTCCAGGAACATCTACTTACGCTTCAAGTGTCGGTGGTTCAAACGACGAACTTCACGTTATCGTTGTTGACGAAGATGGATTGTTTACAGGAACTCAAAATACGGTTCTTGAAGTTTATCCATTCCTATCAAAAGCATCTGATGCCAAGGATAGCGTTGGTAACTCAAACTACTATCGCGACGTAATCTATCGTCAATCAAAATACGTCCACTGGACAGATCACCCAGATACTGTAAACACTTCAGCAACATGGGGTAAGAGTGCAACCAACAGAGCATTTAGCGATCTAGTCAATGTTACTGGTCTACACACAATATCTCTTGTGAACGGTACTGATGGTTATCCAGTTGCTGGAAACGTTCAAACAGGATATTCTAAGTTTGTGAATCCTGAAGAAATTGATGTATCATTAATTCTAACAGGCGATCACTCACCTGCAACGGTTCTCTACGCAATTCAAACTGTCGCTGAAGCAAGAAAAGACGCAGTAGCATTCGTTTCACCAACACTCGCTAACTGCCAATCAACAACAGCAACAGACGATATCGTAAATTATCGTAAGAATGCTCTTGCAAATGTCAGCTCTTCATACGCAGTGATGGATAGTGGTTGGAAGTATCAATACGACAAGTACAACGATGTTTATCGTTGGATTCCATTGAACGGTGATATTGGTGGTATTTGCGCAAGAACTGACGCTGTTCGTGACCCATGGTTCTCACCAGCAGGATCTGCTCGTGGTCAAGTCAAGAATATCGTAAAACTTGCTTACTATCCAACTTCAACACAACGCGACACTCTTTATAAGAATGCGATCAACCCAGTTGTAAGTTTCCCAGGAGAAGGAACGATTCTCTTCGGCGATAAGACAATGCTTGGTAAGCCAAGTGCTTTTGATCGTATTAATGTTCGTCGCTTGTTTATTGTTCTAGAAAAAGCAATTGCGATCGCTGCACGTTCAAGCCTCTTCGAATTCAATGATGAATTTACAAGAGCACAGTTTGTCTCGCTTGTTGAGCCATTCTTGAGAACGGTTAAGGGTCGTCGCGGTATCTTTGATTATCGCGTGGTTTGCGACACAACGAACAATACTCCAGAAGTCATTGACCGTAATGAGTTTATTGGAGATATCTACGTTAAACCAGCTAGAAGCATTAACTTTATCCAGTTGAACTTTGTCGCTGTAAGAACTGGCGTAGCCTTCGAGGAAATCGTTGGTAGAGCCTAATCTAACGAAGATAAATAGATAAAGTTTCAGGAGAAATAAACAATGCCATTTAATATTTCAGAATTTACTTCTACATTTACTGGTGATGGCGCACGTCCTAATCTGTTTGAGGTTCAAATCAACAGATTAGGACCAAACTTTAACTTCTTGTGTAAAGCAGCGCAGTTGCCAGGTTCAACAGTTGGACTCGTTGAAGTTCCATACTTTGGACGTAATGTGAAATATGCTGGTAACAGAACATTTGCTGATTGGACTGTAACGATCCTCAATGATGAAGACTTTGCAATTCGCAATGCTCTTGAGTTGTTGATGCAAGATATTAACAGTCACGAAGATAACTTGGCTGCTGTTCTAGCAGACGGTTATCAATTCGACGCGCTTGTGACTCAATATTCAAAAGTTGGTGCAATTATTAAAGAATATCAATTTAGAGGAATGTTCCCAATTGATATTTCACCAATTGAATTGGATTGGGGCGCAAACGACACGATTGAAGAGTACCAAGTTACATTTGCATACCAGTACTGGACTTCAGCAAGCAGCGCAACCTAATAGGAGGTCGCTATGAGTTTCTTTAAGAGTCTTGTACGTCGTGTAAAGCGTACTGTAAAAGCACAAGTAACATCACAAGTTACTGGGTTTGTTGGAAGAGCAGCATCTAGTGTTACCAGTGCAGCAACATCTAGAGTGACGGGTGCTGTGAATTCTAGAATTGGCGGCACAATCAACACTTTGAAAGATAGAGTTACTGCTGCTGGCGTAGCATCTAGAAGATCTGGACTAAATCCATTTGCAAATGCTGCTGCTAATCGTGTTGCCAAAGGCGCAATTGCTCGAGCAAAAGGTGAAAAAATTGTTGATCCATTCGGTTAACAATTAATTTTTATTATGATGGGTAAAAAAATATGGCAATAAATCTTTTCGGCTTCGAAATTCTTCGCAAAAAACCTGAGGTTGAACTTCAGCCTCAGGTTGCTGCACCTATAAACGACGATGGTGCAATTACTGTCACCTCTGGCGGTTATTTTGGCACATATCTTGATCTAGAAGCCAGTTTCAAAAACGAAAATGATCTTATCTCTCGTTATCGTGAAATGTCGATGCAGCCAGAACTGGAATCAGCAATTGACGATATTGTGAATGAAGCAATCGTCCACGACGTTACTGGTAAATCTGTGACAATTCTTTTAGATGATCTCGAACAACCAGACAATATTAAAGAAATGATTCGCGATGAATTTCAAAATGTTCTTCGCATGTTAGACTTCTCAAACTCTGGATCAGATATTTTCCGTAATTGGTACATTGATGGTCGTTTATTCTATCAAGTATTGATTGACGAAAAGCAACCAAAACTTGGCATTCAAGAAATTCTCTATCTTGACCCACGTAAGATTCGCAAAGTTCGTAGTATTATTCGTAAAAAAGATCCACGCACAGGAGTTGAAGTAACTGCTGGCGTTCAAGAGTTTTACGTCTACAATGAAAAAGCGATGAATCAGGGTCAAACATTGATCACATCACCAACTGATTCAGGATTAAAAATTGCAACTGATGCAATTGTAAATGTCAATTCTGGATTGATGGATCCAAAAAGATCACTCGTATTATCGTACCTTCACAAAGCGATAAAGCCCCTCAACCAGCTCCGAATGGTTGAGGATGCTGTTGTGATCTATCGTTTGTCACGTGCACCAGAACGTCGTGTGTTCTATATTGACGTTGGTAACATGCCAAAAGTTAAATCAGAACAATATCTTCGTGACATTATGACCAAGTTTAGAAACAAGGTTGTTTATGATTCTGCCACAGGCGAAATCAAAGATGATCGTAAGTTTATGTCAATGATGGAAGACTTTTGGATTCCGCGTCGCGGCGAAGGCAAGTCAACGGAAATTACAACGTTGCCAGCAGGACAAAATCTTGGTGAGTTGTCTGATGTAAATTATTTTGAAAAGAAACTGTACAAAGCATTGAATGTTCCAGTTTCTCGTCTTGAATCACAAACAGGATTCACACTCGGTCGTTCAACAGAAATCACACGCGATGAATTAAAATTCAGTAAGTTTATTGATAGATTGAGAGCGAAGTTTTCAGTACTATTCGATGAACTTATGCAACGTCAACTTGCTCTCAAGGGAATCTGTTCTGTTGATGAATGGCAAGAATTAAAAGAAAAGATTCACTATGACTTCCTTAAAGATAATAACTTTATGGAACTTAAAGAAGCAGAATTGATGGCTTCTCGATTGCAACTTATGCAACAAATTGATCCATACGTTGGAGTTTATTTCTCGAAAGCGTGGGTCAAGAAGCATGTTCTTCATTTCGATGAAGAAGGTATTGAGCGTATGGATAAAGAATTGTCAGATGAGCAAGCGGGTATTGAAGCAAGCGAAAATGCACAACCAACTCCAATGACTCAAGGTCAAGAAGTTGCACAAGCCCAAGCAAATGATATTAATTCTGTATTTAACGCACAAATTACTAAATAATAATTGGAGAAAATTATGAGCAATGATGGGTATTCATTAGACGCAGTGACAGCAGCAATTGCTGGCAATAAAGAAGGATTTGTAAATGCTTTCAATAGCGCAATTGCATCCAAAGTAACTGACGCACTTGAAGTAAAAAAAGTTGAAGTTGCATCCAATTTACTCGGACAAGAAGAAGTAACGAATGAAATTGAAGGATCTGAAACAGAAGTTGACGGAAGCAGCGATGCAGCCGTCGACAGCACAGAAGAATAAGGTTTCTGCAACTCAAAAATCTGACGGAAGCGTTAGGTCAAGAGTTATGGCAGCAAAGTCTGCATTAGGGTTGAAAGATCTTAATGCATCAGCTGCAGCAACAGGTCACAAACTTTATACGCAATTGTCTTCACAAAATCCAAACTTGCAACAAAATCAAGTTTTAAATCGAATTAGCCCAAGTGCTCGTAAACATTATATGAAGTTGAGTTCTATTGTTCCATCAGAATTCTTATCAGATAAGATTCCAATGAATCAATTTAGAGCAACTTTAAATCGTATTAAAGCAGCTCAAAATATTTCAAAACAATTGAACAATCATTATGAGATTCTTGACACAGAACAAGAAACAATGTCAATTGATGAATCATTTTATCCGCCACAAATGATGGTGTTGCGTAGAACTGGCGTTCGTATTTTCCCAGATGGTCGTCGAGTTGCTCTTTATAGCAATGACAAACTTGGATTAGTTTTCACAGTTCCATTTAAATCTTCTGGTGTTACAGATACATTACCAAACGTAACAGCAGAAGAAGTTGAAGTTGACAATTTAATGGAAAGTCTTGAACAAGTCGCAGCATATGCTTCACAAGAAAATCCAAAGTCTACAGCAAAACATATGAAGTTTGCTGATGGATCTAAAATGAAAGTCAGTCATGGTGCAGCAAAAGCCATTCATATGGTTCACGATGCATTAAATGACGAAAATAAAAAGAAGTTTGCTGACATGCTTACAACTCCAAAAAGTTTTGAAAAGGCAGCACACTTTGCATTGAGCAGAGTTAAATTTACAATCGGAGACGAACAATGAGTTTAGTTTCTGACATCGTAAGAGAAATTATCGCAGAAGCCAACGTTCAAAAAATTGGACGTAAAAAACTTATTCGTTTAAGAGTTCGTGGTGGCAAAGTTCAACGACGCAAAATTGTATCTGGCGTTAAGGGTTATACAATTCGTGGTGGCAAGATGATTCGCATGTCATCTAGCGAAAGAATTAAGAGAAAAATTGGTGCTCGTCGCGCAAAAATTAAACGCAGAGCAAAACTCGCAAGAGCATTAATTAAAAGAAAGCGTTCATTAAGAAAACGCACATCATTGGGGCTATAAAAATGAAATTAATCACAGAAACAGTTGAAGCAGTGAAGATGATCACCGAAGAAAAGAACGGTGTGAAAAGTCTCTTCATTCAAGGTCCATTTCTTGTTGCTGAAAAAAAGAATCGTAACGGTCGCATCTATCCAGTAGAAACTCTTTCGAAAGAAGTGAAGCGTTATGATGAAGACTATGTTCAAAAGAATCGCGCATTCGGCGAATTGGGTCATCCTGATTCACCAACGATTAATCTAGATCGCGTATCACATCTTATCACTAATCTCAAACAAGAAGGTAATGTTTGGATTGGTAAAGCAAAAATTCTTGAAACACCAATGGGTAAAATCGCCAAGTCTCTTATGGAAGGCGGTGCAATTCTTGGTGTGTCATGTCGTGGCATGGGCTCTCTCAAAAACGAGAACGGTGTCAACGTCGTGCAAGATGACTATTATCTGGCCACAGCGGCTGATATTGTAGCGGATCCATCCGCACCAGGTGCTTTCGTTCAAGGTATTATGGAAGGTAAAGAGTGGGTTTGGGATAATGGCATTGTAAAAGAATTAGATGTCAATGCTTATTATAATCAAATCAAGAATGTAAAGCAAAAACAAATTGACGAAATCTCATTGAAGATCTTTGAGAATTTCTTGTCAAAACTTTAAAATTTATAAATAATATTACTTCTTCAGGAGTTAAAACAAATGGCTAAGACATTATCAGAATCCGCTGCAGAAATTCTAAGAGCATCAATGAATGCTGCAGGAAAAGAACCAGCAGCAAAATTGCCAGGCGAGATGGAAGATCTCGGTGGACAAACCCCAGAATCACTACCAAATGACTATGGTCTTAAAGCATCGGCTGAAATGAAACCAGCTGCAAAGCCAGGTCACGAAGGTGTTCCAGCAGAACCAATGAAGAAACTTCCTGGTTCAGATGCTAAGAAACTCGCTGACGAAGGAGAAGGTCTTAAGAAGAATCCAGTAGATGCTGGCGAATATAAGACTGAAGAAACAGAAATCGAAGGCGAAGTTGTCGCAGAAGGCGGCACAAAGGTTCCAATGCCACTTCCTGTCAAGAAACTCGGCGAAGCTGAATCTGAAGAAGATGAAGATAAGGACGAGGAAGAAGAAGAAGAGGAAGACGAAGACGAAAAGGAAATGAAAGAAGCCTGGAAGAAAGACATGGTCAAGAAGCACAGCAAGTCAATGGCTGAAGACGTTGATGCTCTCTTCAATGGCGAATCTCTATCCGAAGAATTCCGCACAAAAGCAACAACGATTTTTGAAGCAGCCGTAAATTCTCGCGTTGAATCAATCGTTGAAGATATGGCAGCAGAGAATGATCAAATTCTTGCTGAAGCATATGAAGCAATGCAAACACAACTAGCTGAACAAGTAGATGAATATCTAAACTATGTTGTTGAGCAATGGATGGAAGAAAATAAAGTTGCAATCGAAGCAGGTCTCCGTTCTGAATTGACGGAAGACTTTATCAACGGTCTCAAGAATCTCTTTGCAGAACACTACATCGAGATCCCAGAAGAGAAGGTTGAGGTTGCAGAAACTCTAGCAGTTCGCGTTGCAGAACTCGAAGAAGCAGTCACAACTCTTGCATCAGATGCTGATGCTAAGATCACTGCTCTTACAGAGGAACTTAACGTTGCAAAGAGAAATGAAGCAATTCGCAAGATCTGTGAAGGACTAACCGAAGTACAGGTCGAGAAAATGAAATCGCTCGCAGAGGGCGTGGAGTTCACCACAGAAGGTGAGTTTAATAGCAAACTCGCAGTAATTCGCGAGAACTACTTCCCAGTAAATAAAGTGAAAAGTGAGGTAAAGGCACTTCAAGAGACGACGGTCACTGAAGATAAGCCAGAAGTAGAAGTTCATGGTCTAATGAAACATTATGTGCAAGCAATTACAAAAACGGCTCCAAAAGCCTAATTAACTCATCTTTTTTAACGGAGTATTATAAATGTATCTAAATGAAACCATTACAAAAAAGTGGGCTCCAGTTCTTGATCACGGCGATCTTCCAGCGATCTCTGATCCATACAAGCGTGCAGTTACTGCCCTTGTTCTAGAAAACCAAGAACGTGCCCTTCAAGAAGAAAACCGCTCAATGACAAACCTATGGGAAGCAGCTCCTGCTAATGCCATGGGTTCAGCAGGCATCAGCGGTCTTGCTTCAACAGTCAACACTGGCGTAACAGGCTTCGACCCAATCCTAATCGGATTGGTCCGTCGTGCTCTTCCAAACCTAATGGCTTATGACATCTGCGGCGTTCAGCCAATGACTGGTCCAACAGGTTTGATTTTCGCAATGCGCTCAGTCTATGCATCCTCAACAGCACGTGGCGGTGAAGCTCTCTTCGACGAAGCAAATAACGCCCACTCTGGTAACGGTACAATGACTGCATTCACCAGCACTATAAATCCAGGTAATGCTAACTCATCAATCTACGGTCTTGCAAACACTGGCTTCGGTCTCGACACCGCATCTGGTGAAGATCTAACGATGAAGTATATGGGCTTCCAAATCGATCGTGTTGCTGTTACAGCAAATACACGCGGCTTGCAAGCAGCATACACGCTAGAACTTGCACAAGATCTCAAGGCAGTTCACGGTCTCGACGCAGAAACAGAATTGACAAATATCTTGTCAACAGAAATTCTTGCTGAAATCAACCGCGAAGTTGTTCGTACGATCTATGCAACAGCAAACGTCGGTATCGTCGGTGTGACATCAAATACCTTCAACTTGAATTCAAACGACACCACTGCAGGTGGTACATCAGGTCGTTGGCAAGTTGAGAAGTACAAGTCACTCTTGTTCGCAATCGAAAGAGCAGCCAACAAGATCGCTAAAGACACCCGTCGTGGTAAGGGTAACTTGCTCATCGTTTCAACCGATGTTGCATCAGCTCTTGCAATGACAGGTCTTCTAGACTACAACTCAGCATTGTCAAACAACACAAATCTAACAGTTGACGATACAGGCAACACATTCGCTGGTACACTATTCGGTCGTATCAAGGTCTATGTTGATCCATATTCTGTCGCCAATTCAGACTATGTTGTTGTCGGTTATAAGGGTACAAACGCTTATGACGCTGGCTTGTTCTACTGCCCATACGTTCCTCTACAAATGGTACGTGCTATCGATCCAACGACTTACCAACCAAAGGTTGGCTTCAAGACTCGTTACGGTCTCGTTGCAAATCCATTCGCAACAGGTGGCGTAGCTGGTACAGGAGCTCTTGTAAACGGTAACAACGTTTACTATCGTAAGTTCCAAGTGTTGAACATCAACCAGTAATAGTTATTACCGACTTTATAAAAATAATAAGGTAATGTGACTCGGGGGGAGCAGAAATGCTCCCCCTTTTTTATTTTCTATAAATAGATTAGTTGACTTACGGAATTTTTTCAATGACTGCATTAACTAGATCTCCAACTAATACAGACTTACTCCAAAGTACCAAATTTAGAGTAACATTTGATCGTTTGCCTGGATCCACATATTATTGTCAAGCAGCAAATGTTCCTGGAGTTTCATTAACAGAAATTGTTAGACCAACACCATTTATTGACTTATATCATCCTGGCGAAAAGATGATATATGATACATTTACAATTACATTTTTAGTTGATGAAGATATGCGCGCATTTACTGAAATTCATGATTGGATTCGTGCTATGACATTTCCGACTGATTTCAAAGAATATAGAGATTTGGAAAGGCTTGCAAGAGCTCCATATCTTTTTGGAACTGCACCAAAAGGCAAGCCACAATATTCTGAAGCAATTATGACACTACACTCGAATAAGAACAATCCCAAATTCAGAGTCAAATTTTATGATTTGTTTCCAACGACATTATCATCATTAATGTTCAACTCGCAAGATACAGCAGAGAACATTGTCGTTGCAGATGCAACTTTTCGATTTGCTTATTATGAATACGAAAGAATTTAATAGATACTAGATATAATCTATTGGTACTTCGTTCAAACCACACATAGTGATTATACTGTTTAATTATACAAGAGTAAATTCTTGCTAGAGCTTCGGCAGGAGTTTACTTACAAATGATAATAGTGTATAATAGAACTATCTTATCACACTTGTATTAATATGAAAATTGAAACTCCACCACTTGAAGAATTGATGGTTCAATGGGAAAGGGATTCTGAAGTAGATACCACAGAACCTGGCAAAGAAATCTTGCGTATTCCTATTCTTCACAACAAGTATAACAAATATTTGTCTTTGCATAATCTTGCTGCAAAAAGAGCAGCGATGGAATATGACAAACTCAAGAAATTGAAGTGGATGTACTATAACGGCAAACTTGATCAAGATGAATTGGATAAACTTGGTTGGGAGCCATTTAGATTCACCCTCAAGTCAGACATTCAAGTGTATCTTGATGGTGATGATGATTTGACAAAACTTAAACGAAAAAAAGCCTATCATGAAGAGTCAGCAAATTTTTGTACCAACGTTATGAAAGAATTGAATAATCGTACTTGGCAATTGAAAGAATACATGGGCTGGGAAAAGTTCATTCAAGGTGCACGTTAATGTTTGAAAATAAAATACTTATTGTTGATAATTTTTACGAAGATCCAGATTCTGTTAGAAGTTTTGCTCTTAAACAAAATTTCACTTCAAACTATAATGACAATGGTGCCAAGATTCCTGGAGTTCGTACTGATGAAATACAAACATTGAGTTTAAAGTATTTCAATTTATTGAAAAGCACTCTATTCAACAATTTGTTCGGCTACCCTAAACACTTTGTTTCTATAGATGAGATGATGCTTTCTAGGTATCAAGTATGTTTAGAAAGCGATGGTGATAGTTGGCCACATTATGATAAAAAGACAGTTGCAGGTTTAGTGTACCTAACCCCAAATCCTCCACCAAATAGTGGCACAATTTTCTATGATGTAGATCCAAATGATCCATCAAATAAAGAAAACATTACTGTAAAACAGGTTGTACAAAATGTTTACAATCGTGCAATAATTTATTCTGGTACTGTTCTTCACAAATCAGAAAATTATTTTGGTGATACATTAGAAAATGGTAGACTAATCAATCCATTTTTTATTGATATTATGAACATTGATATTCAACGAGATAATTCATGAAAGTTATTGATACTTTTATGTTCTGTAATGAACTTGATATGCTTGAAGGTAGACTTGAATACCTTTACGATCATGTTGATCATTTTGTTTTGGTTGAAGCGCCAATCACGCAAAGTGGGCATGAAAAGCCGATGCACTTCATGAATAACATCTCCAGATATAAAAAGTACATAGACAAAATCATCTACTTTCCCTTTGTGTGCAAAAGAAGTGATTTTGATTTCGATAAAATTCCAAACCACGAGAGAGACTATAACACAGGACCATGGCAAGTTGAGAATGGTCAACGCGATCACATAACAGAATGTCTTGGATTATTCTCAGATGACTCACTTATCTTTATAAGTGACTGCGATGAAATCTATCATAAAGATTGCATTGGAATTGCAAAAGATTGTTTCGCAAGTGGTTATGAAGCGTTATCCATTCAAATGGATCATTATCAGTTTAATTTTGAAAACAAATCTAAGAATAATCAAATACTCTTTAGTACCGTCTCAACAAATGCATACACTAAAAGAGAAAGAGCCAAAAACGTCCACAATAACAGATATTCTCATGCAGTAATTCATAATGGTGGATGGCATTTAAGTTGGTGGTTGGATCCAAAAGCAATTCAGTATAAGATTGAAACATTTGCTCATCAGGAAAAGAATCAAGAACAATTTAAGAGCATGGAGTATATAAACAAGAAACTTCAAGAAGGTGGCGATATCTTTAATCGCGACCCTAATGTTCATGCATTTGAGAAAGGTGATGTTGCTAACATCCCAGAAAATGTCTATAGAATTTTCAATGGTATTCAGCAGAAAATTGATGATCTATGATTGAGCACGTTGTAATTGAAAAAGTAAATAACATCTATGTCCAAGTGACTGCTGAACCTGCCATCTTGCAAGAGATGTCAGAGTTCTTTACATTTTCAACTCCAGGCTATCAATTTTCTCCAGCATTTCGCAATAAATACTGGGACGGAAAGATTCGACTCTTGAATCTGAATACAAGACAAATTTATCTTGGTTTAGTTCCGTATATCAAAAAGTTTTGCAAGGATAGCAACTACACCTGTGAGTACATCGATGAAGAAAAGGAAATCTATCCTGTTGACACCAAAAATCTGGCTTCGGCTCTTTCTTTGTCAATTGAACCCAGAGATTATCAACTCCTTGCGTCAAGCGTCGGACTTACGAAGAAGAGAACTGTACTCATTTCACCAACAGCGTCAGGAAAATCACTAATCATCTATATGATGATCCGCCACCTGTTGAACACAGGTAAGAAGCGTGGATTGTTGATTGTTCCTACGATTAATCTCGTCACTCAGATGCATTCTGACTTTAAGAACTATTCATCTATAAATGGATGGGATGTAGACAAGTATTGTCAGAAGATTTATGGTGGTGAAAGCAAGATACCTGATAGTGATCTTGTAATATCAACTTGGCAATCTATCTATGAGATGCCAAAGAAATACTTTGCGCAGTTTGATTTCATCATTGGCGACGAAGCACATACATTTAAAGCCAAGTCATTAACTTCTATCATGACTAAACTCATCAACTGTGATGTGCGTATTGGCACGACAGGTACACTTGATGATAGCAAGGTCAATAAACTAGTTCTTGAAGGATTATTCGGTCCTACGTTCAAAGTTATTTCCACAAAAGAACTCATTGAGCGTAAACAACTCGCCAACTTCAGCATCAAGTGCATTGTATTGAAGTATCCAGAAATAGTTTGTAAAACAGTTAAAGGTTTTACTTATCAGGACGAGATGGGGTTTCTCGTTCAACACGAAGGGCGCAATCGCTTCATCACTGATCTTGCGTTGAATCTCAAAGGCAATAGTCTTGTTTTATTTACTTATGTTGAAAAACACGGTAAACTATTATTCGAATGGATAACTGAAAAAGCAAATGGTCGAAAAGTATTTTTTATTCATGGTGGGGTTGAAGCAGAAGATCGCGAAGCAGTAAGACATATCACTGAACAAGAAAACGATGCGATCATTGTGGCAAGTTACGGAACATTCTCTACTGGAGTAAACATTCGTAACCTACATAATATTATATTCTCCTCTCCAACAAAGAGTAAAATTCGAGCATTGCAGTCCATTGGGCGTGTGCTGCGTCTAGGTGAAAATAAAGAAGCAGCAACACTGTACGATATCGCTGATGATCTACGTTATGGTCCTTATACAAACTTCACATTGAAGCACTATGAGGAACGGGTGAAGATCTACAGTGAAGAAAAATTTCCTTTCACAACGAATAACGTAAGGATAAATTAATGTCTGAAGATAAACCAGAATATAAACCAAGAGGTGAACTGCGATTCATTCGCTTGCGTTCTATCCCAGATGACATCATTGGATATGTAACTTATAAAGAAGGATACATCACAGTAGAGTTGCCTCTGAGAATTGAAATTGAAACTATATTTGATGAAGGTCGGCAAATCTTAGCGATGCAAGAGTACCTCCCTCAATCAGTAATCGAGATCAAAGAAGTAGATTTTGATGATTATGAGGTATTATTTGCTTCACCAGTTCGCGCTGAATTTGTTGAACAATATGAATACGTTGCTGATTTTTTCTATAATAACACAGCGCAAATTAAAACACCAGTTAAGAAAAAGACAACTGCTGACATTACTGCTAATACATCTGAAACAATGACAAAGGTTGTGTCAATTCTCGAAGCAATGCAAGCAAAAAAAGATAAACCAGTCCATTAATTATGAAACGTTTAAACATTGAAATTAAAAAAGAACCATTCACTCATGTCATTTTACATGATGTATATGAAAAACATGAATATGAAGGTGTTTGGTCTGAATTATTATTCTTACAAAAAAGAATGGTTCCTGGCTATATGACTGGAGCAGCAGGTGATAGTCTTGGGATCACTAAAAAACGAAACGCTGGGATATTTTTAAACGATGTTTATAGAAATCCAGAGTTCTCAAGCATCATGGTTTGCGCTCGGAATACAATCGCAGACCCCCATCTAAAGCATATTATTGATGGAATTGATGATACATACTTTGATCTTTACGATTCAATAAATTCAGATTCTACTATAGTTCAGTCATATGCTAATGGAGATTTTTATAAACCACACCGCGATGAATGTATCTTTACATCTATTTGTTGTTTATACAAAAAACCAAAAGCCTTTTCTGGTGGATTATTACATTTTCCCAAATATGACTTTTTTATTGATTTAGAAGATAATCAATGCGTTATTTTCCCATCAAGAATTGAACATGGTGTCACAGAAATTAAAACAAATGAATCAAATCCTGAATACAACAGATTCTCAATTAGTAACTTTATGAAGATTGTTTAATTATGGCAAAAAATCACTATATCAATAATAAAGATTTCCTGAAAGAAATGACTGCGTATAGAACAGCAATACGCAAAGCAAAACGAGCAGGACAACCAAAGCCACAGATTCCTCGATACGTCGCTGAATGCTTTATGAAGATTGCTGAGAATCTTTCACACAAACCCAATTTCTTGTCTTATACTTTTCGAGATGAAATGGTTGCTGACGCGATTGAAAACTGCGTAATGTACGTTGACAATTTTGACCCAGCAAAATCAAGCAATCCATTTGCCTATTTCACTCAAATAGTATATTATGCATTCTTACGTCGCATTCAGAAAGAAAAGAAACAATTGTATGTTAAGTACAAGGCTACTGAGACTGCTGGCATTCTTGATGAGTTTGAACTTAATGAAAATGAAGATGGAACCTTTAGACAATTTGAGTTATACGAAAACATTTCAGAGTTTATTGTAAATTACGAAAATGCTCGTAAAGAAAAGAAAATCAAGAAGGCAGGTTTGGAGAAGTTTGTAGATGAAGATAGCAATATTGGGTGACACACATTTTGGTATGAGAGGCGATAGCATTGCCTTTCATAATCATTATCGTGAGTTTTATACGAAACATTTTTTCCCTTATTTGGTGGACCATGGAGTTAGGACCATCTTTCAACTTGGTGATCTATTTGATCGTCGGAAGTATATTTCTTTTCAGTCTCTTGCTCTTTGCCGCAAGTATTTTTTTGATAAACTGGTTGAACATAATATAGAGATGCATACGTTGCTTGGCAACCATGACATCACATTCAAGAATACACTCGAAGTCAATTCGCCAGAGTTACTGCTCAAAGACTATCCAAACGTTATTGTTTACAATGAACCAACGGAATGGCAAGGTATTGATATCATTCCTTGGATCTGTAAGGATAATGAACTGGAAATTCTTGATTTTATCAAGAGAAGCACCAACCACGTTTGTTTTGGTCACTTTGAACTGCAAGGGTTTGAGATGGATCGTGGCAGCATTTGTCACGAAGGTATGGATCCTGCTCAACTTCAGAAGTATGATCTTGTTCTCTCAGGTCACTTCCATCACAAGAGCAACAGCGGCAGCATTGTATATGTTGGCACTCCTGGAGAGATGACTTGGGCTGATTATAATGATGAGCGTGGGTTTCACATCTATGATACTGAGACTCGTCAATTAGAATTCATCAAAAATCCATTGAACATGTTCTACAAGATTCAATACAATGATGATGAATTGTATTACAATGATCTTGTCAATGCAGATTATTCTCATTTGACAAGCAAGTATGTGAAGATTGTTGTTGAGAAGCGCAACAATTCATTCTTGTTCGATACACTATTGGATTCTCTTGCCAAAGTCAATCCTCTTGAAGTTTCTGTGGTTGAAGACTTTTCAGAGATCACTGAAAATGTCGAAGTTGATATTGACCAAGCAGAAGATACAATGTCAATTCTAAGTAAATACGTTGATGGTTTGACTTTACCTGTAGAATCAGATAAAATAAAGACCGTATTGCGTGAAGTGTACAATGAAGCATTGTCTATGGAGACAACGTGATTCTATTCAAAAAAGTTCGATACAAGAATTTCCTTTCTACTGGAAATGTCTTTACAGAAATCTCACTGAACGAAAACTCCACGACGTTGATCGTGGGTGAGAATGGTGCAGGTAAGTCAACATTCCTGGATGCCATTACATTCTCATTGTTCGGCAAACCATTCCGCAATATTAATAAACCTCAACTTGTAAACTCAGTCAATGAAAAAGATTGCCTCGTTGAAGTTGAGTTTGATATTGGCAAGAAGTCATATAAAGTTATTCGTGGTATTCGACCAAACGTTTTTGAGATCTACTGCGATGATGAACTTCTGAATCAAGACGCAAGATCTAAAGACTATCAGGATCATCTTGAAAAGATTATTTTGAAGATGAACTATAAGTCGTTTACACAAATAGTTATCCTCGGCTCAACCAACTTTACTCCATTCATGCAGTTGTCAGCGGCGGACCGTCGAGTTGTCATTGAAGATCTGCTTGACATCCAGATCTTTTCTTCCATGAATGTGATCGTCAAAAGCAAACTACACACTCTCAAAGATGAAGCAGCACAACTAAAGATTCAAATTGATAACACCAAAGATAAAATTGAACTACACAAGAAACATCTTGACGAACTCAAGAAGAATACAAAAGAAATCGTAGACGCAAAGAAACAAGAAGTGACTGAAAACACGGCATCACTCTCAGCACTTGAAATAGAAGCAACTGAAAAAGAAACTCAAATTGAAAGTCTATTAACCGAAGTATCAGATGATGACAGTACAGCAAAGAAATTCACAAAGTTAAATCAACTTGAAGCCAAGATTGAAGGGAATATCCAGAAACTCGAGAAAGACATCGAGTTCTATTCTGTAAATTCGACTTGTCCAACCTGCGATCAGGCTATCAATAACAAAGACGAAAAAGTACACACTTGTAACAGTAAAATCACAGAACTAACCGAAGGTCTAACCAAACTAAAGGAAGAGAGTGATGCCGTTCTACGTCGAATCAATACAATTAAAGCAACACAGCAAAATCTTAAAGTTCTTGAACAAGACCTTGTGCGGATTAATACTTCTCGCAAGCAGGTTCGAAACTATATTACGAAACTTGAAAAAGAAATCCAAGACATAGAAAGTAAACCAGCCATGAGCGATGAGTTCAAGGCACAATCAAAAGAATTGCTCAACGCATTACAAGCATTCAACGAAAAAAGAAAAACGGTATCTGAACAAACACAACATTATGATATTGTCGCGCAGTTGCTTAAAGATGGCGGGATTAAGTCGAAAATCATTAAGCAGTACGTTCCAGTTATCAACAAACTGGTTAATAAGTATTTGGCTGCGATGGACTTCTTTGTCAACTTCAACATTGACGAGGAGTTCAAGGAGACCATCAAGTCTCGTCACCGAGATGATTTCAGTTATGAAAACTTCTCAGAGGGCGAAAAGAAACGTATTGACCTAGCACTGTTGTTTACCTGGAGGTCGGTCGCCAAATTAAAGAACAGTGTCAATACTAATCTGCTCATCTTCGACGAGGTCTTTGATGGTTCTCTTGACATCAATGGTACTGAAGAATTTATGAAGTTGATAAATATGATGAATGACAATACAAACATCTTTGTGATCACGCACAAGACTGATCAGATGGTTGATAAGTTTAAACACACAATACGATTCGCGAAAGTTAAAAATTTCTCGCAGGTGATATCATAATGAAAAAAATTAAATATTATAAAGGCGATATGATTGATTACGAAATCTATGATCTTGTAGATTTTTATGATCCAATATTACGCCAACCAACAGTTCCTGTTAAATTAGAAACATTAGATGATTTTGAACACGCAAAGTATCTTGCGTTTTCTTTGGCAGAAACGTTGGGTGAATTGCAAGGTCTCGGTCTTTCTGCAAATCAAGTTGGATTGCGTGAAAGAGTTTGTGCGATTAATATGGGTAGCGAAATTTGGGTGATGTTTAATCCAGAAATTGTTGACCGATCAATGACCCCATCAACTTTTGAAGAAGGATGTCTATCATATCAAGGTTTATATTTAAAAGTAGATAGATCAGAATGGGTGAAAGTTAAATTCCAAGCAGTTGGTGGTCAAATTATTGAAGAGACATTCAGTGGATTGACTGCTGTATGCGTTCAGCATGAGATTGATCATCTAGATGGGATCATGTTTACTGATAAAGTCAGCCCAATTAAACTTGATATTGCAAAACGAAAAGTTAAGAAGAATGTGAAAAGAATAAGAGCAACAGCATCTAAAATCAAAGTTGTGCAAGAACAAGAAAGAAAACAAGAAGGTCAATTGGTGATTTCACAAAAACAAAAGATGAAGCCAATTGCAGCGCAAGAATCACCAAAAATACAAATATTAGAACAACCAAATAGAACAACCCAACAAAAAGAGCCTGAGAAATTTGTATATAAAGTGGTCTCCTCGTAAGTTATTGATTTTATTATAGTTTTACCTGTTGATTTTTCATAGAGTTTCATGTAGAATACTCTGTATGAAAACCTATTATGAAGTTTGGGAAAAGGTCAGCCACCCCATTTTTATTAATAAAATGGTGGCTTCAGTAAAAACTGAAAATGAGGCTATGAAAATCTACGGTGAAAACCCTAGTGGACGGTCAGTTGAGTATATTTCCGTTCGTGATGATTCTGATGAAGTTGAATTTCGCCGTGTAATTGGTGATATTCGTACAGTCTACCCTTCGTAAGTTATTGATTCGTAAGGGTTTTTTCCTGTTGCCTTTTTACAGGGTTTCATACAGAATTCCACTATGAAAACGAATTTACAGACATCTAAATCTATTCTTGCCAAACTCTTGGCTTCTGAGAATATCACGGTCTCGCACCAAAACGTTCGAACGGCATACTTCGACCTCAAGAATCGCACGATGGTTCTTCCTGTTTGGAAGGACATGGACGGCGACTTGTATGACTTGCTGACAGGTCACGAAGTTGGTCATGCTCTGAATACACCTGAGCAGGGCTGGCATAATGAGATCAAGAACAGCGAAGACAACAAGAAGTTCAAAGACTTTTTGAACGTCATCGAAGATGCTCGCATTGAGAAACTTGTCAAACGCAAGTTCCCTGGACTTTCAAAATCTTTCGCTCGTGCATATGCATCATTATATGAGCGTGACTTCTTCGGCATCAAGAAACTCGACGACCTCAGCAAGTTGAACCTGATTGATCGCATCAATTTGCGTTTCAAGATGGGTTCACATGTCATTGTTGAATTCAATGATTTCGAGCGTGAGATTGTTCGCGAAGTTGAGGCTGCTGAAACTTGGGATCAAGTTGTTGACATTGCTCGTCGTGTGTATGACTACACCAAACAAAACGAGCAAAACAAGATTCAAAACAAACAAGACCTTCAAGAGCAGATGAAGGAAGAAAGTCAGCAGGATCAACAAGATTCTGATGAGTACGATGACGTTGGTGATGATTCTGACTATGAAGATAACATCGACGGCAACGATGACTCTGATCTAGACGAAGAATCAGACGGCACTGATGCTGAAGATTCTGACAATCAAACTGAGTCAGATGAAGAAGAATCTGACAGCAACCAGTATTCTTCTGGTGACGGTGATGATGAAGAAGAACAAGAAGATGAAGATGAGCCGCAGTCTGTAACTGATCGCAATTTCCGTCAGCGTGAGCAGGAATTGGTCAACGAGACTGGCAAAATCTTCATGTATGAGTTGCCTGATGCTGTTCTTGAGAACATCATCCTTCCGAACACGGAAGTTGTGAATGATCTTGAGCGATTCTTCCGTGCGCAAGTTGCTGATACTGATCGTCGTTATGGTCATCACGGTATTGCATACGATACTGTTGTTCAGAAGTGTGTTCGCAAGTTCAACACGAACAACAAGAAAGTCATCATGCATATTCTGAAAGAATTTGAGATGCGCAAGAAAGCCAGCGAGTATGCTCGGACACAGACTGCTCGAACTGGTGAGTTGAACATGAACGTGCTGCACAAGTACAAGTTCAGCAATGATCTCTTCAAGAAGATCACCGTTGTGCCGAAGGGTAAGAATCATGGCTTCATCATGTTCGTTGATATGTCTGGTTCGATGGGCGACATTCTCCGCAATACGATTGAGCAAATGCTTGTGCTTGCTTCGTTCTGCAAACTTGCCAAAGTCCCGTTTGAAGTTTATGGCTTCAGCGACGATTGCTATGATAACAAGAAGTTGCGCGAGATGATGAAGACGCAGAAACGTTTCGTCTCTAATCCCGCTGTTGACATGACGATGACGAGTAATTGGTTCCATCTGAAACATCTGATTGGTTCTTCACTGTCGCCTGTGCAATATCGTCGTGCGTTCAATGCGATGTGCGTCGTTGCGAATGAGTATGGTCGCTGCTATGATAGTTATGGTTCAAATGATACCGATCACGGCAACTGGCAATACAATTGGGACACTTCTGGCTTTGGTTTGAATGGCACTCCGTTCATCGAAACTTTGCTTGCTTCTCGCGGAATCATTACTGCGTTCCAGAACAAGCATCAGTTGGATGTTTGCAACGTTGTGTATCTGACTGACGGTGATGGTGGCAACAATCTTTTATATCCTCCGATGGACACAAACTCTGGTTTCTACGACGATCGTCGCAGATCTGTTGTCTATCTGATTGACAAAAAGACCAAGAAGAAAGTTAAGTTGGCCAATAATTATTATATGCAAGCAGCGATCACGGAGTTGGTTGCCGATGTGACTGGTTGTAAGCATCTTGGTTTCTTTGTTGGTAACAAGAAAGCCATTCAACGTGACATGAAGTATCTTATTGCTGACAAGTCGCATGATCAACAAGATGTTGCCAAGAAATGTTTCCGCGAACACAATTATCTTATCGTTGAGCGTCTCGGATATGACAAGTATTTCTATGTTGCTCTTCCGAACACTAACATCGTTGATGACAAACTTGAGATCACCAGCGATATGAACAAGAATAAGATGGCTCGCGAGTTTTCCAAGAACGTGGGTAGCAAGAAGAGCAATCGTCTCCTCCTCACGAAACTAGCCGAAGAACTGGCGGTGGCGTAAGTTATTGATTTTATTCGGGTTTTTTCTATTGCGTTTTAGCGGGAAAACAGCCATAATTGTCTTATGAAGTTGAACGACGTTATAAAAATTGAGGCTTGCGAGTCTCTGGGTACACCAGCCTGTAATGGGCGCGTGTTGGAATTTGACACTTTTAAACTTGAAAAGGGTGACTTGAACGTTATCTATGTTCGGTGTGATGACGGTGATGAAGGTTATGTGACTGCCGCTGCCCCGCACCGTGTTGTTGATGATATGGGTTTTGTTCTTAAATAATTTTCAGTGAGTGATGAAATGAGAAAATCTAATTATGATGCGAATGCGAAGATTGCTGTGCTTGAACAATTGCACAAGCACTTCGACAAAGATGTGGTCTCGGTCAAGGAACTGAATGACTATTGTTTGAACAAGAAGAACGGGATTCCCAATTTCCCATACTTCATTCTGCGTGAGCGCAAGGTTGGTCGCGGTCAGTACAATATCGTTCCCAAGAACGTTGGCTGCATCACTCCTGCGTCGGTGGCGCAACCTGAACCTGTTGCCGCTGCTGCGATGGTTGCGCAGGTTGTGAACATTGCTTCTCGCCGTGCGCAAAATCTCACCGAGTCGTTTGTGCCTGATCGCAACGAAACATATGTTCCGTTTGGATTCTACAATGACTTGCGTGACATCATCAAGTCCCAAATATTCTATCCCATTTATATCACTGGCTTGTCTGGCAATGGCAAGACGTTCATGATTGAGCAGGTTTGTGCTGCGCTCAAACGTGAATTGATCCGCGTGAATATCACGAAACGCACTGATGAGTCTGATCTGATTGGTTCTTATGAATTGGTCGATGGCAATACTGTGCGTCGTGAAGGACCAGTGATCACTGCGATGCGTCGTGGTGCTGTGCTCTTGCTCGATGAGTGTGATCTCGGCACGGAAGACATTCTGTGCTTGCAGCCGATTCTTGAGGGCAAGCCATACTTTGACAAAAAGACTGGTGAGGTTGTTCATCCTGCTGCTGGCTTCAACGTGATTGCGACTGCGAACACGAAGGGCAAGGGCAGCGACGATGGTCGATTCATCGGCACCAATTTACTCAACGAAGCATTCCTGGAACGTTTCGCGATCACTGTTGAGCAAGAGTATCCGCCAGCCAATACTGAGCGCAAGATTCTTGAAAAGAATTTCGCTGTTCTGAATATCACTGACACGACGTTCATTGATCGTCTGATCACATGGGCTGAGGTTATCCGCAAGTCTTTTGCTGATGGTGCGGTTGATGAAGTCATCTCGACTCGTCGTCTTGTGCATATCAGCAAGGCATTCTCTATCTTCAACAATCGTTTGAAGGCAATTGAGATGTGCTTGAATCGTTTCGACGCTGACACCAAGACTGCGTTCTTGGATCTGTATACGAAGGTTGATGCTGAGGCGACTCCTGCTCCTGTGGCTCCTGAAGCCACAGCCACCACTGCGCGTCCAGATGAATTGGTCATAACCAAAGACTACAACACACTCTCTACCACCTTTTCGTATAAGGGTGAGTCTGTGACATTCTCTGAGTTGGAGATTGAAGAGTTGCGAAATCAAGGATTGTCGAGCGAGCAAATCAAACTCCGTATTATCTCGACTCTTGAGAAGGTTGCTGTTCGCAGAAGCAACGGCGGTGTGTTCTAATAGGAGATTATCATGGGTCTCGATATGTATTTGAATGCTTCGAAGTATCTTTCTGATTACAACGAAGCAGATAAAGAAACGAAAGAAGCAATGGTGAAATTGTTTCCTGAGTTGAAAGATTATATGAAAAATGGTGGATTCACATTCAAGGAAGTGACTGCTGAGGTTGGATACTGGCGAAAGGCAAATGCGATTCATAATTGGTTTGTAGAGAATATTCAAGAAGGCAACGATGATTGTAAGGCATATTTCGTCGGTCGAGAAGAATTAGGCAAACTACACGAATTGTGCCAACAAGTCTTGGCTGATCATAGTCTTGCTGCAGAACTCTTGCCGCCAACTGATGGATTCTTTTTCGGCAGCACTGAACTTGATGAAGGATATTTCGATGATCTTCGAAACACGATTGAGATCATTGATCATGTTCTTGCGCTTCCTGAAGATTGGATGATTGAATATCAATCAAGTTGGTAAGCAAGAGTTTACTTTTGGGATTTGTTATTATATAATAACAAGTATGTCGCAAGGAAAGCCCCAATCTTGCGATATTATTGAAGGGGTGTTTTTGTGAAGGTTATTAATATGTCTAATGCTCTTAATTCGTTTGTTTCTTATCTTGCTGACGGCAACACCGTGACATCGCGTCAAGTTCGCGCCATGTTCAAGGTTGACAATGCTGCTGACCTCGCTTATCGCGCACGCAATGAAGGTATCTCTGTATACACCAATCGCGTCACGAATTCGCGTGGTGAGAAGGTTTTTGCCTATCGTCTTGGCAATCCTTCGAAGCAGTTCGAGAAGTATCTCGATCAGGGTCAAATTGCACGTGCTCGCAAGACTCTCTACCGCGATGCTATCAGCGTCACGATGGGCTAATCAGCCAATTCTAAAAAACTGAAAAAGTTCTGTGGGGGTGCAATGCCCCCACAGTTTCATTTGCGTTTCGGAAAATACTGAGTTTGACATTGCGCCTTGCTGGATATATAATATCATGAGCAGGAGAAAACTATGACAAAAGTTATTATTGCCAAATCAAAATTTGATTGCGAACATTTGCTAGGTCAATTTCTTGATGAGTCTCATTTTGACACTCTCATCAATGAAGACACTGATTGTTATCTTGGAAGTGAACACGAAGATAATATTGCATTCAAGTTTCGTAAAAATTACTTCAGCAAACAAGAGCAAGATGCTGCGTATGCTGGATTGAGAGAAGCAGCAACACCAACTCAAAACCGTGGGCTTGCTGCTGGACCGAAAGGTGAGAAATGCGGTGGTCGTGAATGGGCTACTGAGTTTCAATTGCGTGTTTTAGAATTCTTCAAGAAGCAGCCAGAAAATTCTGTTGTCAAGATTGATGTTGCTGAAGAAGTAGAAAATCTTCGAGAGAAATATAAAGACGAAGGTTCATCACGTGGTCTTGTTTGGTTGAGTGCCAAAGTCAAAGAGGATAATTTTGACTTTGATAAGTGGCTCAAGAAAGCAGTTAAGATGTCTGTGAAGGATCGTAAAGAAGAAGCACGTGGTGTTGAAGAAACTTATATCTCTGACACAACTTATGCCAATGTAGTTTTGTCTGGCATTGCTGGATGGTTTGATCGTTATCCTCGCATTCCATATGGTCGTGCGACAGCATATACGCAAAACTCATTTGATAAATTTCAAATGTCATTTCCGTTTTTACAAACACTTGATCGCGGTTTTGCAGAATTGTTACCAAATCGTCATGCTGCTCAACGTGAAGCAGCAGATAAAATTGACCCAGCATTCCTCGTTCCACAAACTGTGTTTACAACAATCACAGTGAACAAAACATTTAGAACAGCAGCGCATCGCGATGCTGGTGACTTTACGAATGGGTTGAGTAATCTTCTCGTTCTTTCAAATAATGGCAATTATACAGGTGGATATCTCATATTGCCAGAAGTTCGTATTGCTGTGAATGTACGACCAGGTGACCTGCTGCTTGTCAATAATCATGAGTACATTCACGGCAATACACCTATTGAACTACAAGATGAAACTGCTGAGCGTGTAAGTCTTGTTTGTTATCTGCGTGAGAAGATGCTCGAACTTGGAAGCAAAGAGTATGAAGATCATCGATTTAATTATGTTGAGTCACGTCGAAAAAACAAAGAACATCCACTCCAACGAAGACTCTGGAATGGCATTTCAGAAGGAATGTGGGAAGAACAAGAGTGGTATGACTATCTTGAGAGAGTTGGTGGAAAAGAGATGGTTCAAAAATACCATCCAAAAGCATATGAAGAAATCTCAACCCTAGAAAATATGTTCGCCTAATATGTGCGCAATCATTGGTGCTTATATTGAGAACCCAAGTTCTCGTGACTTGATTATGCTTGCTGATGTTTTTCGCGAGTCTAGTATTCGCGGATTACATGCAACTGGTGTTTCTTGGGTGCGTGATGGCGAAGTTAAAACTCGCATTGAGGCTAAACCAGCCACACAGTTTTTAGAATCACTCGATCTAAACAATTGTGTGAATGAAGATGGCAATCTATATCTAATTGGTCACTGCCGATATTCTACGTCTGATCTTGAGTTCAATCAGCCATTATGGAATGAGAATATTTCGATTGTGCATAATGGCGTGATCACACAAGAGATGCCAGAGAACTGGGAACGTCTATATGGATACAAATGCAAAACCAGAAATGACAGTGAGTTGATCCTTCATACTCTTGAGGCAAAGAAGTCTCCATTACTTGAGTTTCAGAATGCTTCCATGGCTGTAATTGAGTTATACAAAGAAAATAAACTGCGTTTCTATCGCAACGGTAAGCGTCCAATTTACTTTACTTCTTTGCCAAATGGCGGTATAATTACTTCAACGAAAGATATTGCAATTCGTGCTGACCTCAAAAATCCTATTGAGATTGGTATGAACTTTTATACCACAATTGGCAAAGGTATCTTTCAGAAGAACTATGTTTTGATTGATGATGCAAAGGATTTACAGCATGTACGATAAGTCAACGTTTACATATGGTGCTGAGATTGAATGGGGTGATATTGATCGTCGTATGGAGATTCCCCCAACTCTCGGCAAATGGGAATATGCTGAAACAGACATTGTAAATCTTCATCCACCATTTCAATATCGTGCTTGTGATCCACTTGGCAAAGAGCCATGGATGGGCGGCGAAGTCAATATGATGCCAACTAAAACTTGGCAGGAACAAGTTGATCGTATCATGCGTTTGAAAGAAATGTTTATTGAGTATGGCAATATGCCTACTGCTTCCTGCGTCAATCATGGACATATTCATGTCTTTGTTCCAGGATTGAAAAATGATATTGATGGACTCAAGCGTTTGATTGCTTACATTAAAGACAATCAACAAGATACCATTGAAGCCTGTTATCAATTCTATGAAACTTCTGAGATGAAGCAAGTAGAAGGCGCAAAGATGTATTTGAAGTTTGATGGTGGTCGTCCAATGCCTGACTATATGTGCGACAACATTATCAATCTTGCAACTGACTTTGATCATTTTATTAAATTACATGCTGCTGGCAAAGATGGCGTATCAATGGGTCGACCATTTAGATTTGCCATTAATACTTACTGCATGAAGCATACTGGTACGATTGAGTTTCGCTGCTTCCGTTCCACAACTAAACGTGAGGAAATGGAATCTCAGTTTCGATTCGTGGAAAAGTTCGTCGACTCAGCACTGAACCAGGGTCCCTCAGTGAAGGAAATTCTTTCTGAATCTGATTATAAATTTCCACCATTTAAGTGGAATTTGGATGAATATCATGGATGGCAGCAAACCAAATATCCAAAGGAACGTGGAGAAAAGAAACGCGAGTTCCATGAGGCTGCGTGATACAAGTCGCGATGAATTCGTCGCGCATATCACTGAAGATAAAGCAGACTCTTTTGCCAAGACTTTTGTGGCAAAGGCTGACATGCAGGAACAATGGCAGTACTGTATTGGGTGTTGGGACGGCGGAGAGTTGGCTGGCGCGATTATCACGACACGATCTAAGAAAACTCCATATGTCTTCAATCTACAATTGCTTCATACGTTTGCGAAACATAGACGTAAGGGTGTTGCAAGATTACTCACTCAAGACTCTCTTGATCGCGCACAAGGTCTTGGCACCAGTTACTATCGCGTTTCAGCAGAGCCTGATGCAGTCGTATTCTATGAATCCATGGGATTCAAATTCTTGGGAAAACAGAAAAGTGGATGTTCGCTGAGTATGTTCAAGATTAATGGCAAGAATTTCGCCGATGGAATCTATGATCTGAATGATCCTGTTATACATGCAGCAGTGTATAAAAAGGGTAAAGGTGGATGTGTGCAAGTTTATTAAAATTGCTGTTTACTTTTGCGATTAGATAACCTATAATATATCTGTCGCTAATAGTGGTGACAATTTAACCTTATATGGCATAATGTTATTTGCCGAAGGAGTTTGATATGTTGACTAGTAAAGTGTGTTATGTTTATGGTTTTCGTAACATTGAAAATGGGATGATGAACATTGGTTATAAGTCCCCCAAAACCGATAAGTTAGATTATATTTCTTCAATCTCTAGTGCCCAGTTCTGGGACGACTTTTACAAGGGTAAACTTGAAAAGTCTTTATTGTTCGAAGGTAGTGCGCATGAAGACGATATCGCTCAAACACTTGAGTGGTTTGGTCTTGATTATGGCATGTCTTGGAACAAAAATATGTTCTACAATAAATCAAACAATGCGCATTGCATTGATGAGTCATTGCTAACTGAAGAACATAAGCAAACACTCGTAGATTGGATTGAGGGTCGTTCTGAAGGCATCAAGCCAACTGACCGCTTTGTTCAAGACAAAACAACTGTAACAACAATTCATGAAGCGATAAAGTCAGGTCAATACAAAGTTGTTCTTGAACCTGTCAAAACTGTTCACGCATATAAGAGAAATCAAATTCGCGTTGAACAGATTGACGTTAACCATGTTCGTAAGATCAAATCTCGGTTTGATCAAAACCCCAAAGATGCTTGGGATTGGTTGATGAAAGATCCTGTAGTTGTCGTTGTTTCTCGTCATAAAAACAAAATTGTATATACCATTCTCAATGGGAATAATCGCCTTGAGGCAGTTTCGAGAACTGCGCTCAAAGAGATTCCTGTTGTCTATATAAATGAAACTGAGTTTGGTGCTGATGAGAAAACTCGTAATGCCAACTATGATCTGTTTGGTCTTTTAGAAAATAAAGAGGACTTTATTGTTCGTAAAACCAATACAGATGGTGACATCAAGAGAAATATCAATAACTTCTTGGTGAGCGAAGGATTTGATCTTTCTGATCCGCTTCAGGTCGACAGTGCTCGTGAATTGATTTATGAACGATTCTCGTTGATCACTGAAGACAAGAAAAAACTCAATGGTTTGTTTCGTTCTATTATGAACGATTTTGCAACTCAACAAAATGCTTTAAAGTATCAAGACAATTTGATTGCCTATGATGACAATTTCTTGAACAACTACAAAGTGAAGAAGTATGAGTTGAAAGGTGTTGCAGCGATTCATGCAACTGCTTCGAAGGCAGAACATGCTGTTGCCCTTGGTTATATCGTTCACAGAATGTACAATATGAAAAAGAAAAAGGGTGCTATTGTTTTGTATTTCAAGAGCAAGAATGAATTGGCTATTGATGATCAAGAAAAGCACATTGACAAACTTCGTGATATGATTCAATATATGCAACTTGATGTAACTGTTGATGTCCTCCCTGCGTTCAACAACTAAAGAGAGGCGCGAGTCATTCATCCGCTGGTATGCGTGGTCGATGCAGTTTGGCGACTGCGATCCAGCGGTATGGATGACAAACTATCTCCACCGTCGATACGAACACAATGATGAGGAAAAACTCTGGCTTGCATGGCTTTATGGTAACACCTATCAATTGCCAACTGCATGGGTTCTAAAAAATGAATTCCCAGACTATGAACTTGCTACCGTTGATCGTATCGAATGGTGGAATAGTCACAACTACAAAAGACTCAGATACCAAGTTGATACAAAGTGGAACAAAGGTCACTTGCCTGCCATGTTCGCATCTTACCAAAAGTTTATTGGCAAGAAAACTCAACGTGAGGTTCTAGAAAATTATTATGGCGACAACGAAACGCAATCTTTCCACAATCTTTGGAATAATCTTAAAACTTCTCTTCACAAATTTGGTCGCTATTCCACTTGGTTTTACCTTCAGCATCTTGTTCATACTGCTGGCATTGCTTGTGTACCTGACAGCCTCATGCTTGACGATTTTGCAGGCTCTCGCTCTCATCGTAATGGTCTGCATCTCGCCCTCGGGCAAGATGACAAATATGATGTTAAACTCACTTCTGGGGAATGCGCAGACCTTGAAAGCCATGCCAAAGAAATTCTTGAGGAAACCAGATCTCGATTCCCTCAACTGAGCAATCAAATCGATTTCTTCACGATGGAGACTTGCCTTTGCTCATTCAAGAAAATCTTTCGTGAACATCATGGTCGATATCTTGGTTATTATCTTGATCGCCAGTCTGAAGAAATCAATCAAGCAGAAGGCGACGGTTGGACTGGTATTGAATGGAATGTTTTGTGGCAAGCAAGAAATGAAACTCTTGATCTCAGACTTGCTCCGAGAAATACAATCAACAAAGAAAAGTTTACTTATTTCTTAAGAACAGGTAGAATAGAACGAATGGATTGGATGTTCGATGATGAACAACCAGTGAAAGAAGGTTTGGAGGCATTATGGTAAGAGTGATTGCTATGGGTGGTGAGCCAGCAACTGGCAAAACCACTTTGATGTTTAAATTGATTTCCATGGCTGATGATTGGGTTACTTCGAAGCCAGAGAAACTTCTTGATGCAATGTATTCCAAGAAACTGAATCTTTATATTCTTGGCAAGTATGTGAATGATGGTAATGTGTTCCAGGGCACTGATCGTTTGTCAATGGCAGTTCAACCAGATGCTACTGCGTTCTTTAGTAATCTTGCATATGAATCAAATGCAGATGGTCATAGTGTAAATGTGATCTTCGAAGGTGATCGTTTGTTCAATGGCAAAATGCTTGATCGCCTTTCTGAACTATTCCCAAATGATTTCAAGATTCTAATCCTTACAGTCAAGGATAGCACTCTTGATCAACGTCACATTGATCGCAAAGATGATCAAGATGACAAATTCAAAAATTCTCGTAAGACTAAAATCTCGAATATCATGGGGTCGCTGACACTCATGGACTATATAGAGACAATGGTCAACGAAAATCTCGATGATCAGTCTAAGATTATTGATCATATTAGAAAATTTTACAACTGGAGTGAATAATTATGCAGTTAGAAGTTAAGGTTGAGGATTTGCGCAAAAACAAACTCTTTGTCGCAACTCCGATGTACGGTGGTATGGCGCATGGTATGTATTTGAAGTCTTGTTTAGACTTGCAAGCATTGTGCGCTCAATATGGCATTGAAGTTCGTTTCTCTTTCATCTTCAATGAATCTCTTATCACTCGCGCTCGCAATTATCTTGTAGATGAATTCCTTCGTGCAGAAGGTTACACTCATCTCTTATTCATCGACGCTGATATTCATTTTGATCCGCGTGATGTTGTTGCATTGCTTGCTCTTGATAAGGATGTTATTGGTGGTCCATATCCAAAGAAATCCATTAAGTGGGGTGCTGTGAAGGAAGCTGTGAAGCGTCATCCTGACATTGAGCCTCTTGAAATGGAAAAGGTTGCTGGTGATTTCGTATTCAATCCAGCACCAGGCACTGAAAAATTCTCTGTTGCTGAACCAATTGAAGTTCTTGAAATTGGTACTGGCTTCATGCTCGTCAAACGTGAAGTCTTTGATAAATTTAAAGAAGCCTATCCTGAGTTTAGTTATCGTCCAGACCATGTTGGTCAAGCCAACTTCGATGGTAAGCGATACATTCACGCCTATTTCGATACCGTCATTGATCGCAAGCGTGTGGTCATGATGGATGGTATTGAGAAGGAAGTTGGTGGATCAGATCGCTACTTGTCTGAAGATTATATGTTCTGCCAGTGGTGGCGTCATCTTGGTGGTAAAATTTGGCTCTGCCCATGGATGAAAACACATCATATCGGCACTTATGCATTCACTGGTGATATGCCTGCAGTTGCCAATTGGGTCGGTTCTCTTTAATAAAGAGATTTTGTTATGATTGTAGGTTTAGTTGGCTTTATTGGAGCAGGTAAAGGCACAGTTGCAGATCTCTTGGTGGATCGTCATGATTTCGTCAAAGAGAGTTATGCGAATAGCGTCAAAGACGCCTGTGCCACGATCTTCGGTTGGAATCGTTCCATGCTTGAAGGTGACACTCCAGGATCTAGAGCATGGCGTGAGCAGCCAGATAAGTGGTGGTCAGAAAAATTCGGTTGTGAGTTTTCACCAAGATTGGCTCTCCAACTAATGGGCACAGAGGCAGGTCGTGATGTATTTCACCCTGACCTCTGGGTTCATACTGTGATGCGACGCTGCGAACAAGCACCATGGAATAACTATGTGATTGCTGATGTTCGTTTCCCAAATGAAATTGATGCAATCGTAAAATCAGGTGGCAAAGTTATTCGCGTTCGTCGTGGTGATGATCCTGAGTGGTATAGTCTTGCTCGTGAATGCAATCTTTATAACAAACAAGAAATAATGCGCAATGCATATCCAGAAATTCATTTCAGTGAATGGGCTTGGATTGGTTCGCATTATGATATTGTGATGGATAATAATTGTTCGTTGGATGAGTTGACTGTGAGAGTTGACAAGTTGGTTGATTCGTTATATAATAATCGTGTTGAAGCAAATGAGGTCGTTAATTATGAAACTTTCTGATGATACTGTGCAAGTCCTGAAAAACTTTTCAGGCATTAATCAAAGTTTGCAGTTCAAGTCTGGCAATACTTTGAAAACTATTTCTCCACTCAAGACAATCTTCGTTGAAGCAACTGTTGGTGAGAGTTTTCCAAAAGAGTTCGCTCTTTATGATTTGAACAAACTTTTGGCAAAGGTATCTTTGTACAAGGATGCCGAGTTGTCGTTTGACGATGACAAACTCAATATTAGTGCAAACAAGAAGTCTGATTACATCAAGTATTGCTCGCCGAAAGTTATTGTAACTCCACCTGAGAAGGCAATCACGTTTGGTGAGCCTGATTGTTCATTCAGTCTTTCGCAAGAAGATCTTGATTGGATGCGTAAGAGTGCTGGCATCTCTGGTTCGCCCAACTTCGTGTTTGAAAGCGATGGTTCCACAATTCACTTCATTGCTACAGACGTGAAGGATGATTCTGCTGATCAGTCCAAGATTGAAATTGGTACTGCTGAGAATGGTAAGGAATTCAAAGTTGTGATGAAGGTCGAAAACTTCAAGTTACTTGAAGGTTCGTATGACGTTGCAATTGCCAAGAAAGGTCTTGCTCGATTTAAGCACAAAACTGTTGACATCACCTATTACATTGCGATTGAAGCCGCAAGTTCAACTTTCGGAGAATAATGATGGCACTTGATAAAGTAAAGGTATTGGGATGCCTTCAAGAAATCTCCAACTCACTCACTCGTATTGAGGCTGAACGTGATCTGATTAAAGACATTCTTCAGAAGATGCAAGACGAATGTGAGATTCCAAAGAAGTTGGCTCGTAAACTGGCGCGTGTTTACCACAAACGTAATTATGAGGAAGAAGTCGCAGAGCAGAGCGATTTCCAAACCATTTACGAAAACGTGGCTAAATAAAAATATTGGGGTGCAATACTCTAAGTTGACGGCACTATCCGCCAGACTGCTCGCCGTGGGAGTTCACCTTCCCCACCCCATCTTCTCTTCGGAGTTATATTATGCATAAAGATGATCTAAAAGTATTGATTATTATTCTTTTATTCGCCGCATTCGCTCTCGTCAACACATTTTTTCTTTGGGTTCCTGCATCAGCACCACCTGTAATGTTGGTGTTGTTCGTTGGATTGTATTCGATATGGGAGCATAAGTATGGCAACAAGGCGTAATTTTTTCAAGTATCTTGGTCTTGCTGGTGGTGTTGCTGGCGGTGGTATTGTAGCCGCCGCCGCTGTTCTTCCTGATGCTGATAAGTGTAAGGCAATAGAAGAAATTAAAGCCGCTGGTTACAATGGCAAGTTAAACATTGGCACTGAGTATGGTGAACTTGCATCACCAGACGGCACTATCAGTTGTGGTCCCAAATTTGTTCCAGGAACACAAAAGCATGTAACCGCAAGTATGACCGTCGGTCCTGATGGCGAGATGTACTTGATGACAAACGGAAAATGGCGTAGAATAGTGACTGAATAAACAATCAGGAGTTACATTATGAATGAAGCGTTGTGGGTTGAAAAATACCGTCCTCATACTATTGCCGATTGTATTCTTCCTGATGAATACAAGGCAACTTTCCAATCTTATGTTGATCGCAAAGAGATTCCCCATCTCTTGCTTTGCGGTGGTCCAGGCACAGGCAAGACCACAGTCGCACGTGCATTGTGTGATGAAATTGGCTGTGATTATCTAATGATCAATGGCTCGGATGAATCAGGCATTGACACATTCAGAACAAAGATCAAAAACTATGCCAGTGCAATGTCAATGACTGGTGGCAAGAAAGTCATCATCATTGATGAAGCAGATTATCTAAATCCAAACTCAACTCAGCCAGCCATGCGTGCGGCAATGGAAGAGTTTGCGCATAACTGTACGTTCATCATGACTTGTAATTTCAAGAATCGTATCATTGAACCATTGCATAGTCGTTGCGCTGTTATTGAATTTAAACTGCGCAAAGAGGATAAGCCAAAGATGGCTGCTTCGTTTATGAAGCGTGCTGCTGAGATTTTGGCGAATGAAAAAGTTCCTTATGATAAGGCAGTTCTTGTTGAAGTTGTCAAGAAGCACTTCCCAGATTATCGTCGCATTCTGAATGAACTTCAGAGATATTCTGTTAGCGGTAGAATTGACACTGGTATTCTCACGAGCATTGCTGATGTTTCTTTAAATGATCTTGTGACGTCACTCAAAGATCAAAACTTCAGCGCAATGCGTAAGTGGGTTGCTGACTTTGGTGGTGATGATCCTGCAAAGATCTATCGTAAAATCTATGACAGTCTGTATGACATTATGGACAAGTCTACGATTCCAAATGCTGTGCTAATCCTCGCCAAGTATCAATATCAAGCAGCGTTTGTCGCCGATCAGGAACTGAACCTCACCGCATGTCTAACCGAGATGATGGTGGAGTGTAAGTTCAATGGCTGATCTATTTAAAGAAATCATTCCGTCTATTCTACAGACGAAAGAATATGCGCTCCTGACAGAACAGGATGAAAAGACATATTCATCGTTTATGGTGAATCGTGCACTCTCATTTCATCGCGATACCGTTTTATTCGCAAATGAGATGAATAAGTACCCGAATCTCGATAATAAACTCAAATATGACTTTCTCCTAAATATAATACGAGCCCAAAAGCGTCCATACTCAAAGTGGCACAAGAAGGCTAAAAGCAGTGATTTGGAAGCGGTCAAAGAATATTATGGTTACTCCGATGCAAAGGCAGAGGAAGCATTAAAAATTCTAGACGACGCTCAAATCGAATTGATAAAAGAACAATTATATAAGGGTTAGAACATGAGCGTTGATAAACTAGTTGAAGTCACTCTTGGGCAGCAGGATGATTTTCTAAAAGTTCGCGAGACACTCACTCGCATTGGTGTAGCAGCAAAAAACGATAACATCCTATACCAATCCTGCCACATTCTTCATAAACAAGGAAAGTATTATATCGTTCATTTCAAGGAACTCTTTGAATTGGACGGTAAGCCATCAAACATGTCAGATAATGACATTCAGCGACGCAACACGATTGCGAATCTAATGGCTGAGTGGGGACTAGTCAAACTCGTAGATCCAGATAAGACAAAGGATAATGTCGCACCATTAAGTCAGATTAAAATTCTTCCATTCAAAGAGAAGAACGATTGGCAATTGGTTTCCAAGTATACAATCGGGAAGAAAAAGAAGGAAGGATAATTTATGCTTGTGATGAATGTGTATAAACTTCGTGATGATATTGAACTTCCAACATACGGCACTTCTTTAGCAAACTGTTTTGATTTGTCATTCCAACCAACATCAAATGTTGTAAATGGATATGATTCATTTAACGCACCTGTTGAAAGAGAAGTAAATGGATTTGGTGAAGTTTCTATCTATCCTGGTGATCGTTTATTGATCCCAACTGGATTAATTTTCAAAATCGAACGTTATGTTACGATTGAAACATTTGCAGACATTGCACGACATGATGCTGAACTTCCGCTTCAGAACTATAGCATTCGTCTTCATCCTCGCTCAGGACTTTCGCTTAAGAAAGGATTGATCCTAGCAAACAGCGAAGGCATCGTTGATGTTGATTATCAAGAAGAAGTGTTTGTGCTTTTGACAAACGTTTCCAAGATGCATCAGACAATTCGTCGCGGCGATCGTATTGCTCAGGCTGAAGTTGTATCAAACAATCCATTCGCATTTAAAGTTATCGCATTAAGACCAGAGAAGCATTCTGAAAGATCTGGTGGATTTGGTTCAACTGGGATTTCGTTGAATACAGAAACTCCGCCAATGGAAGAATGGCACGTCGACGGACCAACAGAGTTTCCTAAATAGAATTGGAATGCCCATTTGGGGTTCCGTTTCTAAAATGTCACTTGCTTATTAAAGGAGTACACAAATGACAAATATCACTACACTTTCGTCAACCTACGGACTCGATCGTCTTCTACCAACCGCTCTTGGGTTTGAGAATTCGTTCGCAGCTCTCGATAATGCTGCTCATCTATTTACAGCATCTCAAACTGCATTTCCTCCAGTGAACATCGTCAAGAAAGACGAATACAACTTTATCATTGAACTTGCAGTTGCTGGATACAAACAAGATGAGATTGAAATCACTGCCGAGAGAAACTCTCTCAAAGTCACAGGCAAAAAGTCAGAAGAAGAAGATCGCAATTATCTTGTAAAGGGTATTGCTGGTCGTAAATTCTCACGCCAATTTGTTTTGTCTGACACAGTAGTGGTTCGTGATGCAAACCTTGCTGATGGTATTCTTTCTATTGAACTAGAAAATGTCATTCCTGAAGAACAGAAGCCTCGTAAGATTGAAATCAAATAATGCAATCACTAGAAATCTTTATCTTACTTTTAATTGGTGCTTTTAGCATCGCATATTTCTTTAGAGATAAATCTAAAAATAGGGAAAAAGAAGATAACTGGTTTCTATAACTGAGAAAACATATTATGCATAATGATGAATTAACGTGGGATGAATTGTTTATCTTACAGGCTACTCTGATCTCTCAGAAAAGCAAGGACCCGTCGACAAAGGTGGGGTGTATTATTGTCAATGATGATAATGTCATCTTGTCGACGGGTTTTAATGGATTCCCTCGAGGAATCGAAGAAGATTGGAAAGATCGATGGAAGAGTCCAGAAAAGTATCACTGGGTTGAGCATGCTGAACGCAATGCAATCTTCAACGCCGCACGTGTTGGTGTTTCACTCAACAATTCTCGTGCATATCTAAACTGGGAACCAAAGCCATGCGCTGATTGCACACGCGCATTGATCCAAGCAGGAATCAAGGAAGTCATCGGACCAAACCGACCATTCTCTGGTAAGGGTGCAGGAAAGCATTACTCGATCGAGCACGCAGAAGTCATGCTGCGCGAGGCTGGTGTTAAAATTAGAACATGGGATATGCCAAAAGAACTCATATGAGTATACACGACCCTCATGAATTCATAAAATATAAATTGTCAGCTGACACTCATGTTCGCGATGGAAGAAATCTATACGAACATTTATGCAATGTTGAAAAAATTCTCAAAATTTGTGGATGTGATGACAGCGTTTGTTTAGCTGGATTATTTCATAGTGTTTATGGCACATCAAAATGGCGTCATGAAAGTATTAGAGATAGAGAATTGGTTAGAAGTATCATTGGAGAAAGAGCAGAACATCTTGTTTGGATTTTCAGTAATGCAAAAAGACCATTTTGTTGGTTGTTTGGAGAAAATATTCCAATGACTGATGGATCATTTGCTCGCGTTGATCGTGATACATTGCATGACCTTCATATGATTGAGGGTGCGAATCTCCTCGAGCAACAGGGTGGGTTGGTTGAGATACTTTCATTCGCCTCTATGCAGAGCCCAGAGGAACTCCGAGGAGAGAGATAAGGGTATCGGGAACCCTAAAACAACGCCGCTCTCTCGGCTCTCTCCTCGGCGAGAGAGGATGCCGTAAGTTATTGATTTTATTCGATTTTTCTCTGTTGTGTTTTCCTGTGATTCAGGTAGAATATGCAATATGAGTAAGCAATATCACTTTATCGACGCCCAAAACGACAAGTTCGGTGCCCGACACACACTCTGGCATGTTGGGAATTATCACTATCAGATTGAATGCCGCTCTACTGGCAACAAAATCGACCTTCCTGACACCAGTTTCGAACAGGCAAAACAGGTGTTCGAGGACGTGCTCGTAAGTTATTGATTTTATTCGGTTTTTTCCTATTGCGTTTTTCTTGGTTTCAGTTAGAATATAATTATGAAAAGCGAAAACACTATTGTAAAAATCGGTGACGTTGTTAAGTCTCTTGACTTCGTTGGTATCAATGACTGTTATTATGTCGGTCTCGTGGTCGGCATCAGCAAGATGGATGGCACTTTCCGCGCCAAGACCATCAAGCGTGTGTGGCAGGGTCAGTTGGACAAGAAGTTTCCGTCTGACTTCTTCACTGCTCCGCTTCCTGGCAATTCTTTCTTCGACGATATGGCTGAAGAAAAGGGTGTCGATTCTCGCGTGCAGGTGGTTGCCTAATGAACATCGATGACCGACATGGTAGTCCGTATGATCGTGGTCGCGCTGACAGTTATTATCGTCGCGCTCGAAGTCCGCACTATATGAAAAGTGACATCAATGGTTATGTGACTTTCAATAGTGCTCGCGTGTTCGAGAAAGAAATGACTGCGAAACAAATTGTTGAGTACAATCTTGGCTTCGACGTGAATGAAGCAGAACAAAATTTTAAGGAGTGGGAATAATATGAGAAAGCAAACTGAAACTTTGCTGAGTGAGGCGATCGATCTGGTGAACGGTGTCGATCATGTTCTGGCGAACACCATGACTCAGTATGATCTGAGTGCCAAGGATTGCTACAACATGGCAGAGAAACTTGAGCGTGCGTGTCATGCACTGCTTGTTGTTGGTGATCGCAAGACGCAACAGGATCTGAACAAGATTCCGATGGGTGAAGGAGTGCCGTTCTAATGGGATACTTCAAAAATTTAGAAATTGATGTCATTGAGATGTATCGCGTTGATGGTCTCAAGGAAGCAGAGATTGCAAAGATCACTGGCTTGTTATTGAGTGAAGTCAACGAGATTCTTGCTGCGTATGAGAATCGCGATGCTGACTACAATGAATATGATACTGACATGGTCAGTTACGATGATCTGTCTTTTGATCCAGGTGACATTGACTACAATGCGGAGCATTACTAATGGAAGACATGATGACAGAAAGCGAAATCTTTGCACTTTGCGTTAAAATGCAACATCTTGGGTATGCAGTTATTTGCTTCACTCCAGAAGAATTGCGTGGTGCAGATCCTGGTCATGTTCAAGATCGTTTGGTTGAATTGGGTTGGGATGTAATTGATACTCTTGCCACTGAACCACGTGAGGGCGAATAATGACAAACGAGTATCGTCGTTCTGTTCTTGCCCCCAAAGAGCGAGTAAAGTTTGATCCCCGCAATCGCAAGCACATGCTTGATTTTGCTAAATTTGTGAAGTATAATAGTTGGACAAACGGTTGCTCTTATTTCTTAGAAGATCCATACACGGATATTCCTTCCATGATTCGAGCAAAAATTGCTGATCACACATTATCTAAACTGGTGGAAAAAGTATGAGCGAAGGTGACTTTGAAGTATTAACACTCGGCACAATCGAAGAACTTCGAACTCTTCGAAAATTTGCAAAAGAAATGATTGCATTCAGTAAAATACATGACATGCCTCTGCCGCATGAGATGCGTGTAGGAATTACTGCATTAGAAGAGTTTTATCAAAGTCACATTGAGAAGTATCCGCAATGATGGTCTACTGCGCTGCGCGTTTCAAACCAAAGAAGAAGCGCAAACCGAAAGGTATCATTGCGAAGAAGTATAACAAGTCCTCGGCGATTCTCGGTGTTGAGAAGTTGCCGAGTTTGTCTTATGGTTCACGAGTTGGGGCTGATGCTGCTCGCAGTGTTCAGTCGCTCAACTCTGATAAGATCTTTACAGAAAAAAGAGAGAGCCTGATGTACACAGGTTCTTTGGTGAAGGGTATTGCTACGATGCACAAATCAAACGCAGTGCCTGTAATCGACGAAGAGCAAATGAAAGATATCTCTCGCATGAGGCGAGGCTAACATAGGAGATTTTTTATGAGTATTCGTTCAAAGGCTATTATTGAAACTGCTAAAACACTTGCGGCATTAATTGTTGCTGGTGTTGCATTCTATTTCATTCTTGATATTCTTGGACCAACAGTTGGGTTGATTCTAATGCTTGTTTCTTTGGTTGGATGGTTCACTTGGCTAACATATGATTTTTATGTTCACAAGTTCACTCTCCAAGATAAGTGGAAACTCTGATCAGTCCTTGTAAGGGAATCTGCAAATTAGACACCCAACGTGAGTATTGCGTTGGGTGTTTTCGCACAACTGCAGAAATAACTGCTTGGACAAAGTTGCCTTTGTTCGAAAAAGAGCGTATAATCAAAGAATGTAAAGAACGCGAAGAGAATTTTATAAATGATGGGAAAATTTCTTTGTCTAATTGGAATTCATAATTGGGAAAAGTTGTGGAGACCAAGTCGCTGCCCATACCACACAGCAGAAATTCTTGTGAGTAAGACTTGCACACGATGCGGCAAAACGGTGGAAGCACCGCCGCCAAAGCATTCATCTGACGAAGATTGATATGAGTAAAGGTATTCACATGCATGAATTGTTTGTCACACCAATGTGGCATTCTTCTCTTGCTGACTATGGAACTCATAAAGAAGGAATTTTAAATTATCTCAATGAGGTTCGCAAAACGCAACCAAGTGCATTGAGATCAAACATGAATGCGTATCAGTCGCATCCAACGTTGATCCTAACAGAAGAATTGGCTCCTGTCTTTAAGCATATCATGGAAGATATGATGAGAGTTGTGATTCAAGATTGTGAATTAAAAGTTACTTCAGCGTCTCTGACGTATGCTTGGGTCAACTTTAATGACAATAGAAGTGCATTTAATATGCCTCATACTCATGCTGAAACTTTTTCTGGAGTTTTTTATGCGCAAATCCCAGAGAACAGCGGAGTGCTTGTAATCAATAATGACGCATCAAATTCTTTATGGGATGGAAATAACTTTTCCGATATGACGAATAAATACCTTCGGGCGAATTATCCAATTTTCCCGAAAGAGGGTGACATTTATATTTGGCCATCTTATTTGGAACATTTTGTAACTCCGAATAATCATGACGATTGTAGAGTCTCCATTTCTTTCAATATCAAATGTGCAAATTCGTAAAGGTGATTTATGGCTAATGTTAAATTTGAATACACAGGTAAGTTGAGCGACGGTCGTTTCTTCGATGAAGATTCGAAAAAGAAAGTTGTTATTGAACTTGATGATAGCGATTTGACTGTTGATGAAATGCTTGAAGAGTTTATGAACTTTATGCAAGCAATCGGATACAAGTTCGAAATCGGTGATCGTTTCGAAGTCACTAATGACTTTAAAAATTTTGAAGAGCGATTAAATCCAAACTCTCAAGATTCTGGCAAATCAGATCCAGGATATGGTGCCGTTCCTCCGCAGGGACAACCAATTGTAGATGAAGGTGGCACTGTTATTGGTATGGCTTCTCCTAAACTTGATCCATATTGAGGTGATTTATGCCAGCCAAAACAGGAACAAAGGGGTTCGGAAAGGGTCGTGCTAAACTCGGATCTAAGAAACGTAAGGCACGTCGTAAGAAATCGTGAGTACACTTGAATCAGTCACTCCCAAGTATGACATTACTTGGTATGTGAAATGGACAGCAAGTATTATTACACTTGTTGGTATCACGGTTCGAGCCAGCGGTCTCGTTCAATATCAATGGATCGATTTGATCTGTAGTTGGATTGGGGCTGCTGGCTGGTTCTTTGTTGGGTTCAAATGGAATGATCGTGCGTTGATGATTCTAAATGGTGTGATTGGTGTGGTTTTGTTTGCAGGAATCATGAGGTATTATCTGTCATGAAGATCTCTATTGGCAAGTATCCAAAGAAGGGCGAGCAAAAGAAATCCATTCGAATTGATCCATGGGACACATGGAGCATGGATCATACTCTTGCTGAGATCATTCATCCGATGCTCAAGCAGTTACGCAAGACTGCTCACGGTGCGCCATGCACTGATGATGAAGATGTTCCTGAGCATCTCCGTTCGACTAAAGCCAAGCCCAAGAAAAATGAATGGGATGTGGATGAGTTTCACTTCAAACGTTGGGACTGGATCATGAAAGAAATGATCTGGACTTTCGGCGAACACGCAAAAGACCATGAGCCAAACTTCTGGATCAAGAAACCCAAATACAAATGGGTAGATGTTGAAGGGAAAGATTGGAAAGAAATGGTCACTGTCGACAAAGGCAAGTTCGACGAAGCCAAAGCCAAAGCATATTGGGAACGAAAGAAGAATGGCTTTCGTTTGTTCGGGAAGTATTATCAAAATCTCTGGGATTAAGAGGATATAACATGTTACCAGAATTTAAAATTTATACAAATCCAAATGATATTAAGTTTGCTCTATATGAACAATCTGAAATCATCTCTGATGAAATTAAAATGAGGGGCTTGTGGAATGGAGATCTAGTCAACTACATCGTAAGAGTGTTGAGTCGTCAGGCTCCTGGAAATGTGATTGATGTTGGTGCAGGAATAGGTTCAATGGTGATTCCATTTGCCGCTTTTTGCAATGTTCAGCACACATATCATGCATTTGAACCATCTCGTCATCTTAATCTGCAACTATCAACAAATGTTTTCTTAAATCATCTTTCAAACGTTTATGTTTATCAAGAAGCATTAAGTGATGTTGAAAAGAGAACTATTGCAGGTATTCTTGACGTTTGGCGATTAAGCAATCATGGATCATTTTCTTTCAATGATGAGGTTAATGAGATTCGTGGAATTGTTTCAACTCCAGAAAAAGAATTCTATAAATTTAAGCCTCTTGATAGCCACGGTCTTCGAGATATTCGTTTCATTAAACTTTCTGCGCCTGGAATGGAACTTGAAGTTTTAAGAGGAGCAAAGCAAACTATTGAGAATAGTGGTAAACCACCTATTTGTATCGAGCATTGGGATTATCCATGGTACGAAGAAAAAACCAAAGAATTCCAAAGATATTTGGCAGAGGAATTACGTTATGCCAGCTTTGATATGGCTCATGGATATTTCATTGCTTACAAGTCAGATGGTCATGCTGACTTCCTGACATCTGAAGCGCAAGTCGAAGAGACAGGTGATTTTTTTGTCAGAGAAAAATTGCACGAGGCTCCATTAGCAGTTGATCAGCAAAAAGTCTATATCGCTTAAATGCAATCTAAAGAAGAATTAGAAAATTGGTATCGACATCCAGATCCATGGAAATACGAAACAACACAAGATGATTTGTTTCGAAAAGAGCAGATATTGCAAATGCTTCCAATGCGATATGAACGTGCTATTGACATCGGATGCGGAGAAGGGTTTGTCACAAAAGATTTGCCAGCAATCGAGAGTCATGGAATTGAAATTTCAGATCTCGCTGCTTCTAGATTGCCATGGAATGTAAAAAGAGTTCATGCTCCAGAAGGACTATATGATTTAGTCATGACTACAGGAACGTTATATACACAATATAATCACGAACAGATTGTAGAGTGGATTAGGAAATGTTCTTGTAGGCATATTCTGATTGCTGGAATTAGAGAATGGCTTATGCCATACACATTTGGAAATGTTCTCGCTAAAAAAGAATTTAAATACAGAGAGTATGTACAATCGGTGACATTATATGAAGTTAGCACATAACATTGGTGAAATAAGGCATCCAAATTATAACACTCGCGAGCAAATTCTTGCTTGTGTTGATTCCATCGGATTTGACGGAATCTATAAAAACGTATATCATAATCAAGATGTCCTCGTTGGCAAAACAGGAATTATGTTTGTCATGGGAGACTTTGTTGGTGGAGATAATGCCTTTGATCTACCCAATGTACCAAGACTTGAAGAGTATTGCACGTTGGAAGAAGTATTTGAATTATGCGATAAGTATCAATTCGAATTAGGATGGCATACTTGGTCGCACAGAGATCTCACGAAACTAGATAAAGATGAAATCATGTTAGAAGTCACTCCCCCAATGGGATTGAATATAAAGCATTTTGCATATCCTTACGGAACGTTTAATGATCTTGTGATTGAATGCGTCAAAGAAGCAGGATATGAAAAAGCATACTCAGTCACACAAGGCTCTCAAGATCCTAATGATCCAGATTATAAATTTAAAATTTATCGCGACTATATTAAATGAGAAAAGAATATGATGAGAAGGGGATCGTTGTTATCCCTTCTGTGTTTACTGCTGATGAATGCGATAAAATTAAAACATCTGCATATTCTGTCACAGACAACCAAATTAAATCTGCTGGGTATCCTCACGTTCCGAGTGAGCAAGCATACAATAGAAAGTCGTTGATTTTCTTTCCTGCTTTAGCGCATTCTTATTTAAATGAAATTCGAATTAGCAAACCAATGACTGAGTTGGTGCGAGAGTTTATTGGTGATGATGTTCGTCAAATCAACAATCAAATATACTTTCGCGAACGTGGCGATCTAGATCAATTTGCTTGGCATCAAGACATTATGTTTCGCGAGAGTCATATATTTGGCAGTGATGTTGTTGAAGATTATTTTCAGACCATCATCGCAGTAGATGATATCACAGAAGAAAACGGAGCCATTGAATTTATCGAAGGTTCACATAAAACAATGCGCCTTTATGCACCAAAAAATCTTCGAAAATTCGAACGTGGTGATCTAAAAGGAAAGAAGTATACTGCCAAGAAAGGTGATGTTCTCATTTGGTCGGTGATGATTGTTCACGGAAGCGAAACAAACAACTCTGATTCAAGTCGAATGACATACATGAATGGTTTCTGTCGAACAAAAGCAGCAAAAACATATCCACACTATATGATCAATGGTCAAGTTGTTCCATATATTAATCCAGCGATGATACCATGATTAGTGTTATTATATCCTCATATCGATATGGGCATTTGGCTGCTCATTGCGTAGAATCAATTTTAAGTCAGTCTGAAAAACCAGAAAAGATTTTTTTCGTCGACGATGGTTGGGGTGACTGCTTTCATCTGAAACGAGTATATCCTGAAGTTGAGTTTGTATTTCGTGAAACGAATCTTGGAACGGTAAACAATTTTCAAGACATGCTTGAAAGAGTTTCAACTGAATACTGTATGTTCATTGGTGCAGATAATTGGCTTCGTTCAGATACAGTTAAGCAATTTAGTGACGCGATTCAACTTGTGAATCCTGACATTGTCACTTATGATATGGTCTTAACTGGTGAAATGAAGGAAACAAGAATTAAATATCATAGAGATGAGATGTCGCGGTATCAGGGTGATTACTACTGGTCGCGACAATTTAAACATCATGGCTCTATGCTATATAGAACGAGCCTTGCGAAATCTGTTGGTGGATATACTGCCTTAAATAGTTCATCCCCACATACGCAAGAAGATTATAGTTTATGGAATAAGATGAAGAATGCTGGCGCAAAAGTTCATCATGTTTCTCAAGGATTGCTTTATTATCGTCATCATCGTGAAAATTTTAATAAGTATTGAGTGGTAAATTATGAAAGTTTCTATCATAACCGCAACTGCGGGAAATCCTCTTCTCAAAGAATGTATCGAATCTGTAAGGGCTCAAACGTATAAAAACATTGAGCACATTATTGTTGTAGACGGAAAAAAACGATACGAAAAGTTAGATCCAAACGTTGTGATGTCTTTGTATGAACCAACAGACTCGCAAATTAAACAGCACCTACTCGTTCTTCCATACCCAACAGGCACAGATCGCTATAATGGTCATCGTGTATATGGTGGAACAACTTATTTTGCAGATGGTGACTATCATCTCTGGTTAGATGATGATAACATGATTGAACCAACTCACGTTGAAAGTTTAGTCAATCTTGTTATAGAAAAGAAACTTCATTGGGCATATTCTTTCCGTAAAATTATTGACAAAGATGGAAATGAAATTTGTTTAGATGACTGTGAAAGTCTTGGTAAATGGGCAAGTATCATTCACCCCCAGGATCATTTTGTAGATGTAAACTGTTACTTTGTCGCTAAACATGTTGCTGTAATGCTCTCGCCAGTATGGTATCGTAAATTCCGTGAGCCTGGTCAGATGGAAATTGATCGTGCAATTGCTCATGTATTGATGCATTCAGATAATAAATTAAATTTTGATTGCACTCAAGAATACACTGTCAAGTATAGAGTTGGTAATACTGATCTATCTGTGAAAGCAGACTTTTTCTTACAGGGTAATGAAGCGATGTTGAAGCGTCATGATGGTAAACTTCCATGGAAGAAATCGTAAACAAATATATCAATAAAGTTGAAAGAGCCATTGATCATGGTCTTGATCAAGAGCGTTGGATGAATAAATCCATTTCTCAGATGAGAACCAAATTGGCATAATGGTCTTTATATAGCAGTTTTAGAAAAATAGGAATTAATTATGAGTGAATCAAGAAATCCATGTATTGCATCCATCTTCATGAAAAATATAGATGCAAAAACTGTAGAGAATCAACAGAAGGTTGTTGAAAAATTTAATAAAAGCAATATTCAACATTACAGTGTTCTTACTGAAGCGAATCCAGGATACACCATGGATAATCTCATTGATATGCTAGAGAGCAGAGGGCATGATGCGATCATGTTCTTGGACATTGATTGTGTTCCGTTAAATGATGGCGCTCTCGATTATATGTTTAACAAAGCATATGATGGTGTATTAATTGGAGATGCTCAACGAAGCAATCATATCGAAAATGGTCAGCATGTGTTTTGCGCTCCACACAATGTAACATTTACAATTGATCTGTATCGTAATCTTGGTAATCCATCATTCTTGCCAAATTATCGCGGAGATGTTGGAGAAGAGTTGACTTTTAAAGCGAGAGAGGCTAATATTCCTATTGAGATCATTATGCCGTTGCGCTATGATGCCCCACCAATTCGCATGGATTGGGAACCAAAAGATCTTCCGCCATATTGGGATCTTGCTGATGGTATGCCGAAGTATGGTGTTGGTACAACGTTTGGTAACGATAATGGTGATTTGTTCTGGCACAATTATCAAATCTTTCATCCAGGACAACAAGAACGTTTCTGGAATAAATGTGAGGAATTATTGAATGGCTAATCGTAGTGACTTTTTTAATGCTAAACTTCCACGTGGAATGAAGCGTATGCTTGCAATGGCTGAGACATATGGTTGGGTGAAAGATGCACACAATCGCGGTGAATTGAAGCAATTGCTCATTAATGCTCATGCTAATCATGTTGGATTTAAGTTGAAGCGACATTCAACTGAAAATCGCGATGCATCAGATGGTGAATAATGAACTCACTATCTGAACTCAAAGAATTATTGATCAGTAAAGAAATTGAGATCAAAGAATTCAATGGATGGTCATTGAAAGTTGGTAAAGATACTTGGGTCATGGAACATGGTATGTTATATAAAAATGGTGTACCACAAAGCCTGAGAGAAAAAAATATTTTCGACAATTACAAAAGGAAGAAACAAGATGACAATATCAGCACTCAAACTCGTAAGTGGCGAGGAATTGGTGGTAGAAATTTGCTCAGAGACGGAGAACATAATTGAGTTCAAGAATCCTGTCGCCTGTGTGATGCAACGTTCAGAGAAGGGTCCAGTTCTTGGCTTTATGCCTTGGATGCAAGCAGGTGATGGTCCATTTGTTGTTAATAAAGATAAAATTATTACAGCATGCGAAGTTGCCCAAGAAGTGAAAAACGGGTATAATCAAATCTTCGGAGCAGGAATTGTGGTTCCGCCGCAGCAATTGATTACGGGGTAAAACTTGTCCGATTTTTATACCAATGTAAGCGTCTCTGGTCGATATATTCTTCTGAGAGGCGTTGAAAATGATAGAAGGGTCAGACGGAAAGTCGAATTCCGTCCGACCTTTTTTCTTTCCAGCCAAGAGAAGTCTGAATACAAGACTCTTGCTGGTGAGAATGTAAAACCCATTCAGCCTGGAACAATTCCAGAGTGTCGTGAATTTTTAGAGAGGTACGAGAGTGTCGACAATTTTCCTATTTTTGGGAATAATCGCTATGAGTATGCTTATATTGCTGATGAGTATCCTGACGATATTCTTTGGGATGTCAGTAAAATACTTATTGCCTATCTTGATATCGAAGTTGGATCCGAAAATGGATTTCCTGAACCAAGAGATGCAAATGAAGCAATCACAGCAATCAGCATCAAAGTTAAGGGTAATTATTTTGTGTTTGGTTGTGGCGATTATGTCAAGCATCGTGACGACGTGCACTATGCAAAGTGTCGAGATGAGTCAGACCTCATACGACGCTTCCTCGACCTATGGAGCCGATGGCATCCAGATGTAGTCACTGGTTGGAACGTCGAGCAATTCGATATTCCATATCTTGCAAATCGTATCACCAAGATTCTTGGTGAGGATGAAGTCAAGAAACTCTCACCCTGGAATCGTATCAGTAAACGTGAAACGACGATGATGAATCGTCCAGTGCAGTTCTATGATATTTCTGGAATTGCGATTCTTGACTACATTCAACTCTATCGAAAGTTCACTTATTCTCAGCAAGAGTCTTATCGTCTTGATAACATTGCTCACGTTGAGTTGGGTGAAAAGAAATTAGATTATTCTGAGTTCGAAACTCTACATCAACTCTACAAACATGACTATCAAAAGTTCATTGAGTATAATATCAAGGACGTTGAACTTGTTGAGAAACTCGAAGATAAGATGAAGTTGATTGAGTTGGCTTTGACTCTTGCGTATGATAACAAAGTCAACTACGACGATGTGTTCACTCAAGTTCGTATGTGGGACGCGATTGTGTACAATTATCTTCTACGCAAGAAGATTGTAATCCCGCAAATGTCGCGCAGTACAAAGAGTTCTCAGTATGAAGGTGCGTATGTCAAAGATCCCATTTGCGGGATGCACGAATGGGTTGCGTCATTTGACTTGAATAGTCTGTATCCGCACTTGATCATGCAATATAACATCTCAATGGAAACTCTCGTTGAGCCAGCGAAGTATAATGACAACATGCGTGGGTTTATTGCTAACTGTAACATCAACGTTGATAATTTACTTCATCAAGAAGTTGACACAAACATTCTAAAAGATCTTGGCGTTACTGTAACGCCGAATGGTCAGTTGTTCCGTATTCAAGAGCAAGGTGTTCTGCCTGAGATTATGGATAGCATGTATAAAGATCGTACACGCTATAAGAAGTTGGCGATTGAAGCCAAAAAGAAAATCGAAACTGTTCTTGAAGATAAGAATCAGGTTCATTATCTTGAGAAACAAGTTGCACGATATAATAACCTGCAGTTAGCAAAGAAGGTTACTCTAAACTCTGCTTACGGTGCACTGGGTAATCAATACTTCCGCTTCTTTGATATTCGTATCGCTGAAGGCATCACGACAGCAGGTCAATTGTCTATTCGTTGGATTGAAAAGAAGATCAACGAATATATGAACAAACTTCTCAAGACTGAAGGTGAGGATTATGTCATTGCTTCGGATACTGACTCAATCTATTTGAACATGGGTCCATTGGTCAAGAAACTTTATCCTGATACTTCTGACACGAAGAAAGTCATCAAGTTCATGAATAAAGTTTGCGATGACAAGATTCAACCATTCATTGATGAGTCGTATGAAGAATTGAAGCAATATGTAAATGCATTTCAACAGCGCATGGAGATGAAGCGCGAGTCACTGGCTGACAAAGCAATCTGGACTGCCAAGAAGCGTTATATTCTAAACGTTCATGATAGCGAAGGCGTCGTATATGCCAAACCCAAACTTAAGATCATGGGGCTTGAAGCGGTTAAATCGTCTACGCCTTCGGCTTGTCGTACGAAGATTAAGGAAGCGATTAATATTGTCATGACGCAAACTGAGGATGATCTTCACAAGTTCATTGAGAAGTTTCGTTCAGAGTTTAAAACTCTACCTGTTGAAGATATTGCATTCCCAAGATCAGTGAATGGTCTGAAAGAATATGCTGATGCTGCAAACATCTTCAAGAAGGGCACACCAATTCATGTCAAGGGTGCTTTGGTTTACAACCACTTGTTGAGAGAAATGAAACTCAACAAACGCTATCAGGAAATTCAAGAGGGTGAGAAGATCAAGTTCATCTATTTGAAACAACCAAACATCTATAACAATAACACTCTTGCGTTCTTGTCAGGTATTCCGAAACAACTTGATGCCGAGCAATACATAGATTATGATCTTCAGTTTGAGAAATCATTTCTTGAGCCGCTGGACATTATTCTTTCTTCTATCAATTGGCAAACTGAAAAGGTTGAAAGTCTTGAGGACTTTTTCTCATGATTAGCGTTATCATTCCAACAATGTGGAAAGCAGAGCATTTAAAGAAAATGCTTCCTATGCTTAATAGTCATCCTTTAATTGGAGAAATCATTCTTATCGATAATGATATGTCAAAAACTGATCATGAATTGTTAAAGCAAATTTCCAAATTGGTTTATTGGACGTTTGATGAGGGTAACATTTTTGTGAATCCAGCATGGAATTTTGGCGCCAGTATCGCAAAGTACGATAAACTGTTTATTTTAAATGATGATTGTTTAATTAATTTGAAATGTTTGGAAAATATTTACAATTTTGTAACACCAAAAATCGGAATGCTTGGATATTCTTTCTTGAGTTATTGTACATATACGATCGATGCATTCGAAACTCTTTGTAGTTCTGGATTTGGCTCAGAAATTAGTTTCGAAATTATTGATCCAGGAAAATTCCCAGATCGTTCTGGGATGCCTCATCCATTTTTTGGTTCTGCATTTTTTATTCATAAAGATAATTATCACAATATTCCAAGTGATTTTAAAATTTATTATGGTGATCTTTTTAATTACATTCAGAATCTTAAGAATGGTTGTAACAACTATACTATTGAGGATGGATTGGTCATGTCTCAGTACTCTTCAACTGTTTCAACAATTTCGAAAGATTTGATCATCCAAGAAAGTAAAATTTTAAAAGATGTTTTTGCATCTCATGGATTAAAAAATATTCGATATTCTCTAAAGAATATGGATGATGAAGATAAAACTTGACAAAGAATACATTTTGGGGTATAATAGAAACATAAGCAATCGATTATGTTGCAATTACTTTTGTTCTTGATATTAAATATAGGATAAAAACAATGAGTCTACTCGAAAAGTTAAAGAAAAATACGACGATTAAAGACACCGCAATTCTTGCGAAGTCGAAATTCTTTGCCGCAAAGGATATGGTTCAAACCAGTATCCCTGTTGTGAACGTCGCATTCTCTGGTGATCTTGATGGTGGTTTCACTCCTGGACTCACGATGTGGGCTGGTCCATCGAAGCACTTCAAGACTGCATTCAGTCTCTTGATGGCAAAAGCATATCAAGACAAGTATCCTGATTCTGTTGTTCTGTTCTATGACTCAGAATTTGGCACTCCGCAAAACTATTTCACTTCGTTTGGTATTGATACCGATCGCGTTGTTCATACTCCAATCACGGACGTTGAGCAATTGAAGTTTGATATTATGCAACAGTTGACTCAGATTGAGCGTGGCGAGCGCGTGATGATCGTCATCGACTCAATTGGTAATCTGGCTTCAAAGAAAGAAGTTGAGGATGCGTTAGACGGTAAGTCAGTGGCTGACATGAGTCGCGCAAAGCAAATTAAATCCCTGTTCCGTATGGTGACCCCACACCTTACACTGAAGGACATTCCGATGGTGGTTGTAAATCATACCTATAAAGAGATAGGTCTGTATCCCAAGGATATTGTCGGTGGCGGAACAGGTTCCTATTACTCTGCTGATAATATTTACATTCTCGGTCGCCAACAGGAAAAAGATGGCACTGATCTAATCGGTTACAACTTTATTATCAACGTTGAGAAGTCTCGTTATGTTCGTGAAAAAGCAAAGATCCCTGTCACTGTTCGTTTCGATGGTGGCATTTCTAAGTACAGTGGTCTTCTTGACATGGCACTTGAGTCTGGTCATGTTACAAAGCCAAATGTAGGCTGGTATGCTAAAGTCAATACTGAAACTGGCGAGGTTGAATCCAAGAAATGGCGTTTGGCAGATACTGAATCACCAGAATTTTGGGATAGTATTTTGACAAGTGATTCGTTTAAAGAATGGGTTCGCAATAATTATCAATTCAGTTCTGCTGTTGCTGGTAATCTTTCAGTTGATGTAGAAGAGGCTGAAGATGATTGAGAATCTAATCGCCAAACTTGAGTTTTGGTACGTCAAAAAATTCTTTAAAGTTGACAAGCAATACACCTTCTTTGTGGATCTTAATGGTCCACCAGGAAGTTTTGCTATTAAATTCTTGGGCAAATATGAAGGTGTAATCGTAGAATTTACTGACGTCAAAGTGAGTGATGGTGGTTTATTGAATTTTGATTATGATGTTATCTCAAATGTAAACAATGTAAACGTCAAAAGCAAATCATTTGTGCGATTTACTTCTAACGTGATGCGTAGTATACTTCTGAATGCAATTGAAAATACAGTGAAGGAAGGCAATGAAAACGGAAACATTGATTTTGTCGAATCTGATGCGGAACGAGTCTTTCATGAGGAAGACCTTGCCCTTTCTGAAGAAAGAGTATCTGACAGAAAGTCACGAAAGAAAACTATTCGAGGAAATAAGAGAGTTCATTCTAAAGTATAACAGTCTGCCGCCAACAGCAGCACTGGAGATTAGTCTAAAAGAATCTACCAAACTCACAGAAGTTGAGTTAAATAAGTCGCTTGAACTGCTAAAGGAAATATCAAGTGACAAATCAGAACAAAAACTCGAATGGCTTCTTGACACTGCGGAAAAGTTTTGTCAAGAAAAAGCAATCTATAATGCAATCATGGATAGTATTCAGATCCTGGATGGCAAAGATCAAGCGAGGGGCAAAGGAAGCATTCCTACTCTTTTGTCTGATGCTTTGGGGGTTAGTTTCGATCCTCACATTGGTCACGACTTTTTGGATAGTTACGCTGATCGCTACGATTTTTATCATCGTATCGAAAAAAGAATTCCCTTCGATCTGGAGTATTTCAACAAGATCACTAAAGGAGGATTACCGCAAAAGACCCTTAACATTGCTCTTGCAGGTACTGGCGTCGGCAAGTCTCTGTTTATGTGCCATGTGGCTGCTTCTTGCCTAACTCAGAACTATAACGTCCTCTATATTACTCTTGAAATGGCTGAAGAGAAGATCGCTGAACGTATTGATGCGAATCTTCTCAATGTAACTCTTGATGATCTCATGAACATGCCGAAAGACATGTATGAGAAACGTATGAATAAACTCAAAACTTCCGTCAAGGGTAAGTTAATCATTAAGGAATATCCAACTGCTTCTGCGAATCCTGCTCACTTCCGAGCATTGATCAACGATCTGGCTCTCAAGAAAAACTTCCGTCCAGATATTATCTTTGTTGACTATCTAAATATTTGTGCATCTTCAAGAATTAAGGCAGGTGCGAATGTTAACTCGTACACATACATTAAAGCGATCGCTGAGGAACTTCGTGGACTCGCGGTTGAGAACGCCGTACCTATTTTTTCAGCTACTCAGACAACTCGCTCAGGATTTAGTAACTCTGATCCTGGGTTGGAAGACACTTCAGAGAGTTTTGGTCTCCCTGCTACTGCTGATTTCATGTTTGCTCTTGTTAGCACTGAAGAACTGCAGCAGTTAAATCAGATTCTCGTCAAGCAGTTGAAGAATCGTTATAATGATCCGAATCTTCACAAGAGATTCACGATTGGTATTGATCGAGCGAAGATGAAACTTTATGATCTTGAGCAGAAAGCACAAGATGCTGTAATGCAGGAAAACGAATCAAAGCCTGTTTTTGATCGTGGTCGAAGCACAGATAAGTTTAAGAATCTGAAAGTGTAATGCAACTCAAGAAAATAGAAAAAAAGGTCTATGCTCTTGCCGAAACTTGGGTCGGAGAGAAACATATTCCTTCTATGATTCGACAACTAAACAAAGCATTTAAATCTTACATTGTTTGTTTCTCATCAGAACGATTTGATGATGAATACTATCCCGATCATAATGTGATTGTCAACGGACATTACTGTGTGAGAATCTCGGATATAATTCCTGAGCACATTTACATTTGCCTAAACTTTCCTGAAGATTCAAAGAAAGCAATCATAACTGAAGAGGGTGCACGAAATCTAGCAATAAAAATTATTCGTGCGATTCATCATGAGTATCGCCACAAGCATCAACAAAAGCAACGTCCATTGCTGCTTCAAAAAGAATATAAGCCAAAACCAAAACAGAATAAGATGAAGGCTATGTATTATGGCAATCCAGACGAGTTAGATGCGCATGCATATGAAACACAGGCTGAGAAATTCGATATAAATAAACTTCGAAAGGCACATAAGATTGGTTGGAGAGAATGCGAAGCCATTTTTATGTATCGTAAGCACTTTCGAAAGCAAGATCCTAAAGTCTGGAAAAAGTTTTTAAAGAAAGTCTATAGACTTAATGCGAATTAAAGGTAACAATAATGGCAAACTTAAATAACTATGCTCGAAAAAAAGCAGAAGTGGATAAAGAAAAGGCTAAAATTCGCAAAGAAGCAGACGCATTAATTCAAAAAATTTATAGAGAATCTAAAAAGCCCCAAACAGACTATCAAGTGATTGCAAAAATCGTATCTGATCTTAAAATGAGACTTGATAAGATTGTAGATTAATTATTCTACAATTTGTAATTAATCTGGAGTGATATAATTATGAGAAAGGGGATTATTCTATCTGGTGGAATGGGCACTCGTCTTTACCCATGCACCGAAGTAACATCAAAACAACTTCTTCCTGTATATGATAAACCATTAGTTTATTATCCATTATCAACACTGATGATGGCTGGTATTCGCGATATTATGATCGTGAATTCACCAAATGATTCAGAAGCATTTAAACGTCTTTGTGGAGATGGTTCTCAATGGGGAATCAATATCTCATATTGCATTCAGAAAGAACCAAAAGGTATTGCTGAATGTTTTCGTATTTGTGAAAAGTGGATTGGAGAAGATGATGTTACTCTAATTCTTGGAGATAATATTTTCTACGGCAATGAATTGATCAATCGATTCAATTCAGCAACTTGGAATAATGTTGGCTGCACTCTGTTTGCATATCACGTGAGTGATCCTGAACGATTTGGTGTGGTTGAAGTTAATGAACATGGAGATATTATTGGGATTATTGAAAAACCAAAATATCCTCCAAGCAATTATGCAGTCACTGGACTTTACTTTTACGACAATAAAGTAGTAGACTATGCATGGCAGATCTCTCCTTCAGCAAGAGGTGAGTTAGAAATTACAGATATCAATAATTTGTATTTGAAGAATCATGATGTAAAGGTTGAGTATCTTAATCGTGGTATTGCTTGGATTGATACTGGCACATTCGAATCTCTTGCTGAGGCATCAACCTTCGTTGGTTCTGTTCAGCGTAGAACAGGAATGATGATTGCTTGCCCAGAAGAAATTGCATTTAAGAATGCGTGGATTACTGAGAATCAAGTTCGTGCATCAGCAGACAAATATCATAAATCAGATTATGGCAAGTATTTGAGCAAAATTTTGAATATTCATGAGTATAAGAAATGATAAAACCAACAAATAAAGTTGTTGTAGTCGGTGGTGGTAGTTCTGGCTGGATGTCAGCAGCTGCTCTTATACGCACATTTCCAGAAAAAGATATCGTTGTAATTGAAAGTCCAGACGTTCCAACTGTTGGTGTTGGTGAAAGCACATTAGGTCAATTTAAAACTTTCTGCAACTTCCTTGAAATTGAAGAAGAAGATTTCATGAAGTTCACTGATGCAAGTTATAAGATGAGCATCAAATTCACAAACTTCTTTGCAAATGACTCAAGCAGTTTTCATTATCCGTTCGGCATTCCATTCACAAAAAACACGCTAAATGGACTTGATGATTGGTTTGTAAAAAAGGCAATGTTTCCAGAAACTCCAATTTCTGATTTTGTCCATTGCTACTTTCCATCTGCTGCGTTGTTTGAAAGAAATAAATTCTCAGAAAATCTTGATGGCAAATTCGAAAGTTTCAATCCAAAAACTGATGTTGCTTATCACTTCGATGCAATTAAATTTGCTTTGTGGTTGAGAGATCGATATTGTAAACCACGTGGCGTTAAACATATTCAAGCAACAGTCACAGACATAAAAGTCGGTGAGAATGGAATTGAGAAACTTGTTTTAAATACTGGTGATGAGATTCGATCAGACTTGTTTATTGATTGCACAGGCTTTAGAAGTTTATTAATTGGTGATGCGCTTAAACAAGAATTTTTCTCATATGGTGATGTGCTTCCAAACAATCGTGCATGGGCGGCTCAGGTTCCATATAAAAATAAATCTATAGAACTCGAAGCATATACACATTGCACGGCGATTGAGAATGGATGGGTCTGGAATACTCCAGTTTGGACTCGTATTGGTACTGGATATGTTTACAGCGACAAATTTGTAGATCCAGAAACTGCTCTTGAAGAATTTAAACGTCATCTAATGAGTGACAAAATGGTTTGTCCTCGTACTAGAGAAGAAGTTGAAAGTCTCAAGTTCAGAGACATTTCAATGCGCGTTGGTGCATACAAAAACACATTTGTTAAAAACGTTGTTGCAATTGGTCTTTCTGCTGGATTTATTGAGCCATTAGAATCAAATGGATTGTTTACAGTTCATGAATTTCTTTATAATCTATTGAAACTATTACAGCGCCCAGCAATCACTCAATTGGATAAAGAGTTATATAATATACACACATTTAGAATGTGGAAGAGTTTTGCAGACTTTGTTGCGCTTCATTATGGATTTAGCACAAGAGATGATACCCCATATTGGAAAGCGAATTTAAATAGAAGTCATTGCAAAGACGGACCAGATATATTTCATGAGACGTTAATTAGATCTATGTTCAATACTCATTCAAATCCAGGAATGATTGATGGTATTAATTGGATTGCTGTTGGCATGCACCATTTCTTCTATGATAAAATCAATTTTGATAAGTCTATGATGAATGCAGAGAACATCGGTAAATATAAAAGAACCTTTAGAATTTTTGAAGATAAAAAAGAACGTTGGAGAAAATTTGCTGATGATGCTCCAAGTTTATATGAATATCAGAAACAAAAAATATATAATGAAGAGTGATTTATGAATATATTAGTTATTGGTCGAGGTTGGGTTGGTCATAAAATGTTCACTGAACTTGTTATTCGTGGGCATGTCGTTAAGTATGTGCCACATTCTTATAATATTGAGAAAGCTGGAATTCAACATGATTGGGTTGTCAATTGCGCTGGACTTACTGGCAAACCAAATGTTGATGCTTGCGAGAAAGAAAAGAGAAAAACATTTGAAGCAAATGCAATATTTCCAGTGTTGTTGTATGAACAATGCAAAAGGATGAATATTAAATTTGCTCACTTTTCGAGTGGATGCATTTACAAAGGAACTATTGATTCTGTAAATGCTGAACCAAACTATTTTGGCAGTACATACTCGATCAGCAAAGGCATTTCTGATAGTTACTTGATTGATAAAGCAGTTGTGTTTAGAATTCGAATGCCATTTACTAGTGCATACGAAGATAAAAATTTATTCACAAAGTTGACCAAATATGCTAATTCAGGTAAACTAGTAGAAGGTGGTCCAAATTCACTAACTGATTTGGATGAAGCAGTTTCTGTTGCGTGCGATATTATCGAACGCAATTTAGGTGTTGGTCCATACAATCTTGTAAATACAGGAACTGTCACAACGCATGAAATTGCTGAGATGTTGGGATTAGAATCGCAATGGTATACTTCTGAAGAATTTAAAGCAATAACTGCTGCTGACCGATCGAATTGTGTGATTCCAAGTTACTCAGGAATGAGCGACGTGAAAGAAGCATTAGCAAAAAGAATTGAAACATTTAGAGGATTATATGACTGGATCTGACGTGAAAACAATGATTGAAGAACTTGTTGCTGCTGTTGGTACGCCGAAGTATGCTTACAACTGCAAAGAATTCAATCCTGAAAAAGATACAATTTTTTATTCAGGTCCGTATTGGGATGAGAAAGAAATTATCGCTGGTGTCACTGCATTCTTGACAGGCAAGTGGCTTGTTTCTGGTGAGAACGTTGCCAAGTTTCAATGGGCATTCGGTCACAAGTTCAATGTCAAACACTGCCACATGGTCAACTCTGGTTCATCAGCCAATCTTACCATGGTTGCTGCTCTCAAGAAACGTCTTGGTTGGAAAGATGGTGATCAAGTTATCGTGTCACCAGTTGGCTTCCCAACTACAATTGCTCCATTGGTTCAAAACGGATTGACTCCTGTATTCGTTGATATTGAAATGGATACACTTAATTTTAATCTTGATCATGTTGAGAAGTGGATTACTGATAAGACTGTTGCTGTTTTCGTTTCGCCTGTCCTTGGCAATCCACCAGACATGGATCGCATTGCTCGACTCTGCGCAGAAAACGACATATATTTGATTGGTGATAACTGCGATTCACTTGGCACAAAGTGGAATGGTAGATTATTGACAGACTATTATTATTCATGGACCACTTCTTTTTATCCAGCGCATCACATGTCGACTGGAGAGGGTGGAATGGTGTGCTCAAATGACGAAGAACTTATTAATACAGCGCGTTCAATTAGTTGGTGGGGTCGTGATTGCCGTTGCGTCGGTGCTGCTAATCTATTGGCTTGCGGGACATGCGGTAATCGCTTTGATAAATGGCTTGAAGGCTATAATGGGATAATTGATCACAAGTATCTCTTCTCAAATATGGGATACAATCTCAAGCCACTTGATCTTCAAGGTGCAATTGGCATTGAGCAGTTGAAGAAGATTGATGACATTGACGTGAAGCGTCGTGCCAATTTTAGTCGCATTAAGAATCTATTTGAAAAGTATGTTCCTGGTGTTCGTGTTGCTTCTGCTCTCGATAAAGCAGATCCTTCTTGGTTCGGTGTTCCATTAATTACAGATACACCTGAACTCAAAGAAAAACTCCAGGCATACTGCGAAGCAAATAGAATTCAAACTCGTAACTACTTTGCTGGAAATATTCTATTGCATCCTGGTTACAAGCATCTTGATGATGCTTCGAAGTATTCGAATGCAAACAAGGCGTTGAGCAATGTATTTTTCGTCGGTTGCCCACCACATTATGGCGAAGAAGTTTTTGCTTATTATGAGAGTGTAATCTCAAAATGGCATTCGTAAATGTTTTCGGAGGATACGGATTTGTCGGAAGCGAGTATTGTAAAATCTCGAAGAATGGGCTCATCATTAACTATCGAGACAATTACGAAGTACGCAGTGCGGAGTGTGTTTACTTTATTAGCACTGTTGACAATTATAATGTACACTTCGATAACCTATTGGATATTAATACTAACCTCGTTGTCTTGATGAAGGTTCTGGATAGTTATCGCAAATATATACAGAGAACTGGTGAGAAAGGTTGTTTTAATTTCATTAGTTCCTGGTTTGTGTATGGCAAAGATTCTGGATTCGGTGCAGGTTCTTGTGGAATCTCGGAGACTGAGTCTTGTGATCCAAAAGGATTTTATTCAATCACAAAGCGTTGCGCAGAACAATTGCTTATTTCTTATTGCGAAACGTTCAATCTAAACTATCGTATCTTGAGGTTGGCAAATGTTCTTGGAAAAGATGATAAAAAAGTTTCCTCAAAGAAGAATGCACTCCAGTATCTACTCGGAGAACTCAAAGCAAACCGCCCAGTCGACCTCTACGACTCTGGTTATTTTTATCGCGATTATATTGACGTTAGGGATTGTGCTCGTGCTATCGACCTTTGTGTTCGATCTGGGCAACAAAATAGCATCTATAATATCGGCAACGGTAAGGGTGTAATCTTTAGAGACATTGTTCGTTATGCTAGAGACGCAATGGACTCTGGATCTAAAATTAATACGATAGAACAGAAAGAGTTTCACAAGAAAGTTCAATCCTCTCGCTCTTTCTTTATGGATAATACGAAGTTAATGGCTCTCGGATATCGCCCTGCATATACGATCAATCAAACGATCGATGACATTATACACGACACATTAACTGATAAAAATAACTAAATATACTATAATCCCACAGTGTGGAGAGAGTATGTTTAGTTTTAAAGACTATATTCCATTATTAACAGAAGAAAAGAAACCTGCTCGCGGAATCTTACATCTTCCGCACCCTTCTGAATCAGCATTCCACAATCGTCGTGGAGCAGTAGGATCAACTCTCTCTAAAATTCAAAATGTGATCAATGGAAAGGCTCCGTTGACTCGAAAGATCGACGATCGCATGTCATTCCAGGCTATTCGCGATGAGCAAGGTAGAATCGGAGTTAAGTATAAAGGTCAAGGTGCAACCTATAACTTCTCTCCAGAAGATATTAAAAAGCAACACAGCGAAAAGCCATATATCGCTGGTCCACTTCTAAATCTCCATAAACATATTCATAAAATTCTTCCAGAAGGTCCAGGAGAATATCAAGGTGGATATTTAAGTTCTTTGAATGATCGCACTGAAGAGGATGGTAAGATTGGGCACAAACCAAATACTATTCGCTATTCTGTAGATAAAAACTCTACAGAAGGTAAAAAATTGGCTAAAGCCCCAATCAGCGTTGTCGTCCATTCTCGAATTGATGCAAGCGGAAAGGCATCTCCGCTAGAGGCTGGTGCACTAAAAGAACATCCAGATGTTCACGTGATGAGTCATGTTGTAAGTGATGAAGAAAGAAAAATTCCAGCTGCATCAAAGAGAAAAGCACTCGAACATATTGCAGCTGCAAAGAAACTCGCAAAAGATCAATCAACGAATCATCACGAAGGTCATGAAGAAACCCTATTGCGTTATGCAAACTCAACAGTTGATACTGGCGAGAAGCCAAGCGCAAAAGGTTACACAAAGTTCTTACAACAATATCATCAAAAGAAAATTGACAAAGTTAAGACTGATAAAGCGAAGGCTCAGAAAACTGAGACTATGAGAGCTGCAATTAATCATGTAAATGACAATCTTGATAAGTTTGATAAGACCTTCGAAATTCACCATCACATTCATCAAGCAACACAAGCAGTTGCAAATACTCTCTCAAAAACAGCACATGGTGGTTATTCTCATCACATTGATGGTCAAGAAGCTGCTGGTGAAGGTTTTGTTTCTGGAGGAATGAAGTTTGTTCCTCGAGCATTTACTGAAGCAAATCGTAAACGTTCAGCAGAATTTAAAGCAGCAAAAGAGCAAAAGAGCGTACTATGAGTAAGGCAACATTTACATTTGGTAGATTTAATCCTCCAACTGAAGAAGGTCATGGCAAATTGGTCAGTGCTGTTATTGATCATGCTGAGAAAACTGGAGGAAAACACTATGTGTTTCCATCGCACTCTCAAGATAAAAAGAAAAATCCATTGACTCATGGTGATAAAGTTCATGCGATGAATCGCTTGTTCCCAAATGCAAATGTTGTTGCTCATAATAAAGTTCGCACTGCAATTGATGCAATGAAGCATTTAGAGAAGCAAGGTCATAAAGAAGTTACCATGGTTGTTGGTTCTGATCGTGTTGATAATTTCCACTCTCTACTCAATAAATATAGAACCAAAGAATATCCAGGAATCAAAAAAGTAAACGTAGTTTCAGCAGGCAATCGTGATCCAGATGCAGAAGGAGAAGAAGGCGAATCTGCTTCTAAACATCGAGCATTGGTAGCTGCTGGAAAAAGAGACGAATTTATTTCAAAATACAGCGATCCAAAATTGGGCGCACATATACATGATAAGGTAAAAGCAGGTATGCAAATGGAATCAGTTTCACCAGTTGGTATTTTCTTACTTGGCGGTCCAGGAAGTGGAAAAGATTATGTTTTGAAGAATATTTTTTCACGTTTTGACTTGATCGAAGTTCAAGCAGATCAAATTTTAAATGGTGCTGCTTCAGAATTACTCGAGCAAAACGTTAACATCGTAATTAATGGTGTTTCTGATTCAAATAAGATTGCAGATATTCAAACTTTCCTTGAGGGATATACTTTTGATTTTGTTCATGTTTCTGTTACAAATAAAGTTTCACGTATGCGCAATGAACAACGTGAACAACCACTCGTAGAAACAAAACGCATTGATAAATTCCTCAAAGCAGAAAAACTTGCTGAAGAAACTGGTGCATTCGTTTTCAACAATTCAATCAATCTCAATGAATCATCAGAGATGGAAAGAGTATTCTTCGGTTCACAAATCGAAAGACTCTTAGAGAGAGTGGTCAATTTGGGTCTCGAAATGAAAGCAAATCCAGAACCAAAAGCATTTACAGTGATCAAGGAAAAGTATTTCCCACCAGTAGCAAAGCACAAGTCAGGATTGCCAAAGAAGTATGTTGGTAAACTTTCAGACACAACCGCTGCTGCTCGTAAGGCTCATTGGAAAAAGATGGGCAAGTTATCAGATAGCGATCCAAGAGCGTATGAGCCAGCTCCTGGTGATGCAACATCAAAAACGAAACCAAGCAAACATACAATTGCTGTTCGTAAGATGATGGGTGAACAAATTGAAGGCGATCTGAAGAAGCCACATACTGTTGAAAACATTGCGAAAAAGCACGACGTAACTGTTGATGTAATTAACAAAGCATTAGAGCATGGCATCAAAGTTGAGATGGAGCACACAAAAGATAAAGAAACTGCTCAAACAATCGCATTAGCACATCTTTGGGAAAAACCAGATTACTATAAATTGTTAGCGAAAATGGAGCAGGTTCAACCACCTGTTGATCATGTTGCTGCTGAAAAGAAAATGGAACGCGAAAGAAGAATTCGCGACACTCGAGTTTTAACTCATCAAAATCGCCACATCCATCAAGCAGCAATGGGTGAAGCCATTCGTCGTGTTCCACGCAGCGGAAATATTACGGCAGTAAATCAAAAAAGAGATTTAAACGATGCTGAAAGAGCAGCATTTGAAAAAGCCAAGAATGCAATTGCAACATCAAAAGTTCAAGAAGAAGTAATTGATGAAGGCGCAGCAGATACTTCATTGGCAGCAAAAGCCAAAAAGTCTGGCATCTCACTTGGAAAACTTCGTAAAGTGTATAATCGTGGGGTGGCTGCTTGGAATTCTGGACATCGTCCAGGAACAACACCACAACAGTGGGGTCATGCTCGTGTAAATTCTTACATCAATAAGGGTAAGACATATTATACAGCAGATAAAGATTTGCGTGAAGATACAGATATTAATGATCTATTTGAAATGCAACTAGTGGGCACGGACGAATACCGAAAGCATGCTATTGCTATGACACCAGGACAAGGAGAAATTGAAGATGCTTTCCCAGTTAAGAGCCCAAATAAGAAACCTGTGGCAGTTCCTGCAAAGAAAGGCGAATCAATCGTCTCTCAATATACAGAGCACACAAATTGCGGAACGCCAGATTGCTGCGGAGAATGCTCTTCGAATGATGAGAATAGAGGAACAAATGAATCAAGTGTTCCAAGATCTTTCAGAGCAATCAGAGAAGCGTCCAAGAAAGAAGAAATAGATCCAACGCCAACTTTGAATACAAAAAGAAAGAAATCTACAAATAATCCACAAACATATAATTCAACTCTTGGTGGATTGATGGTTTCTCCAAAACATTCAATGTTCGAGGCTGACGCAGAAAAGAAGAAAGATTTCATGCCAACACCTCGTCAAGTACCACCACCTCCAGGCGGTCATCCAGTTCCAAAAGGATACAAAAGAGTTAGAGATAATATTGCTGGATGGAAATTGGTCAAAGAAGAAGGCGAACCAGAATTAACATTAGAAGAAGCAGTATCATATCACCTCGAAAATAAAATCTCTTTCACTGAGAATGTTTTCCGTCCAGGATCAGATATGTTCTTTGAAATGATTAGCGAAGCCAAGCGTCTTTATTCTGAAGGTAGATATGAACCGAAAGACGAATGGGAAAAAGATATGTTGGATTCAAACATCGGCGAAATTGCTGAATTTGAAGGTCAACAAGTTGTTCTTGATTATCCTATCGAAGAAGGTCTTGAAGAATGCTGGTCTGGTTACACACAAAAAGGAATGAAGAAAAAGGGTGATAAGATGGTCCCTAACTGTGTTCCTATGAATGAAGAAGATAAAACCAACGGTAAAGGTATCGGCAAGCCATGGCAAGAAGGTGGTGGTGGAGCCGTTTACGTTAAGGTTGGTGACAGCGTCCGCAAGATCAGTTTTAGCAAATCTGGAATGAAGAAAAGGTATATGGATCCAGCAGCTACAAGATCATTTGTCGCTCGTCATCGTTGCTTAACAAATAAAGATAAGACCAGTGCATCCTACTGGGCATGTCGTTGGCCACGTTTCTTCAGTAATTCTGGAAAGATATGGTGGTAAATGGTTGATAAGCCATACATTGACGAAAAACTAAATACTTGGACGTTCTTGCGCACATTTAAGCATGACGTTTTAACTGAAGAATTAGTATGGCATCGCGATGAAAGAGGCAGATATATTGAGGTTTTAGAAGGTATTGGTTGGGAAATACAATTTGATGATCGATTGCCAAGAAAATTAATTAAGGGTGATCACTTTTTTATACCTGCCAAAACCTTTCACAGAATTAAACGTGGAACGACAGACTTAAAGTTAAAAATTGAGGAATTTGATGAAATATCATAATCTAGTTGAACAAGCAGAGACGATGATCAATGAGCAAGCAGAACCTGCTCTTATTGATGCACTCACAAACGTTTTCGCAGATGCCTTTGTTTTTTACTTTAAGGCTCACTCTTTTCATTGGAATGTAATTGGAAAAGATTTTCCTCAATATCATAAGTTCTTCGGTAAAATCTATGAAGGTGTTTTCAGCAATATGGATAAACTCGCTGAGGAGATTCGCGCTTTAAATGCACCAGCTCCGATGAATCTTGCAACATTAATTGCAAATTCTAAGATTATGGAAAATAAAGATACATTAACTGCAACAGAAATGGTTGCTGCTCTTACAGCAGATAATACAAAAATTCTTGCTGGTCTTTTAGCATGCGCAAAAATGGCAGAAGCCGCAGATGAAATTGGACTTAACGACTTTCTCACTCAACTCTATGACGAGCACAAGAAATTGGCTTGGATGTTGTCATCAACTCTAAAGGTTCTATAAATGTCAGAAGCAGCATGGAATAAAGCATTTACTCAGGGTTCTACCGAACTCAAAAATCGCTTAAAGAAAGTTCACGCAAATAATCCAAAGTTTCAATCTTGGTTAAAATCTAGTGGACATGGCGCTGGAGCCAGTGTAAAACAAGCATCAAAAGAAATCAAACCATCTGAAAGAGTGAAAGCACTTCAAACTAAAAGTTTGAAAGCATACGGTGCTACAAAGGGGTTGAAAGTTGGCGGTGAGCATGGTAGCGGAGAAATGAAAGATACAATCGCTCCATTGACTCGCGATCAACATTCTAAAGTTCAGGCTGCTGCGCGTGCTGCTAAAACCGCTGAGAAACCAGCCGCTGCACCAAAAAAACTATTAACAAAAGATCAAAGAATGTCTGCAATTGCTGCTGCTGTTCGTAAAGCGCAAACAAAACACGATGTTCCTACAATGGAACCAGATGATGAAGGTCATGATGATCTAAGAGATCTTCATCAGTCATTGCATATTCGTAAAGGATATAACGAAGAGGCATCTCCAATGATCAAGCCACCTACAAATAGATTTGATAAAAAATCTGATGCCTTTGCTCACGCAGAGAAACATGGCGGTAAGGTATACAAACAAACATATACTGATTCTAAGGGTCAACAAACAGTATCATATTCTGTTAAAAAAGAAGAAGTTGAACTTGAAGAAGGTAGAATGAAAGATATCGTCACCGATCGTCAAGAAAAAGAAAGATTAAAGGCTCAAGATGTATTGGGCGGTCCAGTCAAAACAAGAACAGGAAATGAACCAAAAGGTACGCTTCCACTCGGATTTCGCCAAGCGCGCAATATTGCTCGCAAGGCAATGAAAGCAGGCAAAACAGTCACAGAATCTACCACAGAGGTAAACGAAATGTCATCACATGGTAAAAAACTCGCCAAAATGATCATGGCAAAACAATCAAAGCATCCAATTGCTCAAATGATGGGCGAAGCTGGGGACGAACCAAGACATACAGCCGATGCTGGTGAGTATGATTACGAGGGTGACATGGCAAAGTCTCAATTGCGTAGCATTATGACCAACGCAAAGCGTTTGCACGATATGCTCGAAGATCAAACAAATCTTCCTGAGTGGGTTCAAAGCAAGATCACTCTTGCTGAAGACTATGTTCTCACTGCTGCCAACTATATGGAAGGCGAGATGAACGAAGGGTACGGTGGAAAATTTCCTAAACAATGGCAAAAAGAAATGGAAAAGATTCCATCCACATCAACCGTGGTGCATAAAGATAAAACAGTTGTCACCACTAAAAAAGATGGTAAAGTTGTTGACGTAAAGACAACTAAAAACGAAGAAGTCGAGCAAGTAGATGAGAAAATCAATCTCGTCAAAGCCAAGATGGGCGATGTAATCAAGGACTTCCAGAAGTCTGATGCTCCACAATTTAAAGGTAAGAGCATGGAAAAGCGTCGTGAGATGGCAATTGCTGCTAAACTCGGCGCAGAACGCGAAGTTAAGGAAGAAGTCGAGCAGATTGAAGAGAAGTATATGGGCTTCAAGGCTGTAATGGCTGCTGCAAAGAAAGGCGGTGCTCGTAATCCTGCTGCTGTTGCTGCATCAATCGGTCGTGAGAAGTATGGTAAAGAAAAGTTCCAATCCATGGCTGCTAAAGGTAAGAGAGCCGCAAACGAAGAAACAGAAATTGTTGCTGAAGCAGAAGGTTCTGTTCCAGAAACTCCAAAAGAAAAGGAACTCGCCAAACATCACGGCGATCCAAAGAGAATCACATACGGTGATGTAATCAAGGCTCGCTTAAAGTCAGCCGCTGCAAAGAAGATGGGTAAATAACATGAAGTATCAAGTACAAATCTCATATACAAATCCTTCACACGAGCACGTAACATTACGTCGTCGCGTTGAAAGCGTAACTCGTCTTGTTGAGGCATCAAACGAAAACGAAGCCCTCAATCGCGCAGCAAATCAACAGCGTGCTCTTGGGTTCATGATCAAAGAAGCAAAGGTGTTACAAAAACATGCACAAGTTTCTCTTGATCCAGAAAAAGAAACCAAGAAAAAGAAAATTGTTGGCAACGACAATGAAACCACAGACGTTGGTGCTGCTGGTGTGAAAGAAGAGAAAGGTGGAACTGAATCATATCCACTTCTTAAGAAAGGTGAGAAACTCAAGCCAATGAAGTTGAAGATGGAAGAGGGTTTTGATACCGATCCAAAAGATATCGCTGCATACTTGGTCGATCGTCATGGCAAGGGTAAGGTTACAATGGATCACATTGAAGCCTACGAAAGACGTCGCGATTCACACAGACCAATCGAAAAGCATGAAGTCATGAAGTTTGTCAAGAAGATGAGCGAAGAAGTCGAGCAGATTGATGAACTCAAAAAATCAACACTGGCTTCTTATGTTAACAAAGCAGCAAATCAAGTGCGCGCAAAGTCGGGAATTGCTGCCAGTTTTGAAACACAAGGCGCAAGAAAAAGAAATCCTGAAAATAAATCAGCATATATGGATGTAGCAAAAGATTTTAGACAAGGTGCTAAAAAACGTCTTACTGGTATTGAAAAAGCAACTGCTAAACTAGCCAAAGAAGAAATCGAACTCGATGAAGCCAAAGACGTAACCAAAGATCTTCGCACTTCAATGAAGGCAATGGATCTTCGCCATGGCGTTGATGCGGATAAGCGCGTTGCTGGTTACAAAATGTCACCAGCTGTTCGTGCTGCTCAAAAAAAATCTGATGAACTTTCAAAGGTAGAGAAGAAACCACAGGCTGGAACACTCGCTGCTCAGAAGTCTCGTAAGGCTGCAGAGAAAATGGTAAATAAGGCAAAGACCGTCGCAAATAAAATTAATGTGGCTCCAGCACTTGAAATGGGTAAACCAAATGCTTAAATTTAGCGAATTTTTAAAAGAAGAAAATGAAGATGTGATCGATACTGATGTTCGTCATCTAGAAGAAAATCTAGATGCATTGAATGCAGAACTCGACACTCTTACCACAAAACCATATCAAAACGCCCCTTTAATGCTCGCTCAATTGCGTGGAGTATTAGAGCGTTATGGTATTAATCTTCCACAACAAGCAACGCCAAACTTCTTGAATCTATCCGCAGAGTTGGTTTATACTCTTGGTGATTCAGGAAAGTTTTTATATATCGTTTATGATACAAACGATGATGCTTATGTTGATGGTTATGCTCAAGTTGTTGATGGCGAAGAACTATCAATGCTTGCAAGTTCTGATGTTTTAAACACTGATCGCAATTTAATTGCAGTTCGTCATTCAGATTGGTATCGTAAGAGAGATGACGATTCAGGTGACGATAGCGAATATTAATTTATGTTTGATGATTTAAATGAAGAAAATATATTATTGTATGCAGCAAAAAGTTATGAAAAACCAAACTGCATTCATAGCGAATTTGAAGAAGATTATAAGCGCATCAGGTACATCAAGCGATTATTGCAAAGATATCGTTTAACTGGAAAAATAAAAGAGCGATTAATACTAAATCATATTGTTATTGTACAAAATGTTTTTGGAATTGAAGCCAGTACGAGAATGTTATTCTTTAGAATTGACTGGAGAGACTGGAGCGCATTAAAAACATTTTTAATTTATACTTCTGCAATGCCAAATATTGTGAGAGGCATAAGAAGCAAAGATATAATTTCGAGTGATATACCAATCGACGAATATATTGTAAGTATATTGAGAGGCGTTTAATACTAGACATACTGATTATAAACTAAAATCAAGTATGAGTCAAATATTGGGGACGGATATGTTAAATTTTAAAACATTTATTGTAGAAAATTTCTTGGTAGAGGGTAGAGGCGAAGAAACTGCTCACGGTGGATTTGCCAATGAACACTTTACTGTCAATCATATTAACGAATATGTCAAACATGTCAGTTCTGGCGGTTCTCATGAAAGCGGATTGAAGAAAATTAAAGGTGCCAAATTTGACAAAGGCGCATATAAAAGTGGACACCCAATTAAAAACGCAATTGATGCGATTGGACATAAGCAAGTAGAATCCATTCACGAAGATTCTAAAGACACTGCGCATGCAATCATTAATCATCTCAGAGATAATTATGGATCAAATGTGACAAACTCTCATCATGTTGGTAAAGTCGGTGCTGCTGGTGTAGAAGAAGTTAAGAAATTGACTGGTAAGGCTTCAAATGCTGACGTAGTTCTTTCTACAAAACATCCAAAGAAAGGGGCAGGTCATGCTCTTGCTCACTTGGAGCATGTTGGTGCTTCTTTAAAATACTCAAAGAGTGAAAAAGAAGGTAGTATTAAAATTCACTCACCTAGCATCTCAAATATGGCTAAGATAGTTGATGATCATCATGAACAGATGCATCAAAAATCTGCAGGTGTTTTAAAAGGCGTTGAAGATGCAGTTAAGAAGGGTGTTGAAGAGCAAAGAAATATTGTAAAGAAACACGCAAAAACATTAGAAACTCATTTCAAAAGCAAAGAGTTTTTACAGAATAAAGATAAAAAGCACGTTAAGAAATATCTTGGCAAAGTTGGATCTGCAGAAGATTATAAAAGCGGCAATTTAAATAAGGCTGGCATCAGTTATATCAATAAGAATGAAAAGATGAAGCCAATTTATGATGAGATGAAAGCAGCAAATTTAAAAATGAAACAAAACGTTGCTGGACATCTTCACAGAGGAATTGCTGCTGTTTTAGATCATAAATCAAAAAATCCTAATCATGCTAAGATCAAAGAATCATTAACACGTTCTATTGGAAACGTTCATTCACCAGAAAAGTCTGGATCTCTTCCAACATTCTTAGTTTCTACTGATCGCAGTAGAGGTGTGAAGATTCATGATATTACAAATCACTTTGCAAAACATTTTAGTGGAGCAGACCCGCATAAACATTCTTTCACTAAAGGATCTTCAACTTTTAGAGTTGGTCCAACAAATATTGCTATTGACGCAAGACCATCAACTAGTGCAAGAGCTCCATTAAATAATCCAGTTAATGTTTCAATTTCTGCAGCAGATCTTAAGAAAAAATGAAATCATTTAAAGAATTCATAAAAGAAGATGCACCAGCAAATGCAATGGGCGCAGCAGGAATCAGTAGCGCAGGCACCGCTGTAAATGTTGGAATTGCAGGATTTGATCCTGTGATGGGGAAAATGCTTCGCCGAAAGAAACCAGCAATGTTTGGTGGAAAAAGAGTTTTTAAAGTTCCTTCTGATCGTTATCAAAAAGCATTACAAGGAAAAAAGAAATTTAAACATTATTCAAGTTATGTGGGACGCGATGAACTTGGTGAAGAAATTCAATCATATATTCGCGAAAATCCAGAAGCTCCAGTGATTCTTGAAGATGAAGTGACAGGAGCAATGTTGTTCTTAAAATACGGAAAGAGGTAAACAATGAAAGCAGTAATTTTTGCTGTAACTGCTTTATTATTAGTTGGATGTGAGGATACATATAGATATCCATGTCAAGATCCTGCAAATAAGGATAAGGCAGAATGCAATCTTCCAGCATGTGAAGCCGATGGATTTTGCTACGATAAATTGAATGGCTTACAACAAGAAACTGTTGTGATTGAAGAACAACAACCTTGCAATAGTGAAACGACTGAAACAACTAGTGAAGAAATAGGAGAATAATTATGTTTAAGGGTCCACGTTATACTGAAACTGAATTGATGGCTCGATTGAAATTTACGGTCGGTCTATCATTGGCATTTACATTGACAGGAATTGTGTTTGTAGTTCTCTACTCACTTATCTTTGTTACACAGCCAATGCAACAATCACCAAACGACGCAAAGTTTTTTGAGTTGATTACGCCAATTGCTACTTTCTTAACTGGTATTCTTTCAGGTATTATGTTGGGTAAGAACGAAAAAGAAAATGCTCCCCCAACAGCACCTACACCAGAAGCAACAAAACCAGAAGATTTATTGCCAGAACCTGTAAAGGAAATGGTTGAAGAAGTACAAGATCATATTGCTTGAGGTGGGTCATGAGTTTAAAAGCACTTCAACAAAAGATCGGAGTGACGGCTGACGGTGCGTGGGGTCCAGGAACTCTACGTGCTGCTGCTGCATTCTACAAATTATCACCTGCTAGAGCAGCGCACTTCTTTGGTCAAACTTCTCACGAAACTGGTGGATTCAAAGCATTTAGCGAGAATCTAAATTATGGTGCCAAAGGTTTGATGGGAATATTCAAAAAGTATTTTCCAGATGCTGCGACTGCTGCCAAATATGAAAGAAAACCAGAAGCCATTGCAAATCGTGTGTATGCAAATCGCATGGGCAATGGTCCAGAAAGTTCAGGTGATGGTTGGAAGTATCGCGGTCGTGGTGCATTACAATTAACAGGCAAATCTAATTACGAAGCGTTTGCGAAATACTGCAATCGCCCAGATGTGATGACAAATCCTGATTTGGTTGCAGGTGAACTTGCATTCGAATCAGCAATGTTCTTTTTCGAACGAAACAAACTTTGGAGCATTTGCGATCAAGGAGTGACTGATGCTGCGATATTATCCATTAGTAAGAAAGTTAATGGTGGCACACACGGCTTGGAAGATCGCAAGAATAAGACGAAAACGTACTTCGCGCAGTTAAGTGCTCCTGCTGGTGCTGCTCCGAAAGTTGTGACACCAACAGCATCAAAGGGCATTGTTGTTCCACCTCCTGCGCAACTAGCCGCAGCAGCAAAACCAGCAGCAATCACTTCAGTTAAACCAGATATGCAGCTGACGGAACATTTTAATCTTAAAGAGTTTACCAAATCAGAAACTGCAACTCGCAAAAGAATTGATAATACTCCAAATGCAGCACACGCAGAGAATTTAAAGAATGTATGTGAAAAAATACTTGAGCCTGTTCGCCGTCATTTCGGTAAGCCTGTGCGCATCAATAGTGGGTATCGTGGACCAGCACTTAATGCTGCCGTTGGCGGTTCTAGTAAGTCTCAGCATTGCAATGGCGAAGCGGTAGATTTTGAAATCGACGGACTTCCAAATCCAGATCTTGCCAAATGGGTTGCAGAAAACTGCGAGTTTGATCAAATCATTCTTGAATTCTATGATCCAAAAGAAGGACCAAATAGCGGTTGGGTGCATGCGTCAGTTAAAAGAGACGGAAGCAATCGTAAACAAAAGATGACTGCGGTTACAGTCAACGGAAAAACAGTGTATAAGCCAGGATTTGTTGTATGATAGAAAATTATATTAATCGTGTTGCAATGGCAATTGATAATGCAATGAACGATGTTACTAAATTGCCACAATCTGTGTTTACCATTCCTGGTATGTCATCAAGAGAAAATCGAATATTATTAAATGAATTGATTAAAGAAGATGATAAATACCTAGAAATAGGAGTACATAAAGGTTCTACTTTTGTTTCTGCGATGTATAATAATAACGCAACTGCTGTTGCAATTGACAATTTCTCGCAGTTTGGAAATTATGAGGAAAATAAAAGATGGTTTGATCAGTCTTGTAATGAACATAATATATCTAATTTTACCTTTATTAATGCAGACTGTTTTAATTTAAGTGAAGAGCAGAAAGAAATTGTTAAAGGAACAAATGTATATTTTTATGATGGAGATCACAGGGCTGAAGATCAAGAAAACGCATTAACATATTATCTTGATTTACTTACAAATCAATTTATTTTTATTGTCGACGATTGGAATCATGAGCCTGCAAAAAATGGAACACAAATTGGATTAAATAAATGTGGTCTTAAAGTACATAAAGAGTGGATATTAACAAATCACACTACTTCGAAAAATTGGCATAATGGATTATACGTTGCGGTTTTAGAGAAAACATAAGAGAAATAAATGTCAGCATTAACAAATAACAAATATAATCTAGAAATGTGGCAGGGTGCCACATTTTCAATGACCGTTACTGTCAAAGATGCCAACGCAAACGTCCAGAATTTATCTGGATATACTGCGAGAATGCAAATTCGCACAAGTTATGGTGCAGGATCAGCAACTGAATCACTCACTACTTCTAATGGTGAAATCACCATCACTGCAGCAGAGGGCAACGTTGCACTAGAACTCGCAGCAACAAGAACTGCGAATATTCCTGTTGATTTAAACAGTGATGGAAAGCCACCAAAGACGGTTTATGTTTATGATTTAGAATTGGTTGATGGTAATGGTAAAGTTTCAAAACTTCTTTATGGCGATGTGAATGTTTATGCTGAGGTCACTCGCTAATGTCAGATTATGTAGTTGTAACATCTACAAGTAACACAGTAACCGTAGTAAATCAACCAACTAATATCGTTGTTGGTGATTCAGCAATGCGTGGCGCTCCTGGACCATCAGGTCCGCAAGGAGCACTAACTCCATGGGCAATCAAAACTTCAAATTATACAGCAATTAATGGTGATCGATTAATTGCAAATACAACTACTGGCGCAGGTTCATTTACAATCACATTACCAGCATCTCCAGTTAGTGGAGATTATGTTGTTATTTCTGATGGTGGAAATTGGGGTGCAAATAATTTAACTGTTGCGCGCAATGGATCTACAATTGAAGGTGTTGCTGACGACATTCTTTTAAACTTGAAAGGCGTCACTGTAGAATTTATCTACAATCAAACAACTTGGGAAGTTACAGCAACAACAGGTGCACGTGGTCCATCTGGTGCAACTCAAAACTTACAATCAATTAGTGGTCATGTGATTCCATCAGAAGCAATCACATATGATCTTGGTTCTGCTGAGAAACCATGGCGTGATTTGTATTTAAGTGAAGATACAATTTATTTCAACTCCAGAGGTATCGGTTCTGGTGGAATAAAATTTAGAGTTAAAAGAAATGGTGGAACAAGCCCACCGTATTTCGAAATTATTGATGCGAATAATTCGAATGCACAAACAAATACTGCTATCTTCACATCAAATTGTTGCAACGTCAATGTAATGGCGAATGGATCGTCGACGGTTGACACGCTCAATTTGAATTTTGTAAACACATCTACAATAACTGTAAATGTAACAAGAAGTGGCGCAAACGCAAATATTGCATTCACGACAACTGCAGGTGCCGCTGGTCCTTCTGGTCCACAAGGTTCAGCTGGATCAACTGGTCCATCGGGTCCATCGGGTGCAACTGGTCCTTCTGGTCCTTCTGGCAATGCTAATGCAACAGCAGCAGGAAATACAAGCGAAGTTCAATTTAAAGCATCAAATGGTTCTTTTGATGCAACAGGAAAATATCTATTCTATAAAGAAAATGTGACATTGCAGACAAACATCACAATGGGCAATGTGATGACTGTAAATGGAAATACTTGGGTGTCAAGTAATTCTTTCCATGGACAACTCAGCAATACTCAACAATTCTCTAGAACATTTTATGCTGATTCTGGAACCTCTGTTTATTATGGAGCAAATATTAGCCCTGCTTTCGTTGTTGTAAACGAAAAACCAGTAAAAAAAGAAGCAATGATTCTTGGCAGAGGATTGTCGCCACAATACGCAATTTCTATTTGTGATGAGACTAGTGTTAATACCAACGACATTGCGAATAATTGGAACCAGCTGCGGGCTGCATATCCATCTTTAATTTTCAACTTGCTTCAACCGCTAGGTCCACCATCAGCTGCAGTTAGAGCAGACTTAAAAATTCCTGCATCGTTCGATGCTGATCCAAGAGCGTTTTATTATCAAGTTAACAGAGATACAGGTAATCAGCCCCCAAATACATCAAATTATCTGGAAATAACAAATATTCCAAATGATTCAACTGTGTATTACGTTATTGATAATTCTGGCAGTATGGGAAATGGAAATATTATAGACTCTATATCATTGTTGAATTCAACCGCTGCCACAAAGAATATTTCTCTAGTTTATTTGGGTGATCAAACAACTGAAGATTGGCCAGGTTGGTTTAAAGACGCTCTTAACGCAGAATTTGATTCTGCTGCTAACGTTGATATTTGGCAAATCTCAACATATAAAGACGCAAATGCTAATTTAACAATTTCGACAGGCAATGAATCAGAGTGGACACCACTTATAAGAACTGATTCGCTTGGAACGACTTATGCAAATAACATTCATGTATATACAAAGTCATACTTGAATACTAATGCAAACGTCACGATTCTTGGTGGATCAAATGGTCAACATTTGACAACAGATGGCACTGGAAATTTAAGATGGAGCACTGGAACAGCAGGAGCGCAAGGAGCGCAGGGTCCATCAGGTCCACAAGGTCCTTCTGGTCCACAAGGTGCTGCATCTACTGTTTCTGGTCCGCAAGGTCCACAAGGTGATCCAGGTGGTCCATCTGGTCCACAAGGTCCGCAAGGGGCGCAGGGTCCATCAGGTCCACTAGGATTAACTGGTCCTTCTGGTCCACAAGGTGTTCAAGGTAATGTTGGTGCACAAGGTCCGTCTGGACCGCAGGGAATTGGTCCTTCTGGTCCTCAAGGTGCTCAAGGTTCTCAAGGTGCAACTGGTGATGCAAATACCATCACAACAACCAATGAATCCTCTGCAACTCTATATCCTGTAATGGTTGGTGCTATCGGTTCATCTCAAGTAGCCAAAGCCAATTCAAAATTAAAATTTGTCACTGCGAACAATGCTTTGATTGTTGGTAACTCTGCCATTTCTGTACTTGAAGGTTATGGAAGTCTCGCAGTATTTGGAACTGGATATGCCAATGACACGGTTGTGTTTGGTAATGGTACTCAGTATCAATTGCTCGAATTCATGTGCGGTTATGCTCTAACAAATAGTACAATTGGTGGTGTTCCTGACGCAAACACTATGACGATTAGATCATCTGGTGAAAATGCAGGTAATCTTGCTTTTGCAACAGGAAATGAAGAGCAAGTGCGCATAGATAGAAATGGAAACGTTGGAATTAAGATTGTAAGTCCAGTCTACACGCTGCATGTAAATGGAAATATTCATGCAACTGGAACCGTCACTGAATCATCCGATGTTAGATATAAAACAAATATTATCACTATTGAAAATCCGTTAAATAAAGTATTGTCATTGCGTGGTGTAAACTATAATCGAATTGAAGCAAATAACACAATTTCAAATGATACCTTTATGGGTGTAGTTGCTCAAGAAGTTATGAATGTTATTCCTGAAGTTGTTAGCGGAAATGAAGAGATTGGATATTCAATTTCTTATGGAACCATGGTTGCATTATTAATCGAAGCAATCAAAGAGCAAAACAGAAAAATTAGTGAACTAGAAAATCTAGTTATTAGTTTAAGAGATAATTAAAAATAATGACTCAAAATTTAACAGATATCTTATCATCATCCTTGCCAGTTGGTCCATCTGGTCCGCAAGGCATTGGTCCATCGGGTCCACAAGGTGTGAGTGGTCCTCAAGGCGCACAGGGCGATCCAGGCGGTCCTTCTGGTCCATCTGGTCCTCAGGGAGCGCAAGGTTCAGCATCAACAGTTTCTGGTCCACAAGGTGCGCAAGGTGCACAAGGCGTAAGTGGTCCATCTGGAGCTCAAGGTGCAACTGGTGCTGCTTCAACAGTTTCTGGACCACAGGGTGTTTCTGGTCCAAGTGGTCCACAAGGTGCGCAGGGTTCTGCATCAACAGTTTCTGGTCCATCTGGTGCACAGGGTGCGCAGGGTGTTTCTGGACCACAAGGAGTTTCTGGACCACAAGGTGTTTCTGGTCCATCTGGCGCACAGGGTGTTTCTGGACCACAAGGTGTTTCTGGACCACAAGGTCCACAAGGTGATTTAGGTCCATCTGGTCCAAGTGGTCTACAAGGCACTCAAGGTTCTATTGGTGAAACTGGTGCTCAAGGTCCATCTGGTCCTCAAGGAGAACAAGGTGTCAGTGGTCCACAAGGCGAGCAGGGTGTCAGTGGTCCGCAAGGTGTTTCTGGTCCACAAGGCGAGCAGGGTGTCTCTGGTCCATCTGGTCCACAAGGAAACACTGGCATAAGAGGTCCTCAAGGTGCACAAGGTGTAAGTGGACCACAAGGTCCATCTGGTCCACAAGGTGTTTCTGGTCCAAGTGGTCCACAAGGTGAACAAGGAGTTTCTGGTCCTCAAGGTCCATCTGGTCCTCAAGGAGAGCAGGGTGTCAGCGGTCCACAAGGTCCACAAGGAGAACAAGGCGTCTCTGGTCCTCAAGGCGAACAAGGCGTTTCTGGTCCTCAAGGTCCACAAGGAGCACAAGGTGTAAGTGGACCACAAGGTCCATCTGGTCCACAAGGTGAACAAGGAGTTTCTGGACCTCAAGGTCCTCAAGGCGATTTGGGTCCATCTGGTCCAAGTGGTCCACAAGGTGTCTCTGGTCCGCAAGGTCCAATTGGTGACAGATACGAAACAACAAGTAACACATCATTAACTGTTGGAACAGGAACAAAAACATTAAACGTCGAAACTGGACTTGCATATTCTCTTGCTCAAGTTGTTCGTATCGCAAACACTGCCTCCATTTATATGGAAGGTGCTGTATCTTCTTACAATTCTGGCACAGGATCACTATCAGTTGAATCAACTGTAACAAGTGGATCAGGAACTTATAATGTTTGGGAAGTAAATCTTGCTGGTGCAACTGGCGCAACAGGTGCTCAAGGTCCATCTGGTCCTCAAGGCGAACAAGGCGTTTCTGGTCCTCAAGGTCCACAAGGAGCACAAGGTGTAAGTGGACCACAAGGTTCTCAAGGTGCTGCTTCTACTGTTTCTGGACCACAAGGTCCACAAGGGGCGCAAGGAGTTTCTGGACCGCAAGGAGTAAGTGGTCCTCAAGGTGTTTCTGGTCCACAAGGTGCGCAAGGAGCACAAGGTGTTTCTGGTCCACAAGGCGTGAGTGGTCCTCAAGGTCCGCAAGGTGCGCAAGGTGTCAGCGGTCCACAAGGAGTATCAGGTCCTTCTGGTCCACAGGGTGTTTCTGGACCACAAGGTGTTCTTGGTTCAAGAGTTTATACTGTTGACGCATTTGGAACGAGCAATTATCTCATCAATGGATCAAATGATCCAACGCTTTATTTGCTTCGTGGGTTTTTGTATGAGTTTGAAGTTAATGCAAGTGGGCAACCATTTTGGATTAAGACAGCGCAAACAACAGGAACAGGAGATGCGTATAATACTGGTGTGACAAATAACGGTGATGATGTTGGTACAATTATTTTCCGTGTACCATATGATGCACCAAGCACACTTTATTATATTTCTGAAAATTCTGCATCGATGACTGGTGTCATTTCAATTAGTGACATTGGTCCTTCTGGTCCATCTGGTCCTCAAGGTGTTTCTGGACCGCAAGGAGTAAGTGGTCCTCAAGGTCCACAAGGAGCACAAGGCGTCAGCGGTCCACAAGGTCCGCAGGGTGCGCAAGGTGTTTCTGGTCCACAAGGTCCTCAAGGCGCACAAGGAGTTTCTGGTCCTCAAGGTGTTTCTGGTCCACAAGGTCCGCAAGGTGCACAAGGCGTTAGTGGTCCATCTGGTCCAAGAGGTGTGACTGGTCCACAAGGTCCACAAGGTGCACAAGGAGTTTCTGGACCATCTGGGGCTCAAGGTGTGAGTGGTCCATCTGGTCCATCAAGCACAACAATCACATCAACTGATACACCAAGTGGTGGAACTCTCTATCCTGTAATGGTTGATGGATTAACCAGCGCAACACCAAGAGTTACAACAACTAAATTTAATTTCAATTCAACATCTGGTCAATTAACGTCAAATAGCATGAATTTGATGCAATCATCAAATGGTCAAGCACTAATAATGGCGAACACCACTGGTGCAACCTTCATGACGATGTTGAGTGCAGGTTCTGGCTCAACACCAGTTCCAACAACTACAGTTGGAGCTGGACCAATTAGCATAGTAAGCGGTTCTGCATCAAACGACTTTACTGTGAATATGAGCACAGGTGGATGGTTTAATTTTGCTTGGAATGGGCAAATTGAAGCATACATGAATTCAAGCGGATTGGTGATGATGGGCAATTACATCAATCTAGATGGTGGTCAATTAAGACAAAACGGAGTTGCCATCATTGATTCTGCGGGTAATTGGGTTGGACCATCAACAGGACTTATTGGACCAACTGGTCCTCAAGGAGCACAAGGTCCATCTGGTCCACAAGGAGCAACTGGTGCCACTGGCGCACAAGGTCCATCTGGTCCACAAGGAGCAACTGGTGCCACTGGCGCACAAGGTCCATCTGGTCCACAAGGAGCAACTGGTGCTACTGGCGCACAAGGTCCATCTGGTCCACAAGGAGCAACTGGTGCTACTGGTGCGCAAGGTCCTGCAGGTCCACAAGGAGCGACTGGTGCCACTGGCGCACAAGGTCCATCTGGTCCACAAGGTCCTGGCTCTGATCAAGCGCTTTTCACAACTGATAATGTTCAATTCAATTCATTAGGTATTGCTGGAAGTCCTGGAAATCTTGCATCAGCTAAAGTTGAAGTTACTGCAGGATCAAGCACTGCAATGTTCTTGAACGGTAATGGTCTCTATATATGGTGCTGGTATCAAAGTAGTGACAAGTGCATTATTTTTGCTAATGGTACTATTCTAAACGCAACTGGTGTTTATGGAACACTTTCTGATGCCAGAGAAAAGGAAAACATTGTTGATGCTACACCAAAACTTGAAGGACTATTGCAACTTAAAGTTAGAAATTACAATCTAATTAATAACAGTGCCAAATTTATTGGATTTGTTGCTCAAGAAGTTGAAGAAGTTTTCCCAGGATTAGTCGAAGAGAATGCAAAAAATGCTCTTGATGAAAATGGAAACGTAGTTCAAGTTGGAACAGTCAAATCAGTTAAACAAAGTTTGTTGGTTCCAATGCTTGTAAAAGCAATTCAAGAACAACAAGTAATGATTAATGATTTGAAGTCTAGATTAGACGCCGCTGGGCTGTGACATTAAAATTAGGTTATATTAATGGGAGTAATAATTGAATCTGGAATAACGATTGGAGGTGGCATTACAATTGGCATTGCTGCGGCTCCAATCTCAATTGGAATCTATACAATAACATCTGGAACAAAACTTCCTGTGTTAGGAGTTGCTGGGCAAAGTCCATTTCCTGCGAATGGATGGACTTCAATAGCGTCATCATCAGCTGATGACACATTCGCTACAGTTGCTTTGGGTTTCACGTGGGTTTATAATAATGCGAATTATACCAGTTTTTTCCCAAATTCCAATTATTACATAACATTTGGTTCTGGAAGCACTCAGTTTAATGCACTTGCAAATAACTCACCTTCAATCAATAAAATCTTTTTTGCTGGTGCAGATAATTCATGGCAACGTGTTTCCAGAATTTCATCTGGAACTGATTATCTAAGATTACGATTTGAAGGCACTGCTGCTACAAGTGGCACTGCTGGCAGTCCAAATATGGTATATGAACTTACATTCTTCAACCCAGTTAATACAGCAAATGTTCCTGTGTTTGAATTGTTGATCGGTCGACAAGCCAGAGGAAACTCTAGTGCTGGAATCATATCAGGTCTTTATAGCAACACTGCATTGTTAACTGGTGGAACTTTAGGACCATCTAATAGAGGTGTGAGCGCAAATCAAAGTTATGTTGCAGTTGGTAATGCTACTGGAACATCATGGACTGTGTATACTGGATATTATCTTGCAGGAACAGGCTATTAATAATGAAATCTCTTGAAGAAAAGAAAATGATCGTCAAAATGGCTCGCATGTTTGGTCAGCCAGTTGATCAGGCGTTGATTGAGTCTATTGAACGAGAAGAAAAACTTGCAGCCGCATTTTTCAAAGAAGAAAAGAAAGTTTCTGCACCAATTCCTATTCTTAAAGAAGATGTTTTAACTGAAGTTGCACCAGTAGAATCATTACCGCAGCAATCAGCAAAACCTGCCGAGACTAATTTACAACCACCTGAAGAATATAAAGTTCAACAAGTTGCAAATTATTTAAACACAGTTTCAAATACAAAGAAACCACCATTAGCCACTGCGTTAATGGATAAAGAATTTGAAGCATTACGCAAAACTGTGATGGATTTATTACAAAAAGTCAATACACTATCATGGGGTGGTGGTGGAACAGGTATTGTTCGACTTTGGAACGCTGATGATCTAGACAGAAACTCTGCTCAAAATGGCAGATTTGTTAAGTATCAAGATGGATGGTTTGTATTCGATGAAATTAATCCATATGAGATTGTTCATAACACAACACTCGTCACAACAAATACATATGTTGTAAATGATACTGATTATTATATTGGTGTAGATTTCCCTGGACAAGTTACAATTATTATCCCATCTGAACCGAGTTCTGGTCGAGAAATTGTAATTAAAGATGAATCTGGAAACTGTTCAAATAATCCTATTACAGTTTCTGGTCCAGTGGACAATGACAATAGCGGATTTATACTTGAAGTAGATAACGGAGCAGTGCATATGCTATTCCGTGGAGATTACTGGAGAATTATCTAATGACTTATCTATACAATAAAAATGTAAATGTTCTCAACGCAAATGCGATTGTCAATACGACAAATCCATTTCCTGTGACTGCTGTTGGAGATGGATTAGAAGTTAATGGAATCTCTCCAGACGCTTTCGGCAGAACTCGTGTTTCTGAACTGTTTACTCTTGGCGATTATAAGCATCTCTTTGCGATTGATCCAAACTTTCTTGATGTCACATCGAATGGTAGTGTAATATTTGAGGGGAATAAAGCATGCGCAACTCTTTCTACGAATAGTAATTCTTCGGCTTATTCAATTCACCAAACAAAATTCTATCACCATTATCAACCAGGAAAGAGTCAATTGATTCTTTCTTCGTTTGTTTTTGGATATCCTCAGAGAAACGTCACAAAGCGCACAGGATATTTCGACGATCGAGATGGGATTTATTTTGAACAAGTTGGTAGCAATACTGCTAACGGAAATGTCTCAAGCAACACAACACAAACGCTAAATTGGGTTATTCGCTCTTATACTGGTAACACTGCAAACGAATCTAATGTTGTTACGACAATTAATGGTGCGCCTTATACTTACAAGCGTCGCGTTCCTCAAAACGAATGGAACTTAGATAAGTGTGACGGAACTGGAAAAAGTGGTTTTAATTTAGATGTAACTAAAACGCAACTCACGTTTACTGATTTCCAATGGCTAGGTGTAGGTCGTGTTCGTTGTGGATTTGTTCATGATGGCTTATTCATACCTGCTCATGAGTACGTGCACTCAAATGTATTAGATGAAGTTTACATTGCAAATCCAAACCTTCCTGTTCGCTGCGAAATTAGAAATACTGGAGCGGGAACTGGCGGTTCAATGGATCAGATCTGTTCTACGGTAGCCAGCGAAGGTGGTTATGTTGAATCTGGCATCGACTTTGCTATCACTGCCAATAACAGATCAACAGCCACACCTTCGGCGACTGAATTGCCATTGGTTGCAATTCGCCTCAAAAATACATTCCAAGGATATCCTAATAGAATCAGTGTACGTTTAAACAACATATCATTACACGCTGAAACGAATAGCATTGTTTATGAGATTCGAAAATTAGCAAACACATCTTATCTTGCAAATAATACTGGAGCTCTTGTTTGGACTTCTGCTTCACCATCAAGCGGCGTAGAATATTGCGTTAATGCAGATACTATTACAAATGGTGAATCGTTTGCAGCAGGATTTGTTCCTGCAGGTGCTTCTCAGAACTCACTTTCCCCTGTCTCTACAGGTGCATTAACCGCTGCTAAAAAGAATATTATTGTTCAGAACTTTGATTCCACGAATTCAGAAATTTATGTGGTGGTAGTAAGAACGATTATTACAGCAGGAAATCAAACTGCATCGGTTGGCGCATCGTTGCAGTGGCGTGAAATTTACTAAATACTACTAAATAAACCGCTTTAGAATTGTATTTTTATTATAAACTCGCTGATTGTTTCGTTATGATAACACTCAGAGGGTACAATGAAAAGATTACTAGCAGTTCTCGCTCTCCTTGCATCTGGAGCAGCATTCGGTCAGACGACCACAGTTTCTACGGTCAATACGACCTCCGATGTCAATACGACAACAAATTCTACGTCGACTTCTACATCGACTTCGGACAACACCAACACGAATGTGAATACGAATAATAACATTCAATCTGGTACTGCAACTAATATTAATCAGAATACGAATATTTCTACTTCGACTTCTGATAATACCAACACGAATGTGAATACTAACACTTCGACTTCTACAAACACCAATACGAATGTTAACACTAATAATAACATTAATAGTGGCACAGTAAACTATAACAATAATAACACCTCTACTAGTACTGCTACGAATAATAACAACAACAATTCTGTTGTCAACAGTACAAATACAAACACGAATGTGAATACAAATAACAACATTCAGTCTGGTACTTTGACAAATAACAACAATAATGTGAACACAACGACATCTAATAACACAAATAACAATAACAATGTGAACACAACGACATCTAATAACACTAATAATAACAACAATGTCAATGTTAGCACATCAACATCAACGAACACAAATAACAATAATAACAATTTGTCTGGTGAAGTGACTTATAATAACAATAATAATAACAACACGAATATTAATTCAACAAATACTAACAATAACAATAATGTCTCTACATCAACCAACACAAATAACAACAACAATGTTTCTACTTCAACTAACACAAATGTGAATAAGAACGATAGCACTTCTGTTGCCACAAATAATAATAACAATGTAAATGTGAGCACATCAACTGCTGTAAACAAGAACGAGAATGTGAATAAGTCTGAGAGCACAAGCCAATCAAGTGTAAAGACAGATAACACAAATACAAATATCAATCGTAACGAAAATATCACCAAGTCAGAAACAACAATCAAAGCACCTCCTGCTTCTGCTATCGCTCCAATGATCTCAACATATAGCCAGGACGTCTGTGTATCGGGCGTTTCTGGCGCTGTTCAGACTCAGGTCTTTGGTCTTTCTGCTGGTAAGGCAGTTCGCGATATGAATTGCGAACGCCTCAAACTATCAAAGACTCTATACGACATGGGTATGAAAGTTGCTGCTGTATCAATGATGTGCCAAGACGAAAGAGTGTTCAAGGCTATGGAAATGGCTGGAACACCATGCCCTTACATGGGTAAGATTGGTAAGGAAGCAACTGAACAGTGGACAGGCAATAAAGAAGAGCGTCCAGACTTCAAGAAGAAGTGGTGGAAGTTCTGGGTAAAGAACGAGCAAGAAAAGTCAACTGATCTTCCAGAAGCATCAGAAGGCGGCTAATGAAGCGGCTTCTTGCTCTACTACTATTGGCGGTGGCTCCTGCCTTTGGGCAGGGTCTGCCTCCAATTTATGATCCTACGGTTGAACAGACATATACTGTTACGCAACCACAAACACCATTACAAAATATTAATCAATCTGGTGGAACGCCATTAACATTGTATGATGATGGTTCTACGTTCCAGCCAATTCAATTGCAATTTGATTTTTACTATTTTGGTAGTTTGTTTGATTCAGTTTATATCTCGCAAAATGGATTGATAAGTTTTACCAGCAATGCCAATGGTTGCTGCAGCGGTAATGAATTGCCATTTTTATCTAATCAATCATACTATAATTTAAATAATAGCATCTTTGCTATGTGGAGTGATCTTGCTGATTTCAATAATCCAGGCAATCCATATTATAAGTCTACAGGAAACTCATTTACTGTTGGTTGGTATGGTGTTGATGAATTAGGTTCTGCTCCTTATACCTGTAATGAGTTGGGTTGTACACAAACAGGACCAGGAAATAAATTTAATTTTGAAATTAGTTTATTTGCTGACAGCAGTTTCAGTATAAATTATGGTTCATTTGATTATAATAATCAGACAGGTAGAACATTCACCTCTGGTTTTCAGGGTGACACTGCCACAGAATTTACTCAATTTTATTGGGGCAACAATCCATCATCTTTACAAAACACAACATACTTTGTACAGTCATCAGAGATTGTTCCATTGCCACCAGATACACCACTAGCACCTGATTGTACTACAAATCCATACGACCCTTCTTGCGTCATTGATAGTATTGGTATTGATGATGGTGTGACTGACTACACAGATCCAGAAGAAATTTTGGCTGCTATTGAAGAACAGGAAGCAGCTCAAGAAGAACTTGAAGAATCAGTTGATGATGGGAGTGATGATGGTTCAGATGATGGATCTGAATATGTCGAGGAAGAAGAAGTCCTAGTTGCTGATGAGGAAGCCACAGAAGAACTTCTTGACGCCGACCTAGAGGAAATGCTTGCTGAAGAAACAGACGAAGAAGACATTTTACTTGTTGAAGATGCAGAAGATTCAGGAGAGCCAGCCGTTGTTGCAACCTATAGAGAACTGACTGATGAAGAAAAGGCTCAGATTCTTGCTGATGCAATTTCTAAAGATGTACTACAAAATGCCCTTACAATTGCATCAGAAGTTGGTTCATCAAATACCAATACTGCTGGTGGTCCTGCAACAGAAAGTTCAACAACCACTACTACAACAACCAGATCATCTAATGATCAATCAAGTACAGCCGAGTCAACTGAAACAGTAGTGGCTACAAATACCTCCGCAGAGCAAAAAGATGACGGTTCATCTGCTTCTGATGTAGGATTAGATATTCTAGAAACTGGTAGACAATTAGGTCAACAAGCATTATCAGAAATATTAACTGCAAGTGAGGCTGCTTCTAATGATTCTTCCAGAGAAGCTGAATCAATTGCAGCATTCTCGAGCGAAGCATCGGGAACAAATCAATCTACCGACACCATTTCTGTTACAAATTTAGAAGATGTAACACAACAGGAAATAACTGTTGCTGATTCAGGCGCAGAAGCACAAACAGATATGGGGCAAACAGTTGAGTTCACAACAGGTGAAACAACAAGCCAGATTGAACAAGAAGCCGAGATGCTTGCTGAATCATTTGTTCGTGGTCCAACTGTTGATACTGCAGAAACAGATGAGGCACTTGCAATTGTGGAAGCCAGTCGCGCCACAGCAGAGCAAAGTGCATTTGATGATGAATCAAGCAAAG